ATTTATCAAAAAAACAGACTCTTCTGTCTCTGACGTACTTTAGCTTTCACAAGTGAAGTACAATCTCTTTAATTAATCTTATATCTAATACTATGAAAAACACATCTTATTAACAAGTTAAAGTAATTTTTTGTTCATCGCTTCTTATCTTTTTATGGTTAAAAACTGTTATATCACAAACACTTAATACAAAGTTCCATTTTCTATTGTAACATATTTTCACCCACCATATTAAAGATCAATAGCCACAAGTGACAAGCGAGTGACAGAAAAAATGCAATTAAATGAAACTATATCTTTGCATTTATAATAAAAACACTTTTCCAAATGTAAATGTTCACCCATGTTTCACTCATATAAAAATAAAAAGGAAAGCATAAAAATAGCCTTCCTTTCTATAATAGCATAAATAATATTTTACGCACTGGTCTGTAAGTAGTGATTTGACAAAACCTCATTAGCCGGTTCTACTCTACCCCTATCTATCCATTCCATAATCTCCGAACGTTTAAAATACATCATTTTCCCTGCCGGTTTATAGAACGGGATAATTCTATTGAATGTAAGCTTATATATGGCTGATTTGCTCAACTGCAACATTTCAACCAAATCATTCACTGACATTATTTCCTTTTCTGCTGACTTTTCCATTTTAATTGTTATTTGATTATTGTTTCTGCTCTTCTTTTATCCCCTCATTAAGCGAGGGGACTAGTATGGTGGCTATTTCCTCTTTCACTTTATTGTAAGATTTTCGCTCCTTTACCTTAATTATTATACCAAGAAGCACACTTATCAATAAGCTTATCCCAGCCATTAAGACAGTGTTCCACACACCACCGAGTACAATACCATACAAGCACACTGCAACTCCCGCAATAGTGGCTATGGTATCCATTATGTTTTTGATTGATTTCAATAGTTCGATCATTTCCAATGATTATTTATTAATCAACCACCTCCCACTCATTCGACAACAGTTCAATCATTGTCTCTTTCCAGGGGACCATACCAAATCTGGAAGTCACGTACAAGAACGGTGCTGTCATTTCGTCAAGGTTCAGCAAATTTACGGCCTCCAGAGCATCATCAACATAACTGTTTGGCAATTCAAGAGATAATCTATTAGACAATTGTTCTATTCTCCCAGGCTTCCATAAACGAATAACAACATCCGGTTTCCAACTGGGAAGTCGCATACCTTTACCTCTTTTAACTTCTTCCAGAGCGATACCAAAAGGTAGTCCGTTTCCTAATTTCTCGTAATATGTCTTTTCAAACACTTCTTTAGGGGACCAGCTTACATAACCTACATACTGAGGCGTGTTAGCTTTCCCACCATCTATGTATTCAACGAGATACCCTTCATCAGAACCATTTTCATTTTCTGGTAGTTTCCAACCTCTAAAGTCGTTATATTCTTGCCTGTTCATTGGCACTGCGTTAATCATCTTCGTTCCAATATAAGTTTTCATTGTTTTATATGGGTTTTTACAAAGCCGCCCAAGGCTATTTGTTTCTATTGAATTGTTATATAAACACACTCAGCCAGCAATACAATAAAAGTGACGACAAACAGAGATTTCCATAATTTGATTTTATTTTCATGGGTGTTCTTGTATCTACTCCACTCCGACTTCACGATCTCTTTACAGTCGTCTTTGTAATGCTCGAAGTGTTTATCAACGTAATGAGTAATATCATCCACAATGGCGTGTTTCACTTCTTCTTGTACCGATTCTGGATAGCCACGTTCATCGTAATTAAGTTCAGTAAGTACCTGTTGCCTTATCACCTTTTCAACGCCATTTATCCGAATACACATTTGAATACCACTGTTTTTGACATATCGCAAAAATTTCTCTTCAGCAATCTTTTCAACCTCTTCTTCTTTCAATTTTGCTATTGCATCAATCCGGTCGAACTCTTGTTCATCAACTATGATTATTGAGTTTTCCGGCTTCATTCGATGTATTTCCATATTGTTTTTCTATTCTTTTTTAATCTATTGCCAGTACAGGCTCTCTTATAGTATCCAACACACGTTCACAGGCTGTATGGTAATGCTTTTCTAAATTCTCAAAGCCAATAAAATGCCTATTAGTATTAATACATGCTATAGCGGTAGTACCACTTCCGATGCAATTATCTAATACAATTTCGCCTTCATTAGTATAAGTCTTAACAAGATATTCCAACAACTTCAGTGGCTTTTGGTTAGGATGAAGTGAAGAGTTCTGTGTATCTGTTTTGAAGACTTGTATACTACGCGGATATCTTTCTGTTGAATCATAGTAGTAATCTTGATTCATTTCTCCGTAGACTTCGGTTTGGCAGTTTTTTGATCTGAAAGTTTTTTTTCTTTCATGACCAGATGTTTTTTGAGGATTATAGGTACATTGTTTTTTGTAAAACACACTTATTAGTTCATGATTCCGCATTGGTTGCCTCTTGGCATTAAGAAAACCAACCCCTTTCACTTTATCCCATACCCAGTCATATTTATACCACTCAATATTGCTTAGTCTTAAATAACTAGAAAAAGGTTCCGCACCAAACAATACAATAGCCCCATTAGGTTTAATAATACGTTTGTATTGTTCCCATAAAGGTTTGAATGGAATTATTGTATCCCATTTACTTTGAGTTGTTCCATAAGGAAGATCGCATATTATAGCATCAATGCTTGATGCTGGAATACGTTTCATTCCTTCAAGGCAATCTTCATAATATATCTTATCTAGCTCCATCTTATCTCTTTCTTTTAGAAAAGCACAATATACGAAATGGACTACCGTCTCTCGTTTTGGTAACTCCTTTCACTGCTCCACTAGTAATCTTATTCGCCAGTTCTATTTCAAATGGCACTTCTTTCATTTTATTCATTTGTTTATTGATTTGTTACTAAAATTCATCCAAAAGAAAATAACTCACGCTCTAATCGTTTAGTCAAATCTTCATATTCTGTCATGGTTATATTACAAATTAAATTTATCAAACAGTCCGGCAGCGTAGAATAGCCAAAATTGTATCGCCACTACAATAAGAGAAATCACGAAGTTGTAACGGCCAGTTCTAGGCTGTCCATGTTTTGCTAGTGTGAAAAAAAGATCCCCAAACGCAAGGACTATTATTATAAGTGTTGCTATCATATTATTTCGATTACTTCTTTATTTTGATTTGACTAACTGGGAGTCCGAACTTCGCCGCGATCTCATCCAGGGTGAGTTCAATTGCTTTAGGTTCATCAGGAAGGATGTTTTCAGGAGCGACATAGAGTTTAAATCTTTCTTGTATTTCTTTAAGGCTATAAAAACATTCTTTCGCAGTATCTTTCTTTGCATCCCTAATCGCAAATATCTTAGGGTGAATTTGGCATAACTCATATATTGTATTGGAAGAGCCATTTAATCCTTGTACCAAATCTCCATCCTTGAAATCTTTGTACTCTTCAATTTCTTTCTTTGTCACCATATTGTGTAATTTTAGAAATTCTTGTGCGGTGATTATCTCATATCCTGATTGCTTGTAATAAGAAAAGATTGAATGTCTGCCACTATGCAAATTGTAGCAAGTTTCTTCTCTATTAATTTTCCAATAATTTCTAGATAGGTAATCTTCTCCACAATCCCACCTATAGCCCAACTTATGCGCTATTGTTAGTACTTTTACGGAATCTTGTTCTGTTGCACAATGAACAACCGTATTCTCGCCAATCCTTAAATCCCCCTTTTCCATAATTAATCTGATAAAAAGAAAGCCCGTCGTCAAACAGGCTTCCGTTGTATATATAGTGTAATTTATTCTTGATTAATTTTACTTTTGTACTTTAATCAAGTCTGGAATCGATCCATAAATCGGAGTTTTTCCATCCCACTTGTCAATAAACTGCTTATATAAAATTTCCTTAGTTAAGCCCTTAGAAGCAATCAAAGCCTGTTCGGTCATTAAACGCTCCAACTCGTTCTTCTTTTTCTGCTCTTCGATTTTTTGGTCAATAACGGTTATATTTGTGTTTACTTCATTTCGACTATCAATCTTATCCCGGACCTTATCACTAAACTCTAACTGGGCAGAAAACGATTTAAGTTCCAATCCACGGGCTAGAAATTCAGCTCGTACAATGTCTTCCAGCTTCTTTTCAAAAGACAACGAACCTCCATCGGCCATCAATGTGTCGGTCTTATACTTTCGGCTTTCTTCTTTAATAAGGTCATAGATGCGTGGTTCCAAAATATTATCCTCCAAGGATCGCATAAATTTATCACCGCTACCAATATGCTTATTGTCGAAAACAACATCAATAGCTCTTTCTTTAATAACCTTATACGAATATAGGGGGGTGGCTTTAAATTCAGTATTATCAGCAGCTTTAAGGACTACCGGGTCTTGGAAGTAGCCTCGCTGTTCAAATAATGGAACCTGGAAGAGTTCTGTTCCCATTTCCCAGGTCGATACTCTGCCGGAGACAATCTTAAAATCACTTTTTCCGTCTTTTCCAAAATTTTCCATTAACACTCCGGCATAATTGGGAGCTACACGTTCACAAGATGAGAAAACTACAGTTGCCACAAGTGCAACTAACATAAATAAAAATTTCTGTTTCATTTTTTAATTGATTTGATAATGTTAATAACTGGATAGCAAGCACATAAGCATATAGCGATACCAACCCAGGCTTCAAAATGGTTGAATATCCTATTGCCCATGAACAAGATTGCTGCCATCATAAATAACTGTTTAATAATTTCTTGTCTTACTGATTTATTCATATATTGTTTTAATTATATCTGGATGCTCTCCGTACCGCCCGGCCCCATTCTTTCATTAGTTTGCTATAACTACTTTCGAAAAGCTTGCATGCCATATCGTACATTTCCGGAATCATCTTCAACTCCGTTTCTATATAGTCCATTTTGTTCCCGCTATAATTCATATTGTTCATTCGAGTGCCTATATTCAAATGATACTTTCTTTCAAATTCAGAATACAGCAAATGCCATGAACCACGAAATGTATTGCCTTTATCTCCTCTAACAATCTGATTAATTCTTTGCCGCATATCAGCAAGAGGGATTTCATAGATTAATCCTTCAATCACATCTTTCTTATGTTGGTTATCCTCAACAAGCTTTTGATTTTTCAATTCCAGAAGTTGCTTGGCTTTTTCTGTTTCTACCAACGTTTCCAAGGCTTCGATGTAATTCTGAGGAAGTTTAGGGTAAGAAGAGTAATTACCAGTTTTTCGTATTTCCTTTAAAATATCCTTCACTCCCTTCTTAAATTGTTTGGCTATCGGTTTACGAGATAGCATGAGAACTTCGTATAAACCGTCTTCAGTAAGTAACCAACATTCATTGTTAGTTCTACCGCCAACAATCTTGGCGGTAGACTTTTCATCCTGATCCACAGATTGTAACATCATAGATACATTGTAAGATCCATCGCTTCTCTTTGTGTAATCAATCCATTCAGCTACATCTTTTGCTAAGAATAACGGATTTTCCACTGTACCATAAACAGTGAGTTTTTTACCTAACAAGGTAGTCTTTTGTAGAACCTGAGTGGTTCTTTCTTCTCTAATTAAACTTCTTTCCATTTTATCATATAATTAATTATATCTAATTGCACCTTCAGCAAGGTTTAACGGTAATTTTTGAGCGAAATCCAAAGCCACATCTTCATGCATCCATGTTCCAGGTTTCAATCCACCTCGTTCTGTTCTAACTAACTGATTCTCATCAATGTGAGATTTTCTCACTATGGCTTTAATTAACTCATTAGTAGATGGTAAACGCAAATAATCAACAGGTCGTCTTCAAAACACCTTTGCCATCTCAGTAGCATTCACCATTACACCATCTCCAGTCATAAAGGACACCTCACTACCATTGTACTTAAAAACACTAACTCTTTCCATTTTATTGTATTTAATTAATTAATAAATCGTACCCCAAACAAGATTCGAACTTGCACATCTTTCGATACTAGATTCTAAGTCTAGCGCGTCTACCATTTCGCCACAGGGGTGTATCAAATTTATCCAGTTCTATTCTCTCGAACCAAACTGGATGTGTTTTTAATAATACAAGTAATGAAAATCGTACCGCAAACAGGCATCGAACCTGCACCGCCCTTTCAGACGAAGGGATTTTAAGTCCCTCGTGTCTACCTGTTCCACCATTGCGGCATATTAAGCGTCCCCAGATGGATTCGAACCACCGACCAATACGTTAACGGCGTACTGCTCTACCAACTGAGCTATGAGGACATATTTACCTATTCTCACGAACCGGTAAATTGAATTTAAAATATGACTAATACTATGTTACAAATTACCTCACACTTTAAAGAACAGGGAGAAGAACCAAATAGAAAATCGATTGCTTGATTTAAGTCTCTTCATCTCTTTGTTGCTGTCCCGTAGTTGCTTAATCTGGGCGGCATTAGAATCCATAGAGTTCTTTATCTCCACATTAAGATTCTGTAGGTCCCTCTTTGCAACTTTAAATACCGATACGATATTTTCTCTTTCCTGTTTGAAATTGTTGTCCATATGTCTTTTTTATTAATAATTGATGTGGAAAGAGATGAAATCGAATCATCTTAGCCGGATTTTCAATCCGGTGCATACACCACGTCTGCCATCTTTCCAGTATTTGTTGCGGAAGCAGTAGGACTCGAACCTACAGAACGTTTTACTGTTCGGCACGTTAGCAGTGTGCTGGTTTCACCATTCACCCATACTTCCAATATTTGTAGCGGGACCAGGACTCGAACCTGGGTCTTAAGGTAATGAGCCTTACAAGGAAACCATCTCCTCCACCCCGCAATATTTTAAGAACGAGAGCTGAATGCTCTAAAAAAAAAGGATGCCTACGTTAATATTAATTATATCAGCCCTCGTTCTAAATAGCACAACGCTTTGTGCTACTGTGCCTAACCTATTTATTTCCAAAATCAGCGGGTGTTTCGCCCCACGTTTTATTGTCCCAATGCATCACCTTTATCGTCTGGAGATCTACATCGAAAGCTTTCAAGAATATCTCTGCTTTCATCAGGTCCTTGTTCTTTTTCTTGGAAGCTGTCCGCTTATTGTTGAACCAAGCAATTGCTGTCATGCTATCGGTATATATCTCACGCGGCTGGAAGTCATTTTCAATAATATACTTAGCTGCATCTACAACCGCTAAAAATTCTCCAATATTAACTGTCTGATCTCCAAGATTTCGGTAGAATATTTGCTCTCCAGTTTCCAAATCTATACCTTGATTCTCGGTTATACCCATTCTAGTTGAGTGAGCCGCATCTGTTGCAATACCTCTTACCGGTCGCTTCATATTACCAATACATTTTAGCTGTCGGAATCATACAAAGCTTTCCATCGTTTGTAGCACTGGGGGAGTCATGAACTGTTGAGTTTACCCAGAATTTACAAATAGGCTCCTCAAACCTCCCTTCTGTTATCCCGTACAACTTTATAGTATCATAATACCACTTTCTCCCCTGCACCTTAATCGCTAATTTCTTTCGCTTTCTAGGCAGCTTGGCTTTTCTTCTTGATCTTAGCTTTGAATCCATCTTTCTCGTATAATTTAACAATACCTACAGCCTTTTCAACAAACTCTTCTACAACAGCGGACTTGTTCTTAATATCATAGCGCTTCTCTAGGATATCTACGCAGTCAGCTATATTTCTCTCCGACTTTCGAACACCATCTTTAGGATCATAAAGAATGATCTTGTTTCCGAATATCACTTCGACTTGATAGATTTGTCTTTTTAAATAAGACATTACCACCTCTGCTTCAAATTCTACCGGTTCCGCTTCAACAACGATATACCCACTCTTTTCCTTCATCGGGATTATCCTGCATTGATACAAAACTTTAGGAACTATCTGGTCTTCCAGTCCAAAATCGACCAAGCAGATTTGCTTCTCTCTGGGGCTGTCTTTTCTAACGCCAATCAACCCCTTGTTTTTGTCTTTATGAACAAAACCCATAAAAGCATTTGAATCTTTTGACTTCTCAAACTTCAACTTAACATTTATAGTTTTGTAATTATTAGTTTCCTCTTTTTTCATATCAATTTTATATGTAAACAAATAGTCACTAACTCTTGCTCCTTAGACAGTTGTTAGTGACACAAATATATGTACCAATTACGATACGAACAAATATTTTTTGAATAATTTTTATCATAAATATCTGATTATCAACTCATTAATAGAATAACTAAAATTTCAAACAAAAGTCATTTACGTATTGTATATCAGATATTTACATCAAATTTCAAAGATTACACTTATAGAATAACGAAATTAATAATCATTTCTTCTATTTTCCTCTATCCTTTCAATATCCGGGAGAGCAAATTTCCCAGTTTCATCCACATAACTAACAACCTTAGCCCCCAATCCATTGTTCGATATTTTCTCGATAAAGTATTGAAGAAGCGATTTAGGAAAAGATAGCAAGTCAAAGTTATCCTGATCCGTGAAGATTAAATAACCAGTAATACTGGAAATTTCCGCCGCATCCCCTGCATATGTTTCGTAAATGTCTCCAATACGAAACAGCACAATAAAGTTTGGATACCGATTCTTATAGTACCGGTACACCTCTTGTTTCTGTAAAGTCATGGCTTTGATTTTATAGATTTATAGATTCAATAACACAGTCGTCACAAATACCTTCATTACGATTGCTCTCAGCCTTTGATATCTGGGAACCGCATTTTTTACAATAGCACAAGAATCTCTTCTTACCATATATAGCACATTCGATTTGGTGAGTGGTAAGCTGATACTCTTTACAAAGTAATTTGATTATTTGACCGGACTTTAACTTAGTTTTTTTTCTTAACCTTTCCCAGTCAATGCTTGCCAATATACACTTTGCCTCTGATACATTCAAGACACCAAGGCCATCTATTTGATGTATTCCTTCAACTGGAAGCCCGGTTATTTCGGATAACTTGTACGCATCCTTTTCGCTCAATCTGATATTCCTCTTCATAATCTTTTTACTTTAGAATATGAAGAAGAAGTGATTAAGGTTTAATTTAAAGAAAATAAAAAAATGAGGGTGTGTCAAAACTCATTTTTTGAGAAGATAAACTTTTAATTTGAAATTAGCATATCCAAAAAGACTAAAAAAAGGGTCGTATCATTACTCAAAATGGAGTTTGATACGACCCTTTTAGGTATTATAGTTACAATCTGTAACTTTTCGGAGTAGTCATTTTAGTTTTGACACACCATCAGATCAGACATTGTTTAAATGCTTATTTATTATTTAAAATTAACTTCAGAAAATTCTACAAAATTTATAGTAGGCAATAATGCAGGTTCATAACCCGAATTTAACGTAATAAAAGACACATAGCTTCTTAAAAATGGATATGCGATAGCAGGTGCATTTATTCTTGCAAAATCTGATTTAAGAAAGTCTTCATTAAAGCATTCGCTAGTTTTAAATACTGCTGTATATTTGGCTCTCATTTTAAATAAAATACTATTATGAACCAAAACATCAAATGTTATAGCAAATTTATCGTTACAATCCTCTACAGATTGTACAATATACGAAACATCAAATTTACGATGAATCTTGTTTGATTTAGAGATAACTCGACGAAAATCCAATTTATCAACTAAAGTTTTTTCTAATGTTATGTTCATAATTTAAGCAGCTATACAATACTTATTTTGATTACACGAAAAAGTAGAGGTACTTTCTTGGATGTAGTTTCCTATTTCTTGGTCGGAAAATTCAACTTCTTCCAACTTAATTCCGAATCTCTTACAGTCTTCAATAAAGGATTCAGGAGTAGCATCTTGGATGAATTCATCCATTTTTTCAATAATTGATTTTCCCATATTATATATCTCCTGTTCTTATTATTTTTATACTATTTTTATCAATAATATCTTTATCTAAAACAGATAAAATTGTGCAATTGTTTATTCGAGATGTAATTTGCTTTATTCTTTCATCTCCAAATTTTATATATGTATTGTCTACAACAACCTTTATATCAAATTTTTTTTTCATATATTCCCAAATTTCATCATCGCTCATTTTCCTTCCATTGCACATACATAAAGATTTGACTTTTTCTCTTACGATATTAACTTTCTTGGCATATTCATCTATTCTTAAATCAACTATAGCGCTTTTTTCAGTTAAAATTTCAGCCTCTATTATAGCATATTTACAATAGTCCAACTTTTTTGTTTTTTTATTATAAGACTGATCTTTAGCCCATTGCTCTGCCAATTTATCAATACTTGTACAATTTATTCCATCAATGAAAAAATAAACACCTCTTCCGTACCAATGCCCCTCCCCACTACTAGGTACAAAACCATGTTTTAGTATACTAGAAATGTTTATTTTATTTGTCCCATGATTACCTATAAATAGCATATTGTTCATTGATACAATTTAAAACTTACTGCAAATATACTTCTTTATTATTGATTTTACAGATTTTAGTTTCACTTTTATTCAGAAATAGACGGTTTCACCTAAGAAACAATTGCATCATAGAACAAAAATTTCTTGAATCTTTAATAAACTTCTGAACATCTACTCCATAGGTATATTCAGAATGAATAGCTTTCCAATCTTGTTTTGAAACCACTTCCGGAGTATTGTTAAAAGATTTCTTCTGCAAAACTTTTTTACAAATTTAACAATTACAGTTTACATCTATGATTTCTTTTTTATTTATAGCATAATTAACACCATAAATTGAAGATTTCACAATACAAAGATACAATAAATTTAATTTCATCACCTAAACCTCTAGTCATTTAACCTTTGTCTATTAAAAATAGTTAATACTGGGGATAATTGGGTCAGCTTCTTCTAATTTACCTGCTAATCCGTCAAACATTTATACAACACATATACAAAGAACCAAAACACAATAGTTTTACAAAATATAGGAAGACAGTTAATCCAAGTGTTTGCATCATTCCAGGTGAAACCGGTTTGATAAAGAACCCCTTTAGAAGATAAATACTGGCAAGCATATACTTCTGCAACTTCTGGAAGTATAGGACAGCATCTGTCCTTATGATACTGGGAGAACCATCGTCTTACGTGCTTAAAACACTTGTCACTTCCGTACTCTTTTATAATACTATTGAGTTCCAGTTCTTGTTTATCGGTAATCGTAAACACACCTTCATCATAACCATCAGTAAAAGAATACCTACCGTTAATCGCATAAACTTTAATATCTTCTGGATAGCTTTCCATCGGATACATTTTATGAGAGTTCATAAAATTATTTACAAACTCATCGCGCTCCATCATATCAAGGTTAGGGTAGAATCGAATTATAGTTTTATACAAATTCTTTTTCCCATCATCATAAAACACCAAGCTTCTAATCATTGCATTTTCAAGATAAGGAGAGACAAATACGCATTTCCCTCCACCTATTGATATTACATATTCTTCCGAATTATAAAAAGGAATCTTTTTGTTTATGTGCTGTGAATAGTAAAACGTATTTGGACGTAATTGTTGGTATTCTTCTTTGTATTTTATCTTTTTCATTCTATTGTTATTTTGTATCCGAAATAATTTAATAATTGTATGCAGTTGTTTATCGTAAGATTACTGCCATTCTCTATTTTTGTGATTGTATCATTCGATATGTTTAATCGACTAGTTAGCAAAACTGTACTATGCCCAATGAGTTCTTTTTTATTTTTTATAAATCGTCCAATATTCTCCATGTTCATCATAATCTTTTCATCCGCACTGGCAGCGTACATATTTGTATTAAAAACCATTATATAATTAAATAATGTTCTTATCATATAATTTCGCCCACCAACCTCCAGCTCACGAAAAAGCTGCATGCTCTGACCTGATTCACATATGATATCTTTACTTCTTTTTTTAGATAATATTCTAATGTTTCTTACCGCCTCACCAATCCTCAACCTTTCCTTTTTTACTTCATCATCACTTAATGGTTTATATCTATCTTCCTCTTCTTTCTTAGCCGCTTCCGCCCTACTCTCCATCACTTCATTCGACTGGAATGAAATATCGTACTCTAAAGCTTCCACAAACTGTAAGAACCAATCAACACCAATAGACACATCTCCTTTTATTATTTTACTCAAAATAGTCTTGGGTATTCCAGGAACAATTGGTCGATACCTATTTATATCACGATTATCCAACATTTTCTGAACATACTTACGTATATCGCTTTTAAACTGCTTGATTGGAATGTCTTTTTTCTGATTTCCATCTTTACTGACTAAAAGAATACGCATCCGGATTGCATCAAGGTATTTTAGCAAAAAGATCAATTTAAAGTTAGATTCTCCCCTCTCTAAATTATATATGCTATTCACTGCGAGCCCACTTTTGTCGCGGACACTATTTGCTGATTTAAACCCAGCCTTCTCCCGAAGTTTCACGAGCTCCTTGGACAACTCTTCTCTAGTCATATTTCATTTTAAACTTTTAGATTATGAAACAAATATAAAGAACTTAAATGTATTTGGCAAATAAAAAAAAGAGAGGTTTAAAAAACATCTCTCTTCTGAAAATTATTAATCCAAATATTTTCAATCTTTTTTCATAACAATATTTTCGTAATCTGTAAAGCACTTCCGTATTCTTTGAACCTGCGCTTTTGTTATACTTTAAGTCTGACTCCGAAACCAACCGAATCAACGGTTTAATGAAATCTTTCCCTATTCATCTCGAACCAGGAAAGTTTTGCTACATTTGTAGCTATAAACCAAAATTTAAATATAATCGCATGGATAAATTACAACCTGTATTAATCGAACTAACCATTCATAAAGGATTAAATATTAAATTCGAAACTGAATATCTCAAACTAGCGGAAAGCGTATTAAACAAAAGCACAAAAGATATGGAAAGAAGTTGCATTATAAAGCCCTTTCTTTTTGCCTTAATTAATAGAGCGATGGTTACAAGCAACGCTATTGAAACATTAATAAATAGCGGAAATTATGAATCGACCCTTCCTTTATTAAGAGTTCTTTTTGATTGCGGTTTACAAATAAAAGCCGCAACAATGGCAGATAATAAAGAAGAATTCTATACTACCTATGGTGAATCTAAAGCGAAAAGAAAAGTGGGAAATAAACTGATAAGAATTAAAGAAGGGGAGATAGCTAAATCACTCGATGATGACAAGTGGACCAGTGAAGGCTTTGGCCTATATAAATTCTTATGTGGGTATATCCACTTTAGCTCATACCATTATTCCTTATTGAGCAATAACACATCATCATTATCTATCGGAAAACTTATATTGAAAGATGATCCAGATATAGTTGTTCAAATAAAGCAATGTTACAATGATGTAAGCGAAGCCTTTATTGAGATTACTAGATATTATATCGACAAACTATGGAATTAACGTAATTCTAAAACATTAGAATTACCATTTTTATCAACTGTTGCAATATATACGGTAGGTAAATAAGCCCATCCTAATACGTTGTGAAATTTTTCATGCCTACACTCCTCGTCAGGTATATGAAAACCTAATTTACCATGTTCATATTGTCCGCAATAAACACCTGTTAGATATTTGTCTACTGCTAGAATTAATAAGTCTTCATTTTCACGTGGCAATTCATCAATGCTATGCCATTCTATTTTTGATTTTCCTATAATCATATCCTTTTTATTAATCATTCTAAACTAGAGCTGTTCACATAAGCATACTCAAAATCTCTCACCACATCGATTAGGGTTTTACGTAAAAGCTCACATATTCTTTTATAGCTTTCTTCATCTTCACCCTTAGATATGGATACCTTGTCGATTAGACTAGATATATTTACATTAATAATTTTACTATTTTCTTCTTTAGCTAAAAAATCTATAGTCAACTCAGACGGACGCATAAACGTTCCATCAGTAAGTTCCACCATACCGCCATCTGAGAAGTAACACACTTCAACTACTTTGCCGGTATTTTTTACAATTGCTTTCATTTTGTTATTTTATTTATATTTCACTATTTCTAAAAGAAATTTCCTTCACTATTCTCCCGAACCGTGAAGGTTTCGCTACCTTTGTAGCGATAAACTAAATTTAAATATAATCACATGGATAAAAATGACATTACACTAGAGGAAGTCAATAAAGCAATAGCGATTAACGCTTTTGCTCTTGCTCTTAAAGCAGTGGGAGATACCAACGCCTTAAAGTTGGAAATCGTAAATCTAATTAGCGAATGCACAAGTGAACCAGTATCTGAGGTAATCAATAGACTCGATAGGAAATCTATTGAATTGATGAAAGACCAGCTAAACAAGCTAGAAATTCGTTCTGGAATTGTTTTTGATAAGCTTTCAGATTTACTAGAGAAGCTAATCTAATTTCATCCCGAATCATCTTTCTGATAGCCTTTTCATCTGCCAGTTTCCCTAATCGAGAAGCTGGCTTTTTTCTTTTGTGTTTCATATAATCTAAAAAATTAAATAGTTAATACTTTTATTTCATCTCCAATCTATTTCTATATAAGTGGAGCATCCTCTGCCATTACACAGGAGTTAGTTTTAAATTCAACACTTAGCCCATCGTTACGAGCTTCCATTACTGCCGCATTCAAGCTTTTCACAGCCTCCTTAACCTTTAAAGATAAAAACACTTTTCTTTCTTTTTCAACTGGTTTCATTCTGTTTAAAATTAAATTAATACTATGACAATTATTCAATCCTATCAGAAACAATCTGAATTCTGGCGGGACATACTCGTAGTGAGCGCAGGGCTTGACGGGATATTAGTTTCTCTCCACAATAATTTTCAAGAACCGCTATGTACCCGGATGGTATTTCTTTGTCTGATTGTCGTGTTGACCATTGGTGTGAGTACATCTGGCGTAACTTTATATAACTACGCAATGCTTCTTGAACGTCACAGGCAAGAGGCTGAGAGCGAATTATTATCTGCATTGAAACAAGATCGTCTGGCGTCTGAGGTACAAACTGGTTTATCAGAGAAGGAGGGGTTTGTAGAACGGTTGGCTCTGTCCGCGTTGCTAAGTACACCTTTTCTATTACTCGCATACACCATCCTAAAAATGTGTGCGCAGTGACCTTCTCTCTATTTTTCCACAATGGCATTCTCCAGTAATATTTTTCTGGGAATTTACAGGATGGCCGATAATACGGGGCATCTATAAGAGTATATGGTAATTCTGTTATGCAATCAGAAGCGGCATTCTCTGATCTGTCAGCTTTTTCAAGACCTAACAAAAAGCACTCTAATTTCCGGATCGAATCATTAGTCTTCACATATATTTCAGATGTCATCCGATCAGAATAAACCGATTTACCATCTACTTCAACTTCTCTTACGATGTAACTGTTCTTATAGAAAGCTTTCTCAGGATTTATTTGTGTACCATAATGACTAATCCTGATAGTAATAACAGTTTCATCAGTTTTCTCTTTCATATTATTGTTTATTTAAATAAAGGACACACCCGAATAAAAGTAAAGTGTCGAATTTTAAAATTATTACGGGAATGGGTATGCCCTTTGATTATTATTACTACTTTTGCTATTGTCGAATTTTTAAAATTATAATTTATGAAATTAACAGAAGAACAACTGCTGAAACTTCAGCAAAATCTTAAAGTAGGTCAATGTCCTAATTGTGGGTGCAAAGAAGAAAAAACACTTAGTCCAAACGAGATACACCTCGTATCGTTAGATATCGATGCGAAAAAAACTGTAGGACTTGATAGCTTAGGCTCATACCCTGTTATTATGACTGCTTGCCCTAAGTGCGGGTTTATCTCTCTTTTTGACAGAAAACTTTTGTGTAGATAATTCTCTATCCAAACGCCATCCCAGCCCTTTGATTTCATTTTCTTTAATCAGAGGGTTGCTTTTCTTACAATTTACTTTCTTCATATTTTAGTTCTTTATTTTATATTGTTATATATAGGTTTTATAAAGCCGCCCAAGGCTTATTTATTGTCTCCTACTTACCCGTTTCGCGAACTTTCCCCAATCTTCCATGAGTTTGTTATAGTTGCTTTCAAATAATTTGCAGGTTAACTCATACAATTCTGGAATCATATTGAGTTCTTTATCTATGAAGTCCATCCTACTACCATTGAATAGTCTGTTATTCATACGAACGGTTGTGTTTAAGTGGTACTTTTTATCAAACTCACAATAAAGCCTATTCCAGTCTGACCGAATATTATGAATACCACCTTTCTGAATGATCTGGATGATACGCTGTCTCATATCGGCAAGCGAGATATCTTCTATAAGACCTTCGATTACCTCTTTCCGATACTGATTCTCATCGGAAAGTTTCATGTTTTCCAGAAGTAAAGTCTGCTTCTCCTCTTCATTTGCAACCAAAGCTTTCAAAGCATCCAAATAATTTTCTGGAAGGACCTTGCGAGTTACTTCTTTCAGTTTGTTCTCGCAGGCAATAAAATACTTCCGAGCCTGTTTGCCTTTCTCATTACCTTCTACCATAGAAAGTTCCTTTGCCATGTCGATGGAAAGAGCATATTCGATACGAATTGTACTGCCAATTTCTCGCTCCACAATTTTATGGAACGACTGATAATCAATATTTTCCACGAAATCGTACTTATCAATACGCGCTTTAATCCAAGTAGAGAAATCTTGTTTACTTCCCAGAAAAGCGTGCAAATCTCTCGCGTTAACTGCTCTCTTTCCGTCATTCTCCGTAATAGGAATTAGCCCCGACCCTTGACTTTGCTTTACCATTCCAGCCGTATCTTTAGCTGGAGGCTGACCATATTTCTCTCTGATTTCAGGCAATACCGACGTATAAATCCATTCCTCATATTCTTTAGCAGCATGACAATCGGTTTGAATAACCCGATACAATAATGCCTCTTCATTTACAAAGAACTCACTTTGAACTTTACCTCTTTCATTTGGAGCATCTTTAATCAAAACCGTATCAGGCTTTAATCCTCTCACTACTATTGAAGTCTGTAACGCCAATATTCGGCATATATCTGGGAGACAGAACCAAGGACTTCCATCAATCATTAGGACCCTAGTCTTGTCGAATTCTCTTTCAAAAACTATATGTTCTTCCATTGCTACATTTTTACTTTCACCGAAACTTCAATCTCTACAGGATCATCTTCATAAGTCAATTCTGGGAGACCAAGAAGCTTTATACCTCCAGGTCTAATTGGTTCAAACGGATCTTCAAACTTCCAGCCTGTATCCATCGCTCTTCTAACCGGAATTTCCCGACTCAACCATCCCCAGCCCTCTTTATCAACACAGAAGAATATGCTGTCCTTTTTACCAATAAACATCTCTATCAATTCTTCGGATGTCATCTTTACTAGTGGAATCTCACCTTCCTCATAATCTCCCCACATATCAATACGAGACTCACATTCACAGAAGGCAACATCTCCATTATCAAACTTAAGCCATTGATTTATGTCGCTTATATCTTGCATAGACGCAATGGACAGAAACAAAGCTTTATGTTTACCACAATTTACAAACCCCGGCAACAAACAAATCTCTCTAACTAAGAAGTATGCCCCATTTTCGCACGCAATACCCCAGTCTTCGGTATCATTACCCACATTATCGAATGAACACAACGTATTCTTTCTATACCCACGGCGCTCTAAAACATCACATAGATATTGAGAGCTATCTTTTATAAAACATTTCTGAATAAACATATCATTTATTTTTTCGATTCAACTCACTTATCAATTTCTCAAAATCTTCTTTATATACCAAGACATGTTCCGGGTCATTATAAGAAAAGGCTATGGAGAACAGGCTTTCAAATTCCCTATCAACCAAAACCTTATTTTCCGGTATATTCTCCCTACATTCTCTTATTATATGCCGATGTAACCTATGCCTTTCAGGTTTGGGTGAAGGAGGAATATATGAACTTATGGAAATATGCCCACATCTAAAGCAAATCCACTTTCCAGAACAACGGCTGTGGAAATGTCCAAATACCTTACACAAAATACTCATGCTATATGTTTCATTATTTATCCAACATTACCCGAACAGCAATTATTGCTATTATCAGGAAGACCGCCAAACACTTAAAGATTTTTATATATCTGGTGAATCTAAATAGCATACAAATATAGCCGGCACTTCCTATTGTTAGTCCGGCTATTATCAATGACAAATATATTTTTGATAACATGTCTATAAATTTATTATTTTAATATTAGTAATTTTGTTTCTAAGACGAGCTTATCTTTATCGGCCACGGTAGCCATCTCCTTATATGTATCTTCAAGTAATGCCAACATTATTCGGTTGCTTTCTTCATGTGACATACTCTTCCAGATTATATCCAACGACTTTGCGATCTTCTTGGCCGGAGCAAGGAATTCATTATCATCTGGAAGCTCATTGATATCAAAAGGAGAATCATCACCTAGACCGAACAAATACCGACTCAACCTCATGTATTTTTGGTAGATATTTAAAAGACTCTCCTTATTATTTATTGCTTTCTTTTCCGGCATATTATTGCTTTTTCATTTCGTTTTCTACTAACTCAACCAAATCATGTTCGGAAGAGTAAATTTCATTTGGAGGAACATATAGCGTTATTCCGGCATCCACTTCCTCAGCTTTCTGGGAGACAAAGTACCCATCTTCTGTTACCATGTTTTCCAGCATGTCTGTCGTTGCTATGGTAACAGTCTTTTTGCTGGAAGTATTCCTAAATACATCTACTTTCACTCCAGGGTAACATCTTCTACCCCATTCTATCAAAGCGTACTCCACATTAACCGCTAACCACTCCTTGTTGGCATTTTAAGTATTCACGTATCAAATCTTCATCTATAGACTCCAAAAGTTTAAAGGCATCAGTCTTAGGCACATAAGCCATGATATTAATAGCTTTTCCTACTGGAAGGAGTTGAACACAAGTTGCGGTCACGTCTATTAATATACAATTTTCAAGATTATTGTTTTTCATCTTACACCACCTGTCTCCAATCTTCCGGCTCCCAGTTGTCAGTGTTGCAATGAAAGCAATAGCCTGTAATGGGGTTAGCTTCATGAGAATGGGAACCACAAGTTTCACACCAATACCTTTTATCAATATTGGGCTCTAAATTCTTATTTTCTTCTCTTGTCTTTTGAATTCTCTCTGTGAGTATGTCAGCCATAGCAGGATTGTCAAATGCTCTTACATCGTGCATTAATATGATCTCATCGCAATCCATGAAACCATGTTTACCCCAGCAGATCTTCTTAGAAATCTCCTCCCTAGTCTCCATATCCAAACCTGGAAAGATATCATCCAAAACTTCAATAACTGACTGCTTATACTTTTCGTCAGCTTTAGCTATTGACTCATTTAATCGGTCTATTTTATTCATTTTTTTCTTGTTATTAGCCAATAAAACATATTCCAACTGCCAACGCAATAATAATAATTGCAATTACAGCAGCAGCCCAACAGCAACCCTTATCATATTCTTTCTCGTCAGATGGCGTATTTTCAATATACCAATCTAATATGTGTTTCTTTTTGCTCATTGCTATTTCTCCTTTCTATTCTTGATTTATGTTCATTATTAATTTGTTACGAGCCATCCACTAACAAAGAAGATGGCTCTAATTTATTACTCTGTGATAATAGAAAGCTGACCGCAAGCAGCACCATTTTCTACTTCACTTTTTGTCGCAACAGCAACAGCATATTCATATCCTGCTGCCTCTAGTTCAAGTTTCATTTTTTCTGTCATAATGAAATTTTAAAGGGTTTATACTAAATTGACTCCCTCGACAACACCTTTGCCGAGATTGTTTTTTTCTGATACCGTGTTTGGGTTAATCGGACTAAGTTTTATAAAGAAGTCTTTTTTTGGAAAGTTCTCTTTCAACTTCTCTATATCAAAATCTTTTTCATCAACCAAAGTTAGGTTCAATGTGGTTTTCAGATTGCTTCGAGTTGCTATCATTCCAAGCTCTGGGATAGTCATTTTCTTCTTATATGGTATAAGCCAGTTCCGGTGCTCTTCATCCAAGCTATGCAAGCTAATTTGAAGCGTGATATTATCTTTTATCCAAGAGAAATCACTATGCTTAATTCCAATCGTTGAAACATAATGGTGAGCATCAGGATAAATCTCCGAAATACGCTCGATAGCTTCTTTTACTGCTTCAATATTCAAGAATGGCTCTCCCATCCGAGTATAGTTTATCTTAAACTCCTTTGAATGCAAGGGATTAAATCCAGCTTTTGTAACAGCAAACCAAACTTGATTTACGATTTCATCTGCGGTCAGATTGCGGTAACCTTTCATTTGGCCTGTTGCACAAAACTTGCAACCAACCGGACAACCACTCATAACAGACACGCCTATCATCCATCTTTCAGACCTATCACCAAGCCTATCATTATCTAACATATTCTGTTTTCTACCGATAGCATCCTTTGTGTAATACGGTAGAAAAGTGTCAGTCGTTTCAATTAACTTACCATCTTCCAACTGGAGACAGTAAACAGTGCCATTGGCAAAGTTCTTTTGTTTCTTAATATTCATTTCTAATTTGTTATGATAACTCTACTATTTCAGGTGCAGGAGTGATGAGCTCTGTTACTTCCAGATTTATTTCGTTTATTACGATTGAAACTACTGCGTCGGGTTTGCAAGTTTCAAGTTCTTTTATTAACTCTTTTACTGTCATATTATTCTTTCCTTTCTATTTATTAGTTAATTTTCACCCAAATACGAGAACCTGGTAAATCTGACTTAGCTGACATAACATGAAATGCTAATACTTTTTTCACATCTACGCGGTTTCCTTTGATTGTTCTCTTAACTTTTTCAGCACTCACAAAATAAGTGTATTCACGTTCACCGCTTAGATGTTTGTTAAGAGCTTCTTTTGCGTCAGATTCCTCTTTAAAAACATCATAAGAATATGCGTTATAGGTCCGTTCTCCATCCAATTTAAATTGTAGCTGATAAAAGACTTCATTTGTTTCTTTATCAAAAGATTTTCCTATTCTTATCTTCATTTCTTTATTTTAATGAGTTAATATTTTAATAGCTCTTTCTACATCACGCTTAGATATTCCACGAAATGTATGAGTTTTTATGAAATTTTGCTTTTGACACAAGAGCATATCTGAATCATCATCAAGAATTACATAGTTAGTCACATTTTGATGCTCTGATAGCCATTGTTCTATCTCAACTCCACGGTATAATCCATAATGCGTTTCTCTATTTCCTGATTTGAAAGCATACATTCTTGCAGTAACATCAATCACAAGTTCAGGAAATAAAAAAGGCTCGAATCCACTTTCAATCTGTTTAGTTGTTATAAGTTCAATTGTCTGTTCCAAAGTATATCTTCTCCAAGAAGAAGATATAACTATTTTGGCTCCGGTCGCATCGCATATTTGCTTAACCATCTCCATCTTTTCTTTATCAAGATGCCAGTGACTTTTCAACGTGGTTACTACACCGTCAAAATCAAGGAAAATAATCTTATTCATATCTTACTTGTTTTGAGGGTTATTTCAATAATTTAAAATTATCACTTACTAGCAATTCTTCTCGATTACTGGCAGAAAGCAACTCTGAAAGAAAATTGGAAGCATTTCTCAACTGTTGCTTTATTGATTCCAAATTCTCTACCAGCTTTTCAGAATAAGGCATAATTATCTTTTCAGTGGAACTAATTGTAGTACTATGTATTCCTAACCATCCTTCACATTGACGACTTTCAGGAATAATCTTGTTTTCCAAAATAGTATAACTTACCTGTTCTCTCTGTCTTGCGTCATAATAAAAACGTGTCCCATCTATACTCTCTTCAAGCAATATTCGATATCCAAAACTAATTCTATCGTAGTATTCATTAGCCCATCGAGAGGAATCAAAGAACATATCAAATGCCGGATGGGGATTTCCTTTTTCATCCATCATAAAATTTCGAGTAGCTTTAAAAGAAATAGCCACCATTATGCTGGTTTTGATAGTTCTCTGTCTATACTCATAAAAAGCAGAGCTTAATACATCTTCAACATCACTCAATTTGCTACCGGAAAGGTTATTATCTTTCAACCCTAGTTTTTGAGACATCTCATAAGGAATACTACATGAAAATACTCCATGCACTGATACATTCACTGGAACTTTTACAGTTTCATTATTAAATGTATATTCTAAGACTTTTATTCTTGCCATTTTATTTCTTTCTTATTCAGTTTTATGCAAAATCCTTGCAAATTCTTGAAACATTTGCAAGAATTCATATTAGTTCTAAATCACGTTAAAAGAGCTGTCGCACAGCTTACAATAATACCCTCGACCCAATTCATCTACGAACGTATCAGAAGGGTTGAGAAAATATTCATGCCCACACTCCAAACAAAAAGTGTGATATTGAAATTGATAATAGGTATTTATTTCTTCATCACTTTTCCCATTATCTGCGAGATATTTCATTGCTTCTTCTATGGAGTAAAAATGCACAAGCTTTCCTTTTTCATTAAGAAGATATTCTAAACTGTTAGGGCAAATACGTCCTATTATCACGCCAATATTTAATTCCATGTTTATTTTATTTCTATTAATTATTCACTATACCCATCCTCCGCAATAAACGTAGGAACTTCGAAATCGGCATGTACATGGGGGAGTTCTTGCCAGTCCTTAAATTCGTAATGCTCATTCTCTATGGTTACACATTCTTCCTTGTCAAAACATTCGTAACCATCCTTATCTATCATATGTGTATCACTTGGGGTTGATTGAAGGAATATTTGTTGCGCTTCTTCTACTGTATTGGCGGCAACAATTACCATCCCACCAGAATATTTCCTAGTCCTCTTATTTATCCAAACTTTCATGCCACCTTAACTAAGTATTCAACATTCTTTTCCAAACATGATACAATCGTACCATAATCAAAATTTCCCAGCAAATGCCAAGTGTGCCCCAAGCAGGTGAATTGTTTTTTAAAGTACCTGAAATCCACTATATCCTGCGTTAAACTGGTGCATCTTGTCACATCCACTTTATATCCGGATATTTCCATTGTGCCGAAATACTTGGTTTTACTTTGAGTCCGGATCTGGGAAATTAGTTCTATTAATTCTTCTTCGTTCATCCTACTACATTAATTTCTTTGGTTATATAATACTCAAACGATCCATTGTCACTGAGTACCCAGTAAACAGGAATAGAACCACGGAAGCAACAGAGATTTATTCTTAAATTATCTCCTTGTAGTACATTCTTTTCACGCCATCCAAGTAAAGACTCTCTTTTTTTAGCTTCATTTTCTAGCTTTTTCAGTTCACTAGCCTTCAAAATATCATCAGCAAACACCACACGCTCTTTAAAACAGGCACTTTTAGCATCTTTATCTCCACCATTTGCACGTCTAACCAATGTGTACAATTGGCCACGGGTGATAACCCCAGCCTCTTCTATATAAGCTATTAATTCTTTTGTATTCATAATTTCAAATTCAAATTCTACGATCTTTTCTCTGAAAAATTCATCATCTCTCATACGTTCTGTAAATGTCCATTTCTTTACAGCTTTTAGTTGTGAACGTGTAGCCCATTTTGGAGCAATAATAAAACATTTTTCAACATCCTGCTTTGTTATATCTGAGATGCTGTTTATACCATCATTAAGCCCAAAGCCAGTTCCACATTCCTTACAAGGTTTATGTGAAGTTGAAAATATCACCCCAAACCCAAAATCGCCCAGTTGCATATAACCCAATTCATCTTTTTCATTGACTATATAAGCATAATTATACAATGGATCGAGACAAATAAACACGCGATAACCTAACGACTTGACAATACCACAGTATTCTACAAACAGATTTCTTTTATTATCTTTCATATATGTATAATTTTTAAAGTTCTTCGTCGTCGTCCAATTCTGATAACTCTGAAATATCAGCAACACCCTCTTCAACTAAGTATTCTGCAAATTCCTTAGTTAATAATTGCATCCCATGATAACCAGTGAAAACTCTGGCTACAGTTTCTCCATCTTGATTGACTAGGATATCCCATACTTGTTTTTGTAATTCATCCATAATTATTCTTCAGTTATTTGATATTTAAAGGAATAATACTATATTTGCATCAGAAATAAAACCGTTTGGGGAGACTCCTTACAATCTCCCCAGTTTGGCAAGTACTTAGAATATCCTTATCACGCAGATATTAAAAGTAAACTTCCAAACCTTTACAGAAAGTATTATTTCCATAACCAACGGCTTTAAGGCTGATTAAAGTCAGCCGCTTTTGCCTGGGAAATCCAGGACTTTAGGCGTAACAGGTTGCAAGTGTTACGCCTTTTTTATTTATTGGAGAACATAGCTTTCATCATAAGCTATTCTCGTCATTTTACAGACCTTTTTGGTATCCATCCCTTCGCTATATGATTCTCCGACAAAGTTTGCCACATTTTCCCAAGAAATTAGATCATTAAATTTCTGGATGAACGTCAATTCTAGCCATTCATCTTCAGTCATTCCTACATAAGACAGAAAACCATCTTTATTCAACCAATCTTCCTGAAGGAACTCATCAACTTGCGTTTCTGTCATTGAAGTCCAATCCCAGTTTCCCATTATGTGTGGATGCCTGTATATTACTTGATAGGCTTTATTCTCCGGGACATACCGGCACAAACAGCCATATACAAAAAGGCTTTCTTCTTTGCTGGAATCGACTCCATGCCATGTTGTTATTTTCTTTGCCATTTTATTCTTGTTATACGTTTATTTTTGCACGGGAAATACTCCCCAATTTTCCGCCTTCTTCCATCCATGTTTTATAGCATTTATCACAAAGAGAGTTACCATATCCTGAAACATAGCGTTCGCTCCCTTTGGGTATTGATTCAGCGCATATAAAACATTTTGTATCTTTTCGGGCTACTTTCTTTGAGAAAGCATCTTCGCCTTGTCTTTTTGCATGATAAGTCATATTTATTCCTTTCTTTAATTGTTATGAATTAGTGTAAACGCCTTCATCGCAATTCTCAATGCGTGACTGACATTCACTTACTACCTCTTTTAAAATCTCCGCACACTCTTCATTTGAGTAGTTTTGCAGCAATTCATCAATATGCTGCATTATATCATTTACTTCCATACGCTTTTTTTGCCATTATATTAATTAACTTTATTGTCTTATCACTCAATTTACCATTAGCTGTTGTAACGTGCTGGATGGACTTATGTAATTGGATTCTGCTCATTTTTTTGTTTTAAATCTAAAACTTCTGTTATTTTTCCTGCAAATGCATCATCTGCAAGATGTGTCCCCATAGGATTCATTGTTATTGTTCCATAATCTTTACAGTAAACAATACGTTTCAGCGTACAAGGGTAATTCCCAACTAATGCATCTATTTCTGTGTTAAGTGGAATGTTGTTTTTATTAATCCACTCAATGAATCTTCCAATTGTTATTTCATTCATATTGATTTTGTTATTAACCAATTATTTCAAATGTTACTTTCACTTTTTTACAGCGATATCCCATCTTATACCATTGTTTCCATGTTCGGGAGCATCCTTCACACCATTCTTTAATACAGAACCTTCGGTAATATTTTTGTGTGTTCATTACGATAAGGCCATCAGGATAAACGATAACGTACATTATATCTTCACGCATATTGGCTCCTTTCTAATTTTTATTTGAAGGTTATTTAAAATCTTGATAATTCAAATTGAATTTGATATTCTTCAAAATTTGTTTTATTAGCATCATTATACTCACAAACACATGTATCGGGTATATATGTATCACCCTCTATTTTATATTGTCTGTTCTCTAAAAGAGTACGAAGAGTTTTCGAGTCACCTTGCAGCACCTTCTCTATATCTTCCTGGCTCCCAGTTAAGGTTATCCCCAGGCGCATCCAGACCGATTTTGCATTTTGGCCATCATAAGCTTTGTCAGCACCACATTTCACAATCTTTGCAATCTCATCTGTATGCAAATTGTGTTTACATTTAGATTTACAAACAACGCTGCCCACCCACATACCTTTTGTGTACGGACAAGGAGTAAGGCATGTGTTCTTTTCATTTAATTCGTATTCAAACTTTTCCATATTCATTTTTGTCTTGTTATGGGTTAATGTTAACACCGTATTCATTCTTATCTTCCTGAGAAACATTGTACCAATTTTCACCAGTAGCTATACCTGCTATTCCTTTGCCTGTTAAGTCCTCTCTTGCTTCCAGTTTGTCAATAACAACCCGTATAGTTGGGTATGTTCCTGTATAGATGGTTGGAATAGTCCTAACAGCTTGCACCTGAAAAATATTAGGCACTTCTATGCCAAATAAATCATCTGGCACAACAGCCATAAGAATCATCTTTCCGCCAGGTGCTTTTTGACCTATCATATTAAAATATTCATTCTTCATATTAGCTCCTTTCTCAACCTATCACAAACAGATACGCCATTACCTAAATGGCAAAACATTAAATCTTCTTTCATTATTTTATTCCTTATCTTATTTGTTTTGAGGGTTCCATTGATTTTTGTGACATAATTATTTTTTATTTTATAATACATCTTGCTAAATAATCTCGTGTTGTTAAATAATTCCATAATTTCTCTTCTGTGCCTCCAATTTCTTGACATATACCTTTCATTCTTCCATAGCATAAGTCGTAACCACAAGAAACATCTTCATACCATCGGTCAAAAACTTTGCGTCCCTCCTCTGTCAATGCAAATGAACCTAATTCAGAAAACTCAAAATCATCATCCAAATCAGGAAAAGAATCCAAATCATTTGCTATGCCAATATAGCTTCTATTAAAGACCCTTTCATCGTCACAATCGTAAACGAAGAAAATAATTCCATACTTATAATCCATTGCTAATTGCTTTAAAAATTACCAAATCCTGATGTCATAGTCTCTAAAATAATATTCCAGTTCTTTTAGTCCTTCCAAACTGTGCAGCCCACCCTCGCCAACTACTTCAATATCAACAGATATTTCATAGTCTGTTTTAATACTTACCTTAGAATTATTGAAAGTTTTTCTCACGCATTCTAAAATGCTAGAAGAATCTGCACCATTTTTTACGATATTGAGTACCATTGTTTCATGAATTTTAATTATGCAACATCATCTAACGGTCCACTATAGACTCTTCCATCCATATAATACAACCTGTCCTCATACTGGTTGTTATGTAATTCTTCCCGAATTGCATTTTCATCATCGGCCCAATATTCATATTCCTCATGCCAGCATCTGAAAAAACTATCATAACATTGTTCTATTAAGTCTGTAAGCGAGAAGTTGTCCGGATAACTACACCAAGTTTTATAATATTTAATAATAGGTTCAAGCAAGTAATAATCGTAACACATACCTGTTAGTGGACAATCATCACCTACGGATTTGATAATACGGCTTCGTCTGTATTGGTAGGTGTATTTTTCATTTATATATTTGCCTGGAGATGAATAATATTTACCCTGTGTAATGTATGGCATAATATTATTGTTGATATATCGAAATAATAACTTACCACACAGATCCTCTGCGTAAATATCATTATCACAATCAATCGGACATTCAAAAATTGGACTATAGCTATATTTAAAATTAAAGTTGTATCCGCTATAATTAACACTCCAACTACATGATTGGGTATTTGTCAATTTCTCGAAAGCTCTTAGAGACGTTACATAATCTGAATCGTAAGACTCCATGCACTGCCCCATTATATTCCAGCGTTCACGCTCAATAATTTCTTTTTGTACCTCTTCCGACAATTCATCGAAAGTGTATAGTGTAATGTTTATTGTTTTCATACCTATATCTCCACTACAAATCCTACTTCATACATCCCACAAGCCTTTCCAAAAGCCGGATTAGTATTGAAATCATTGTGCTTCTCCCAGTTTACATCCATAGCATATCCGGCTGGGAAATTCTCCAAAACAAACGCATTTATTTGGGCAATATCTTCCTCAGTAAGTGCTCCACATTCGTCACCACCATATTCCAAGGCATAGATAGCCCATTCTGGAATGTTATCCCAAACTATTGTTTTTCTTGCCATATTACTTATTGTTGGTTACTACTCATCTTTTTCACTTGCTCTGCCAAATTCGAAGGCATTGATTCTAAACTCTGAAAATATTCCCAGTCAATTTTATCCTCAAACCCTGGGCAGTGGTGAACTACATAGTCGTAGAACTCTTTACGTTTTTGTTCTTCAAAATATTCGTTATCTTCATCTTCAATGGTTGCAACAGCGGGAACATGGTCGGCTCGACATTCATCTGCGGTTCGATAGAACCTGGCGAACTGTTCTAATGGTATGACATTGTTATTTCGAAGTAACAATACAGAAGATTTGTCTTTTTCTAAACGCACACCGTTTATGACCTCACGTGGACTACGACAAACAGGTTTGGATCCATCCCATATCCACCCAGAAAAAGAAATTCCATCCCAATTCAAATGTGACATATATTTATTGGAGAAATTTTCTATATCTATTTGCTGAGTAGATATCCGATTTCTTTCTTGATAGGCATCTTCTATTGTTGGATACACAAAACGATGATTCCCTTTCAATGTCTTAAATCCAGTTTGTTTACCGCACCAAAACAGATGATTGGTTGTTATACCCAGGCCGTTGTATATAACTTCCATACTTCTGTATTCTGCTTCACGAATAACACCATCATCGTGAAAATAAACTCGTGCCCCAAATTTAAATGGGAACATTGATACATAATATTTCATATTTAATCCTCCTTTTTTTAAAATTCCACATCAAGAGCTTCAGATATGTCAGACTGAAAATTATAAGATATCCCAAATGTGCCGAAAGTTTCAAAGAACCAATCAACAAGAAAGTCACGGTCCTCGTTAGCTTGTTTGCTGTCTTCACCGGCATCTAGTCTGGCGATCATGGCACTTACAAGAGATGTGTCGTATGTAACCTCTCCATAAATATGATAAGGGTAGTCATAATCAATGTTATTGAAATTACCACAGATCCTATGGTCCGGATTATGCAGGTATTTCTTCATATCAGAATTAAACTGCCAAGCCATTACATTGCTGTAATCTTCCAGATATTCATCCGAAAAGTTCTCCATGATAAAATCTTTATTTTCATCATCAACCATGCTTTCACGTGCATCTTTGAGAATTTGACAAAGGCGTGTCGCCATATTATCAATATTTATATACTTCTTTTCTTTCATATTACAATAGTTTTATGTATGAATGCTCCAACGTCTTTCAGTCGCATTTGGGGACATAATTATCCCGCCGCAAATTTTGCGTTCTCCGTTTATCACATTAGAGAAGCCAAAGCTATTTTTTGCAAAATCACCGTATATTTCAACATGTTGATTAACTACGGTTCTTGGCCAGCTCTGTAGCATTTTCAAGCAGTTCTCAAAACTTGAATCTTGCAATTCCGAAGCAATATTCTTGACTTCTTCTACATATTTGGATATTTCCGGGGACATTTTTAATTCCAATGGTTTGTTTATAGCTGCATATTCTTCCGGATATTGAACGGAAAGTTGTTGTATCCGCTTTCCCCATATATTATTGAATATTGAAACCATCTTATCTTTGGTTACTTTTTGAAGCTGTGCTCCATCCCAATAAAAATACTTATTATAACCCAAATCGTCCAAATAAAAAACACTTGCGATAATAGCAAGCGAATCTCTCATAATTGTAAACCGGTTACTTTCTGACGAAAAAATACTTTCTACACTGGGGCCAATAAAACACAGATGTGTTCCGTGTGTGCGCACTAACCAAAAAAATGGCTCATTGGTCTTTTCAAGATCTTTCAAATCATACTTCTCAAAATCAGAGATGCACAATTTGGTATCGTATAACTCTTTGCGCATTTGTTCAATAATTTCCGGTATCATTCCTTCCATTTTATCAACATTGATATATTTCTTTTCTTCCATGATTATTCTAAAATTAAATGGTTATGAATCTTGCATATATTATTCACAGTAACCCAATGCCGACGCACACCCAAATCCTTAGCTATATACTGTTTAGCCTGTTGGATATGTGTGAGAGAAGGGTTTAGCCTTTCATTGTCAAGAAGATTGTCCCATTCTTCCGTTCTATAGGAAAGACTGTATTCTTCTTGCATATCAATCCCATCTATGGAAAACTTGATTGTAAAGTTGGCTCGTTTTAGCATGGCTAGTTTATTCTTTTCTGTAAAAATTAACATAAGACCCATCAAGGGTAAACTCAACATATAAAGGAGCACCGTACCCCCAGTAAGCACCGCCACGATCATACGCTCCATCATAAACAAGAGGAACATATCGACAATAGATTCGCTTTCCTTCTGCATCATATTTGGTTCCTATATTGGGGCGCCCCATAGGTGCACCGCGACTACAATCGAGCTTTTTCAACAATCTATTATAAACTTGTGTGCTGGGAGATATCTTTTTGGCCCTGTTTACTCGAATCACTTCCTCATTCTCAATCCCTATAAACTCCGCTCCACATTCCTTGCAAGAATAGCCCTCTTCAATATTCGTTCCGTCAATATCAATCATTGCATATTTCAGAGCCTCTTCTAGGCAATATGGACAATACAATATTCCTTTGCTCATTACTTATTGAATTAAAATTTTAGTATCTTTATTTTCTGCCAAATACACCGCTACATACGGTCCATGAGGTGCATTCTTCCCAACATGATAGCACTTTATTCCCAGGTCTCTAAGTTTGTTGAATATTAAAAAAGAAGTTGTACTTTGGGAATATTGCAAATTGATTGACGCATCTATAAATACGCTTTCAGCCGGAACCGTCAGGACGTGGGAACCGGTGGATATTATTGCTTTCATAGTTCAAAATAAACATCATCATTATTAAAATCCGTGTGGTTTGCTTCATTGTAATCATCAATGCAAATGCTTGGTATATATGATTCCCCTTCAAGGATAAATGAATTACTGTCCATCAGCCTAGCAAAAGCGTCCTTATCACCTCGTATCATTTTTTCAATATCCTTCCGATCTCCCGAAACAAACATTCCGACACGCATCCATATCTTACACTGTTTAATATTTTCCATAATCACACGTTATCTTTAAGTTCAAGATAAATCATCGGAAAACTTACCAAACCAATCTTCGCTACTTCTCCATTCTTTTTAATTGGCAGACAGTCAACATACAACATAACTCCCCACAATGAGTTGATTAGAATATTGCAATTATAAGGACGCCGCAAAACAATCGCATATTCTTTCCCATAAAAGTAGTGGTTTTTGTCGCTAATTATTACACGCTGACCATCTTCAAATATAGTCGTAGCGTATTTAAAAACGCTATTATCAATTTCCTCTTTAAGCCTGTTTATTTCTTGCTTATTGGAATCCACCAATTGCCCTAATTCATTCAAGTTCATCTTCAAATTCTTCTGGGTGATTAATTTTATATTCTTCCATCTCTTTATCGTAGTCCATGTCAGCCTGTATGTCGGCTTGTATCCGGTCCTTGTGCTCCAGGTAATAATCACTAAGAACCGACAGATCCCGGCTCGGACACTCCTGGAAAAGCACTTCCTTTTCACGCTCTGGAATAGAGTCAAGTACATTACACTTATAATCCATTGCGCACGCTTTCAGCATGATGTAGCACATTATTAGTACTACGGTTCCTTTTATGTATGTCATAGTTTTATTCTGCTTTTACGGTCATATAGTTCTATCGCGCGCTTCACTAATAAATCTTGATTAGATAAACTTAGCTCGGCGAAAAACCTCTCAGAAGCACCTCGTACACCACCTTCATTATAAGCAGATGACCACTTATTCCAGAAATGTTGCCATCCTTCACTGGCAAATACAATTCGACACTCTTCCTCACACCAACTATTCCACATATAGTAGAAGAAACTGGAAACGTCATTCTTTTTCATACGTTCAAAGCGTTGTTAGTTACCAGTTTGCGAGTAGCTGGGATAATCTTGTTCACACGGGTATTATTGCAAGTTAACACCTTTATATAGTTCATTTTCCATTCTGTTTTTACGATTCTCTTTTTCATAAATTTGCTTTTTAAGGATTAATAATTTGCAGCATATATCTGAAGATCATCCCCAGAACATGTTGCTATTTTTATGTAGATTTTATCATCTATTTCTACAATTTCTTTAGTATCGTTCATTCTTTTGTTTATTAAAATGACAGTGATTCGTATGTCTCGGCAAGCTCTTCAGCCCTAAGTCCCAAATATCTTCGAGTGACTGCAACTGAGGTATGGTTGAATATTTCGCACAGTTTCATCAACGATAATTCAGCGTTTTTGCCGCCTAAATTGTACACTTGTCTGCCGAATGTTTTGCGAAGGCTATGGGTGCTTATTCTGTCTATATGTAAGTTATATTTCACTTTGATTCGTTTTAGTTCTTGGTTCAAATAACGCGTAGTTATCTTTTCTCCTAGCCGGTTGGCTATCACTGGGAAATCTACTGATTTTGGGTGCATCTGTTCGTAGCACTTGCGTATATGTCTCCGCAACTGTTCGTTTACGCTGATACTACGGCTTTTCCCTGTCTTTATTTCTCTTACAGTAAAGCTCTTCACATCTAATATAGTGCTCCATTTAAGTTCTAGTATATCGCTCACACGAAGTCCCCAGAAGCATCCAATACTCACAAATAAACTCATACGATAGTTCTTGTCATTGTATAGGCTTTTTATCAGCCGTATAGCTTCATCCCAAGGTATATAATCCGCTGTAGTCTCGCTTCCTTTTGTACTCATTTTTCACATAATTAAAAAGCCGTAGACATCACTGGGACACCTACGGCTTCGTTCAACAACTATATACAGAAACTATTACATCAAATTCATATTCGAATTAGCAACAAACGTGCGAATATATCCATGTCTAGCGGGCTTTTTATTGCGACGTTCCGGCATACCTTCCCGGAAAATGTCTGTTTTTTTGCGCTCCACATATACTTTTTCCATACCGTTCGGGCACACTGGTACGGGAACACGCTGGGAAAGCATCTTATATACGTCTGCTACATTTTCTTTCGTTACTTCGGTCATTCGTCCGTTATTGAAGAACAATACACGACTATTCACAGACCGCACGACACGATGAGACACAATTTTTGCTAATATGGTGGAACGCTCTTTCACTACTAATATCTCATTTCCCAGTCCACCAAGAAACACAAAAAATCTTGCGTTTTGGCTCAATAACTCCAGAATCTTACTTTCGTCATTCTGGGATAATGTGCTATAAATGGTCGCACTTATGACCTTAACGGTAGACAATCTTTTATCTACGCCTAAAATATCTCCTAATTTCATGATTCTATAATTTTAAGTTGATCCCGGTGAACCCTGGGAAAATTTGATTCTTTTCGCGCTAAATGGACACAACGATACATGCACACATACACACATACGTATACAGGCACACGCCTACACACATAGGTGCACATGAGCACACACATACATACGAGCACACAGGTGTACACGTATGTAAACAAAAGAGACGTACTTTTTAGGTACGTCTCTATTACGTTATATCGGTCTGATTTTTAAGAAGCTAGCGCTACTTTTGCAGTCGTGGCGGTTTTTACCTTGCTAGTTTTTACCTTTGCAGTCGTGGCGGATTGTTCCGCTGACTGATTACATAGCGCTTCGATAGTTTCAAGCTGTTTGCCTACTAAGGATAAATAGGATGTTTGAGCGATAATACCCTTTGATAGCTGATAGATAGCCGCTTTCAGATTGGACTTTTCAACCTTTAATAAACCGCTTTTTTCATTGACATTAAGAGCTGTTTTATTTAATGGAATTTCAGAAATAACCGCTTTTGAAAGTTTGCCGTTACTATCTGTTTTCCATATTACAAGGTTATTAGACAAGTACGAACGGAGCAAGCGAAGTGACTTTATACCCGTTTCTATGTCCGTGCCCTCAAATGTCCGAAACTCCGTATCTAGTTCGGTGGCAGCTCTAAATTCAGCTAAAGCGACTTTTGCAAGGGTAGAGACGGCAGACAAAGAGTCTGTTTTGTCTACTTTGTTAATTTCTAGCGTCTTAACTGTTTTGATTAGTTCGCCTTGTTTGTTTTCACGTTCTGAAGACTTGATAAGGTAAATACTGTTAGCGTTCAAAGATAAGTCGCTAAGATTCAAACCTGTAAATTTAATTTCTTGTAACATAGTTGTAATTTTTAAGTTGTTAATATTAAATTGTTTCGTTTTTCTTTGCTCTGTATTTGTACGGGCTTGCAACCGTCTACGCTCATTGTATGAATGTAGGCTACATTAAAGTTTTCAGGTTGGTATATTAATACTCAAAAGGTTTGCCGCTCTATCAGATAGTAACTGGATAAACTAGTATAACTAGGATAAACCACTCTAAACAGTATAACCGCTTATAATGTGATATCAAACCTTTCTTTTTTAACACTCTGTTAAGGAACGCTTTTGCAAACGGTGTATTTGTTTCCGAATGCTCTGCAAAGGTAAAGCAAGTTTTAAGATATAAAAAACATTCGGACTATTATTTTTGTGTTTTATTTTTATAGATATATAATATGCTATAAATCAACAATTTAAGCATGAAATTATTTTTGCACCACATTTTCTGTAAACATATTTCATCCTTTATTGTATTTGTGCGCGTACAAGTGTACATCATTACCGCGCTCAGGCACACATGTACGAGTGTGCGTGCGCTTGCGTTGTGCGTGTGCGTTGTGTACGCGTGTGGACAATAATAAGCCAAAAAGAAAATTAAAAATAGGACAATGAATAGACATACTAAAATATTTTCATTGTTCTATAAACGATACAAGAATAGAGTAATAAAACATATTAGTTAAACGATGTTAAAATATGAAATATATTTACATTTATTCACATATCTAAAAAAGTTTATAGATACGTTAAAATATAGTCTATTTATTCCACTTTTGTACAAAGAAGAAGTTTTAAACGTCTGATTTACAATGCATTTACAATAAAAATAAGAGGGAGGGTGCTCTTTGTGGTGCGGATACCATATATATATTACGGCCCCATTTTTGAGTTTGGTTTTCTGGTAACTACTTTCACCAAAATGATTCACTTTCCAGCTTTTCAATATTCTCTCTCCCACCCCTTCCCAAAAAGGTCTGGAAAGATAGCATAATTAAACCGCAAAAACTGCCACTTCTTCTCCCAGCTGCCCCCAATATTTCGCCATAGTTTTTACGCTTTTCCTATACCTTATATATATAGTAACTTATAGCATAACGAAAAGTGCCCAAAACATAGATTTTCATTATACCATTTCCCAAATTTTTCCGGACCCCTATTTTTTGAGTCTCATTTTCCCGTAATTTCCCATTTTTTACTTTGAAGAAAGAAAGAAGTCCCTATCTTTGCACAAAGAAGGAAGAAAACAACTAAAATGTGCCTATGAAGTCCAAAAGTCAGATAAAAACCTTTTTAGCTTATAACAAACCGAAATCAGCAAATGACTGGAATGAGATTAGACTTTATTGCCAGCGTATATTTGGTCCTAAGAGAATTAATTATAATCAGGGATTTGACGCTTCGGATGGAATTACTATAGCTGAATTTGAAGACTGGATGGATAATGGCTTTTCTCCAGGCGATATCGTGTACAATGGAGATGTTATTTCAATCCTCGGAAGATGCAGCTCAAATAAAGCCCAAATTCAAGCGTTCATCAACCAGGATGAGCAACTTATCATTACCAATACAAAAACGCCAACAATGGGCTTAAAAGTGGCAAATCCGGAGGATAAATCCAAGCTTATGAATCTATTGTTAGAGAATGATAAGCAATTCGACATTTTCACCCACCAAATAACCAACAGGTATATTCCCGAAAACTGGGAAAGGGTAATCATGCTGTATAACAGTCAAACATACTTAGCCATTGTTCGAGAGATTGATAAATATGGCAGAGTAATTCTATGCTTCTGGCAGAACCTGGAAACGAAGGAATTGCAGCATGATCCTAAAATGTATTTTTGTAATATGAGCGATTGTGCATTCTTCCCAATAGAGGAGAAGGATAAGCTTAAACTTACGAGAGCTCTTATGAAAGTTGGCAAAAAGTGGAACGAACGGATGGAAAGGATACAGCCCTTATACCTGGACAATAACAATATCACTGGAACACATTGGTACGTCAACGAAACTCTTCAGGTGGTACGAAAAGAAGCCAACCCCCAGATGAAAGCTAATATGCTAAGAAAGTCCGCCGGCAACTTCTTCATTAACCAAAAAGATGCTGAGGACTTTAGAGATGGAATACTGGAAGCCCTTAGATGTATCTTAGCAAGACCTGAAGATATCCCAGAAGAATAAACCAATACACGAAGCCACACCAACAGCTTTTTAGATTTAGCTGGAAGTGTGGCTTAGTTTGTTTAATACAGAGGCTTTAAATCAACTTCAAAAGAGTCTACTACACTCTCAAAACCTCTCATAGCGTTCAAGTCCCTTATCTTATCCGCATAAAAGACTCTCTTCTGACTTATTTCATGGTTTCCGCAATCGTCCCTTCCCATTGTAGTCAAGTCTATAAACTCACTCTCAGTACAGCACGACATCTTCGACATAAAGAAGCTTAGATTATTGGGGCGGATAGAACTGCTATTGACACTCGTTATAATTTGTGTCTCGTCATTAGGTTCCCAGTCTATATTGTCGAAGTCTATAATGAAAAACTTGTCCATGAATAGATAAACCTCTTTCTCAACTGGAGTGAGCTTTTCGTATTCATCATCGTACATAGCCATAGAAATTATTTTCTGGAGGTATAACAAATCGTCTCGCTTCTTTTTAGACCTTTCCTCTCTGGTTAGCTTAGAAACATCAACAAGTTCTGGAAGAGCTCTAGTAATGTCTCTAATCATTTTAGCTGAGATGATATGATACTCCCTCCCAGCGTTTCTATAAACCTCAAAGCCTAATATAATCTCTACACTTTCCGGAGGGAGCATTTCTTTAAAGTTGACTGAGAGCCTCTTATTTTCAGTTTCTATATAGCCTTTATCAAAAGCTTCCTGAACCTCATCGTATGCTTGTCTCAAATAGTTGGCAGTAACATTACTATAACAATCAATCTTCCAACCCTCCATATCATCAAAGATATCCTTTACCGGTCTTTCTTCATTGCCGTCTTCTTTATCGTCTTTTTCCAAATCTTCATCAGTTTCAATCTCACTTTCAAAGACGATATCCCAAAAACGATTTATAAAGAGTTTATCTGGACGATCTAAGCAAGACTCAATGTTCCGGATAATATCTTCAATTTCATTAGGTGGAAAGAAAGGAGTCCTAGACTTTATTCTGTTCTTCTCAACGTTCTTCAGGTGGGCAACGTTTACGTTATCAAGTATAGCCCTTTTAGCTGGGTCGAAACCTTCTTCAACTTCTTCCTTCACCTCTTCGACCCTGACCCCCTCAATATTTTCTTCTTCAGGCTGGGAGTTGATATTATCGTTATCCTCTCCCAAACCCTTACCTAAACCTTCCCCTGAATATTTTTCTTCAATCTGGGAATTATCATCATTATTCCCTTCCAAACCCTTTCTAGACTTAAACATTAATTTTTTATAATTCTTATCTCCTAAATTTGTTTCTTCCGTTTTTTCTTCTTTATTACTAGATTCACTACGTTCATCTAGCTCATTCTTTTTTATTATATTATTAATATTATTACTGGTGCTTAATTTTAAACACCCCCCTGTATAAAATTGAGCAGCTAGGTGATCAAAATTAAGCACCCAAGGGTTAGTCACATCTCCAAACACATCAGGATCGCATGAACAATACCGGTCAAGACATATAGAAAACACTTCATCTTTAGAAATTTCGGGTATCACCTGCTTAATTTTAAACAGCATGTGCTCTTTCAACCCATTTTTCATACCTTCTTCTACCACTTGTTTCATCAAGCCCCTATCAAATAGAGGCAAAAGGGTGCTTAATTTTAAGCAGGTGTCATAAGACTGCTTAATTTTAAGCAGGTCTACCTGTACAATATTAAGCAGGTGTTTAAAATTAAGCAGGCTATTATCGTGCACCTGTTTAAAATTAGACAGGTCTTCATTTTCTACTTGCTTAATATTAAACAGCTCATCGTCTTTTACCTGTACAATATTAGACACCTGCTCAATTTTAAGCAGGTTACTTCCACCTCTTTGATTCAGGAAAACATCTTCGTTTTCGATGCCTTCTTGATAACCCAAGCTTTTCAATCCCCTATAATCTCCGTCAGAAAGCATCGACTGGAAAGTTTTTCTATCCTCAGCTTTTTCTAAGTTGACATATGCAATAATTAATGAAGCATAACGAGCCGCATTAACAGTACATTTAGAGTCACCAATCTCAATCAACCCCATATCTTCTAGGGCATTTAATGAGTTTTTAACTGTAGCCCTATTCATCCTTCTGCAAATAGACACCCTACTCATTGACAACTCAAACTCCCCATCCTTTCCAGTCCGGATATTACTCATATAACAATCCAGTAAATACTCAAATACTGAATGTACGTTCGGCGCTCCAATCATTTCCGCGTATTGATGGAAATGATGCCCGTATGTTGCTATTTTATTATCTTCGTTCATGCTCTTTATTTTCCAAAGCGTTTACCATTCTATTCACCGGAACATACATCCAGACAAATTCAATATTTGTATAATCGTATAATGTGTCTGTATGAAAGCTCCACGTATCACTGTCGAAATTGTAAAAGCCTAAATTAATAAGGCCATTTTCATCACACGTTATTACGTCAACAGAAAATTGTTCAGCTTCAACCATTCTAGGATGTTCTGATCTCTTATGTATTCTCATAATTGATTTTATTTGTTGTTACTAAATTTATTGAAAGAATATAGCGAATGTCCATTTGTCTCATGCTCCCATACTGGAAATCCCAAAGCTGCGAGTTTTTCTTTATCCTCCATAGATATCGCAGATGGGTTTACACTTACATATAATACCCCACGATCATAATAGACTTGCGAGGTAAACTTTGCATATTTTCGAAATATCACAAATGCTTCGACTAATTCTTTCATACTTTATCTTTTTATAATTCAACTTTCACCTTTATCGTATCAAGAAGCGCCGATCTCCCAGATACAGACCAATGATTGCACCTCTCCATCCCGACATCAGATATGACCACACCGTAATCCTGCTCAAACTTAAACACTAGCTCCATCATATCCTTCTCCAGCTTACTTTTCGCCTCTTTCATTTCTTGTATTGTCCTCATATCCTAGTAATTGGTTCATCCCAAGTTATATCTGGAAGATCATCACACTGTTTAATTATCACATACTCATGCCGGTTCTTTCCAGCACTTCCTTTAGGAGAATACACAATTTCGCCACCATTGTCAAGAATTTCTTTCACTTTATCCCTTGCCTGTTCCGCTTCTTCTTTAGTTTTATATTTTTGGTGTCCAACCGGATATTTACAATACTGAACACTACTTTCCGGCATTATACTGATCCCAAACAAGTCTTCTTTTGTCTCAAAATCGAAATTTTTCTGTATTCTAATTTTCATATTTTTGTTTTTGCTCAACGCAGAAGCTGTCGATATTTTTAAGAACTTTATCCAACTCTTTAGCCAACTCGTAGTTTTCACTCGCAACCGCTTGCTGTTTCATTCCAGCCAATAAGCTTTGCAAAACCGGAACAGAAAAGCAACCTATATTTTGTATAAACAACGCACGTTCTTCTAACGTATCTAATCCACCACAAATAAGGTTTGTGAAATAATCCACCTTTTTGTTGATATTAATAAGAATTGACCATAGCATACCTAAAGCAAATAAGATCAATAAGAAAAAGAACATAATCAGAATATTCATAACACTACTTTTTTATCAATAAAACATTCGCACCCCTCGTCTCCAACTTTATGCTTGGCGGGTACAATATTCCAAGCGCCATTTCTTTCCAGTTCCATATCATACCGGAGGCAATGATACCGGTCCCAACACCCCTTCTTCTTGCAGATAAAAGGATTGCAGTCTAACTTTCGATAGACATCCTTATCAATAATCCGACAAGTATCAGGGAACTTATCGCGAAAAACAGCAGGAACTTTGCCTATCCTCCAGGCTTCATTTGAAGAGAATACATTCATCTTCCCTTTCAGAATATACACCGTCCCCCTTTTGCTTCCTCTTAACAAGACATCACCTGAAGGATTGAGTACAAAACATTCGCCAGCATTTACCTCTAAATTATCCGGTCGTTTTTCCGATATACTTGTCCAATACGCACAACTCCAACAGATATTTCGCTCATCCACTAGATTTAAAACCCTTGTACGATCTGGGATGGGTACGTAATTCACATAATACTCCTTTCCACAAACCGAGCATATATACTTATCTACCATTTTATTAGCATTGTAAAAGAGAGCACCCGCAAGGATGCCCTCTATTAATAATTAAAGAGAATAAGTATTTTTAAAATTCTCAATTGTCATAATAGCAATTCCTAGCTGTACGGCCTTTTGAATTTTGGACGTTGAAGCGTTAGGATCTGCTACAATCAGGTGAGTAGTATTCTTTGAAACACCGGAAGCAATAGTGCCACCTTCTTTCACTATGACACCCTCCAACTCATAATCTCTAACTCCAGAGAAACATACCTTCATTCCAGAGCAGAAGCCATTCTCATTCTTTTCTTGCTTTTGTAAAGCCAAAACTGGAATGTTCGTTTCCTCTAAGAACTTATAGAACGAATCTATACCTGATAAAAAAGCCTGCATCGTTTTAGAAAGCTTTTTAAACTCTTCTGTATCAAAGAATCCATAAGAAAAGCCATACTCCCCATCATAGAATAAGGAGCGTTTTTCTTCACTCATGTCATCTATAATCTTTTGCGCCTTAACTTTTCCAATACCAGCAAAGCAATCACTTGCGTGCATCAAGGTAGCCATATCCATTCCAGCCATGACTTTTTTATTGTTTGACATTATGGTATCCACAGTACTTTCACCGAATCCATCGATGTCAAGAATATCCTCTGGTGTGATGTTCAGCATGTCTTTAACGCTTCTAAATCCGGCAATAAAGAGCTTTTTATAGCTTTCTTCACCCATATTTTCAGCTCCACTTACAGTAAAGAAATGAATCACCTTCGCCAGACGAGCGCCGGAACAATCGGGGGCTGTACAGTATAATTCTACGTATTTGTCATCCCATTTCGTCTCAGAACAGCAACTTGGACACAAAGCAAGTTCATCCCACATTTCAGATAAGTCATCCTGGTCAGCCGCCTTGGTGGTTGATAGGATTTTCGGAATAACACCTCCAGAACGAGTAACTACGATCTCTGCACCTTTGGCAATTCCCATATTGCTAATCCATCCAGCATTATATCCTGTCGGATTTTCCATCGAACAATCACCAGTATCGACCGCATCAATATTTACAACGGGTTTAAGGGCTCCGGATTTACTAACTTTCCACGTCACTCCTTTTACAGAAGTTACAAAAGATTCTGTAAACTCCGGACTCTTGTAAGCAATCGCATATAATGGGTTTCCTGTACCAGATTGTCTTCCAGCGCTCTCCCATATAGATAGGTCATCCACATATATTACAAGACCATCTATAGGATATTCAGTTCTCCAATTCGCGAACGTTTGATTCAGGAACTCATCGGTCAATGAATCAAGCGTCAATGTTTGAAATAAGCGGTCCTGCCCATATGTTGCACATAAACTCCCTATCACTTGCGTAAACGTAGAGTACCCTTTTAAAGTATAGTCATCAACTCCATACCGGAAGAACGTGGCGTATTTAATCAATTCAGACGGTTCATCACTGTTTATCATCCCAGCGGCAGTGTTCCGTGGAGACTTTAAAGTTTCACCTGTTGACTGGGAAATTACCCCTTTGAAGTTTTTCTCCCATGATAAATTAGAAATCATAAACTCTCCGTATGTGTACATAAATGCATCACAGGTGATTATACGAGCGGCATCTAAATGTTTCGAACAATCCTGTCCTTCATTTTCCGATCCTCCGCGAGAATATGCCATTCTCGTATGCTCATTACACAAAAGGGATGCTCCATCAAATTTCGGCATACATACAACAGATGCCTTTGCCGGCAATCCTAGTGATTTTGCCCACTTAGTTATTTCGTCGATGCTTTTCACTTTGTTTAGAGACTTCATAGGAACTGGTAGCTGCACCTTTCTCCCAGAAGAAACAGCAGATGGTTCTATATGCTTAAACCAGTCATTATCCGGATCAAGCGCGCGCAGTTCATCTACAAGTTTATCGTACTCTGAATCTGAAATCTTACTGTCTCCTTTTCTGTACGATTCATTATACATTTCTATATCCGACAGGAGGCTTTCTATTTTAGTTTGCATGTTGTTTTGATTTTAAGAATTTATTAACGAAGTATTTTTGGCCTTTAGGAGTCACCATCGCCTTCCTAGATATTTGCATTCCATATTTAGGATGTTCGTATGACCTTTTAGCAATAGCTAACCAACCATTTTCTATTGAACGCTGAGAGGGTAGTCCGTCTTGGTTAAGATATTTTTCAACCTTAAACTGATCTCTTAATCTTACCTCACCGGTATCAACTCCATTTTGGCAAAGAATTTTAGAGAGCTCTCTAATAGTTATGTCGTTATCGTATTCCATAACAGCATCTCCTAGAACAGCTAGAGGTTCCTGGTAGTCTATCACCTTTTGCTGCTCTTCAATTTTCCTCGCTTGGTCTGCTGCCAATTGAAGAGCTTCCGAAAATGATTGAGGAATTCTATGAGCTTGGGCAAGTTGCTGTTCACATTCTATGAAATAGCGTCTTGCTTGTTTTCCTTTCTCATTCCCCTCTACCATCGATAGTTCTTTTGCCATATTAACAGAAAGCGCATATTCCACTTTGCTAATATGCTGATTATCAGACTCCCCTTTTTGGGGGAGTCTGGAAACCAATAAGTTACCTTTATAATCAAAGTACAGCCTTTGGTAATCACGTCCTTCTATAAAGCCGTATTTTTCAATACGATTTTTCATCCAACTGGTAAAGTCTTTTCTACTCTCCAAAAACACATGTAAATCTCTTGCATTTACAACCTGTTTTCCATCCCTTTCTTCGATTTTTATAATACTTGTTTCCATACGCAATTATCTAGGCATTTCAGGATTAATTAATTCAAAGATTCCAACTCTTCCCTTCTTATTCCATTGGAGAAGCTTCCTCCCTTTAGGACCAACGGGAACTGTCTCCATCCAATCTTCATATTTCTCAGTAGGAACATATACACTATGTCCCCCATTATGTTCTGGCTTAACCGCACCTATAACACCTAATGCCATCAGCTTATTTGCTAAGGTATAATATGACATTCCTAACTCACTGGCAATAGCAGAAGTTGGATAATATTCTCTGTCATTTATCACTGTGTCATAATATACTTCTTTGGGCTTCATTCTACCAATGACTTTTGCTTGATTATCATTTTTCTGTTCCAATAACAAAGTTTTCTCAACCTGGTCGGCCCATGCGCGAGCGGCGATGACCGGATTAGTAAAATCTGGCAGTTGAACTATAGAGGCCTGTTTTTCTTTTTCTAATTGCTCCCAACGAAGGATCAGCTTAGCGCGAGCTTCGTCATTGAACTTGGTGGCTATATACAAGCTTTCTATTTTAGTCAATTCATAATATGGGTCATTTTTCTTCCCTCCATTAGGTAATTCCCTGATTTTGAACAACAAGGAAAAATTCCCCCCTTGTACTTTTTGCCACGCAGGTTCCATTGCACGAACAGCCTTCATTATATCATTATGAGGTTTTCCTGTTAGTTTTGCAATCTCAATTGAACTTATCGTCTCTTTGGATATTTCTAAATCATTCATTTCTTTTTTGTCTTTTTGGTACTCTATTAGAGGTAAGTTTCCAGCCTTAATATCTGACTGTAGATTTTCAGCCCATTGTATGAGCTTTTCACAAAGACTATAAATCTGCTTGTTTTCATTCCGAACAAATTTCACAAGAGTTTTCACATCCCTAGGACGTATAGCCCATAATTCCAAAACCACATCTTCTTCACTAGAAAATACGATCTTGCAAGCTGATTTACATTTTACTCTTACAGGATCAGTGATTAATAACTGCGGTCGTTTTATCGCTTTGCAGATATCCCACATACAAATCCACAAGCTACTATCTTCCTCAACTACAATTCTTATCGCTCTATTATTGAATTGCGCTTTAAGCATTTTATTTATCATATCGATCATTATTATTTTAATATCCAGCACTTTCTAGGTAGCGCTGGATATTTAGAAAGTTTATACTATTTCTTTCCGGTATGTCCGAAGCTACCGGCTCCACGTTCTGTTTTACCCAGCACTTTCACTTCCTGCCATTCGGATTGTTCGTGCTTTGCTATTACCATTTGGGCAATACGCTCACCATCTTCAATCACAAAAGTTTCAGAAGAAAGATTTACTAAAATAACACAGATTTCCCCACGATAATCCGCATCAATAGTCCCTGGTGAGTTAAGAACAGAGATCCCATTCTTGATAGCTAGACCGCTCCGAGGGCGAATCTGTGCTTCAAAGCCTGGAGGCAGAGCGATATATAATCCGGTGGGAACCAGACAACGTTGTAAAGGTTTTAATATGATAGATTCTGAAATATTAGCTCGAATATCCATGCCTGCCGATAAAGAGGTTGCATACTGAGGCAGTTGATGTTTTGACTTATTAATGATTTGCACTTCCATGTTGATTGTTCTTGTTTACTTTATACTTCATTCCAACTCGACTCATTCTAGCGTTCGGGAACACTTTTCTGTCCACACCGCAAAGATCATCATACTCATTCACGGTTAGCACACCAAGATCTTCGAAGGTTACTTCGATATCGTCAGGCAAATATCTAAAGTAATGCCCCTTGACAGCTATCGTTTTTCCAGTGCACGCGCTTCTTATAGAATTAGGAGTGACCCTAAGCATTTTAGCAGCACATAAAGAAGAGTGATATGTTGCGATTAGTTTTTTACGCGAATTAAATACAAGAACTCGTATTGCTTCTCGTCTTCCGGTTAAACTCATGGTTTCACCATCCTTTCTGCAATATCGTGAAACCTGTCCGCAGACATACCTTCCAGCATCGAATCCGACACAGTGAACCCGTTGGTAAATAACTCGAAGACTCTTGCACACGTATGAGACAAGAAGCCCTCCACCGCAAATGAGAGGAAAAGAATGATTAAACTGGAGTGTATCAACATGTGACCGTCGCTATTTACACAGCACACGTCCTCATTGGGCACTTCATACTCAGATTGAATCTGAGCAATCATGTAATCATAAGTAGTTAGGAAACCATCGACACTTTTTGTCGAATTGGTATTTTGGAAGAATTTGGTAGCGTCAAAATAAACGCCCTTATCAATTATATCCCCAAAGAACAATAATTGGGGGAACTCTGAAAGAATTTGTTCTGTACATTTTATGTCAACTATGCTTCTCTCAGAGAGAGGGAATCTCATTCGTATTTAGCGAACGTATTGCTTTTGTTTTCTTGAACGTCTGTTGGAAGTAATACGGCTTCTGCTTTATCAAATTTGGCATCGCGTACTGTAAAATCACGGCTTTCATTGTCTTTCAGCCACATATGCACAAAATCAATAGCATCTGTAGTAGACTCAGCCGGCGTGTAGATCGTTTCGCTGGAAGTTTTCTTATTTCCAGTTTTCTCATCCTCTTCAAAATAGACCACTTTCACAGCGTACAGACCTACTCCGGTATCATCGCTTTCCTCGAAGTAATTGTAAACCAGCCCTCCCACAAGCTTGTCATCATGCTGCAAGGTTGAATTGAATAGCATCTCCTCAATCTTGGTTTTCGTGATATCAATGTTAGACACCGATTTAATATCACTCCTGCCCTGAGACTCAACAATACTATACGCTACTTTTTCAGCCTCTGTATAATTTGTTGCTAGTACCAGCTCTTCTGTCTTCTTTTTCTGAAGAGCACCATTTGGCATTTCTGCCGTCCACTCCGTCTTAATACGGAAATAACTTAATCCTTCTTTCATGATTTAAAATTGTTTTTTAATGAATCACGATGCAAATGTATAATTATATGTAACACAAACAAATAGAGCAGTACAATATTAACATATCAATATTTTATATATAATTGTATTACAGAACATTAATCTAAAATATAAAAATGACATTTTAACACTTTAAAAGACAAAGAAGAAAACTAACTCAAACGATAATTGTCCCATGTCACTATTCTTCCTAAAAAGTAAAAAGCAATGATAGTTTCTACACATGAGCAATTAGACAGTGCCTCATTAGAGAGCATTTATAGAACAAGCAAAAAAACAATACAGGAGTATGTTGCTGAAATAGAGCGATACTGCCGGTTCAAATCTGTACATACACAAGTGATAGATGGAACCGTACTGGATGATAGAGGAAAGCTTATTGATTTATATGAAGCTTGTCTTCAACAAGACGCTCATTTGGCATCCGTTCTGGAAACGTTGTATTCCCAAATTATCGGAGAAAGATACATGTTAGCGGTCCAAAACGAAAAAGGAAAGTATATCAAGGATGTAGAGGAAACCAAAAAGATACAAGGGACTCAATTTATAAAGCTGATAAAAGGAATTGTTGAATCTAATTTCTTTGGCTATAGTTTAATAGAAATGCTTCCGGAAATCGATCACCGTACCGGCAAACTGAAAGAAATCAATCTAGTCGAAAGAAGGAATGTTCTTCCAGACCAAAAAAGGGTTGTTTTACGTCAGAGCCTATGGTCCCCGGGTTGGGATATTGAATCGACACAGTATGCTGATAATTATATCCTTATAAACTCCGGGACACTTGGATTATTCTCAGCCACTACCCCACTAATCCTTGCCAAGAAGTTTACTGTAGCCAATTATGTCAACTTCGCACACACATATGGGCAACCGATTATACACGGGAAAACCGATTCAGAAATGCCACAAGACCGAAAAAGGCTTGCAAACAGCATAGCTAACGCAGCACAAAAGAAGGTGATTGTCACAGGATTGAATGATGAGGTTGACATCAAAACGTTCACGATGTCTAATTCGGAAAAAATATACACGGGACTGATAGGAATGTCTAATGCCGAAGTGTCCAACTTAATACTTGGTTCTGAAAGTATGGCTGGAGAAACACAATCATATGTAGGCTCAACTAAAGCCCACCAAGACATATTTAGAGATAGGATTGACGTGTACCGAGAATACGTTGAAAATCATATGAACGAAGAGGTTATCCCACGTTTAGTAAAAATGGGCTACCTGAAGCCAGGAAGAGAGTTTAAATATTCGAATAGACTGGAAATGTCTAACAAAGATAAGATCGACTTGTACACATTTCTCACCAAGAATTATAGAGTTCCCGAAGAGGAGATAGAAAAAGAATTTGGCGTATGTGTCGGTGAACAGTTGAACTTAGAAAAAGAGGCCCCGGCCCCTTCCATTATTAATAAGAAGAAAAAAAGAAGTGAAGTTGTAAATTTTCTAACGGAGGAGAAATAACCGGCAACACTCTCCTCCAAAATGTTATGGCTGCTAAAATGCCGGAAATAGACGAAGCTGCCAGAAAGAAAGAGTATCTGGCTTTATTTGAAATATTTTCCAGATTGATAGACTCAACTTCCGGAAGCGAAGAACAATGGGATATCTTGGAAGAGCTGATGGATTTGCGTGCGGAGTTTGCGATAAACCATGCTATCAAGGGCTTTGGGATGGACTATGAAAAAGCCATTGAATTAATAAAAGGATTTGACAATCTCAGCGAAGAAGAAAAAGGGCAGCGTGATATTCTGATTGCAGCCATAGACAACCTTGTAGATTTTGCTGTGGCAGAAGAATATCAGATGTGTGTGGATATATTCGATAAAGAGAGCGATGATGAAGAAAATGAGGACGAAGATTCCCCACTAAACATATTCTACAAATACAATTATCGGTATGCACACGTTGAGAATCTGGACATAATCTATGCGATGGCAATAGCTTTCGATATTTCAAAGGCTAAAGACAATACAATATTAACATATATGTCGCAAGGCGATGAACGTGTTCGTCCTTGGCATTTACAGTACGAAGGTTTTTCAGCACCAAAGTCTGATTTTCCAGCATGGTTAATTCCCCCTATTGAGAATATGTGTAGATGTTATCTTTTGTATGATGATGGACCGGAAGCTAGCGAAATCCTTATAAATAAAGTATCTGCAAAGTCCTTCCCTGAGAAACCTAGCTGGATAAATCCGGTATTCGAAGAAAGCGTCGCACTTGGAGGAAAAATATTCTCCAGTGCCCATAGATACTTTCAGATAGATAAACGCCATAAAAAGAGATTAAAACAGATAGCGGATAAGGTAAAAGACAAATACTTAAAAGCAAATGGCTAAACTGGCAAATAGAGGTAAAAGTATATCTCCAGAACAACTATTCGATCAATGGAAAACACTTCCCAATAAGTTTGAAGTAAACATCAACAACTTTGAAGTAAGAGCGGCGAAAGCTGCTCAGGAAGTATTCCAGACTTCTTTTGAGCTAGGTCGTTTATATACTGCTGGGAGTACAAGATGGAAACCAAGGCAAGATAGAAGATCCCACCCTATCTTAAAAGAAACTGGAACATTGCAGCGCTCTATCAGTTGGAAAAAGCTTTCCGGTAACGAACGTGGAGTTAAAATATTCACCGACCCAACAAAGTTCAATACAGCAAAAAGACATAAAGGATTCTGCTATGCTGCTATACACAATGCTCCAAGCGGAACCTATAGCTACGGGAATAAAGGACCCAGCGTGCAAAGACAATTCATAGGACACTCGGATGTTTTGAAAAGACATCTACAAAATTTATCAAGCGTTATTTTTGAAGGATTCCCTAAATGATTATACAAAAGACACAAACAAAAGAGGTAAAACAAGAAAAGGTTTCTTCTACAGAAGAAATTGAATACAGTGAAAATGCACTGTGTAACGTCATTATTGCAGTAAAAGACGTACTAAGCAAACTGAGAGAAGACGAAAATGATCTGGATAGTCCACAACTATTTAGGACAATAGCGATAGACAATGGGCAGTTGAGCAGAATAAAGAATAACACAGCTAATGAAGAATACGGAATTGTCTTTCCAGCTATATTCATGCATTTCATCAACGTCAGATATCTAGTTCAACAATCCAGAATTGGAGAAGGACGAGCGACTCTACGTATTAGATATATACTCAACAGGCTTAATAATAGTGACCCTGAACACGAGCTGGAAGGTTTTAGGATGTTTCAGCGTATAAATGTAGCACTTCAAGATGCCAAGAGTACGCACGCAGCATTAAATGAAAGATTCCAGCTTGAATACTTCGATCAACCCGAATCTTTCGACGATGGACTACAGCAGTACTGGATAGACTACGAAGTGTGGTTTCGTGAAACGTCTGCATATAAGTTCCGTAATTATGTAGATCGATACCTAGTAGTTCCTCCATTTACAAATCATTCAGATCAAAATCCGGAAAGCAACACAAATGAGCATGAAGACCACAACACACCTAAATACGAAGATGTGAGCGGAATCACCTTGCCTACGAACGAATAAATCAACTTTAAAAAGACACTATTACTATTCTTCAGAAAATTAACAGAATGAAATTAGAAGATCTAAAACACGTAGTTGGAGAAGCAAATATAGATAAACCGGCAATTATACGCTTCTTCGGTCCTGTCAATCAAGAAAACACAGAAAGATTTAATGAGGAATTTTTATGGCTACAAGAATGTGTTCGCCCAAGCGAAATTGTAGTCCTCATTAATTGTGAAGGGGGCTCGGTTATATATGGGATGAGCACCTTTTCAGTTATCCAGAACTGTCCCATTAAAGTCAAATGCATAAACGAAGGTATCGCGGCATCAATGGGAAGCGTCATTTGGGCCGCTAGTAATGAGAAACCGTACATGCACGATTACTCCATTCTCATGATACATAATCCTTTCATTAGATCAGATGAGGAATCAACTGAAGATAAAGGAAGCATGGTCAGCGCGTTCAAGCATCAATTGGAGACTATCTACAGAAATAAGTTTGGTTTCAATAAAGAAAAGGTCAAAGCTATCATGGACGGAAAGGAAGGCGCAGACGGAACGTACTTTACCGCAAAAGAGGTTGTAGAAGCAGGAATTATACCGGCAGAGAACGTTATTAAAACTTCAAAGCAAGCATGTAAGCGTGTAAAAGCAGCTATCGAAGGAGTTGAAAAGACCAGTGATATCAGAACTATCCTAACAGAAATAGCAGCCGAAGTGGACGAAAATAAACTTCCAGATATTCTTACTGCTATTCATAATCAAAAACAAGTTAAACAAAACGAGAGAACAATGAACGAACACAATTTTGAAACGATTGTCGCACAACTCGGCCTTGGAGCAGAAGCAAGCGTAACAGACGCTACACTTCGCTTATCAGACCTGATGAAAGCGGAAGCGCAATTGACAGATGTGACAGCTAAGTTTGACGCACTTACTATTAAATATAACGGTAAAGAAGCTGAACTTACAAACGTACAAAGCAAACTGTCAGAAGTAGAAGGTCAGTTGCAGGTGTATAAAGACGCTGAAGCAGCCGCTAAAGAAGCTTCTATCAATGCAATGGTTGAAGGCGCAATCACAGAAGGTAAAATCCAGGCAGAAACAAAACAAACTTGGATCAACATGGCAAAAGCTAATCTGGAGCTTACCAAATCAACTCTGGAGTCAATTCCGGCACGCGATAAGATTAGCGAAAAAATTGCCGGTGACAAAACTAACAAAGACAACATTGAAGCTACCATGACCGAAGTTGAAACTGAGGTTGAGAAGAGAGTGAAGGAAGTTGTTGGAGAAGTGAAACTTAACAAATTCTAAAAAGAAAAACACAAAATGGCAGACGGAACAATTAGCTATGCAGGTAATACCTACTCAGGAGAAGTCTTAGAAGACTTGCTGGTATATACCGCACAAGGAAACGACACCTTCTCAGAAGGTTTAGTGCATATCAAACCTGGAATTCAGAAGAAATTTACTTTGCCTCATATCTCATTAGGCAAAATCATCCAGGATAACAAGCCAACCCCGACAAGTACCGAAGGCGGTAAAGGTGCGGATGGCATGAATACTTACGAAATCTCCGAACGTTACTTGGAGCCAAACGACTTCATGGTCTACTTGGAATTCAACCCGCGTGATTACGAACAATACTGGAAACCTTTCCAGCCGGATGGTCAGTTGATTTTCCGTGAACTTGACCCGAAAGTACAGGCAACAATGCTTCGCCTACTGATCGACCGCAAAGATTCTTATCTGGGTGATTGTATCTGGGGAGCAGCCAAGGGTGGTACTCGTTCAGATATCGAATCAGACAGTGCAGACAACACAGTAATCGGTGGCGAAACAGAAGCAGGTCCGATGAAATATTTCGACGGCTTCATCGCTCGCGTAATTGATAACATCAACACTACGGATGCTAACGAAAAAGCTGGTGGTCAAGTAATCGTAGCTGGTGATACAGCAATGACTACCGGAGCACAGGTTGAAGCAGCTCTGTACGCTATGTATCGCGCTTGTCCGAAGAAGTTGCGTAAGAGTAACAAGCTTTCATTCGTGATGGGATGGGATCTGTGGGATCTATACGATCAATACCTGACTTCTAAGGATGTTAAGTACACAGAAAATGCGGATGTTAACAAGTACAGATTCAAAGGTAAACGAGTAATCGTTATCAACGGTATTACTGAACAGACTATCGTATTAGGCAAGTTTACCACAGGGCTTGACTCAAACCTCTGGATGGGTGTTGACTATGCTACCGACCAGGAATCTGTTAAGATTGAACAACTGCAAGCAAACTCTGAATTGTACTTCTTCCAGATGCGCATGAAGGTTGACGTTAACATTGTTCTTCCGGGTGAAATTATCGTATGGACTACCTACAAAAAGAAAGCGTAGTAGACGGACAATAACGCAAGCAGAACAAATATCTAGCCAAGGGGAGTGGAGATAAGCATACTCTTCTCCCCTTTCTTTTTAAAGTACAAATTTCATTAAATCAAGGTTATGGCACAAAAGAAAAACAAAGAAGAAAGCGCTGTGCAATCAGAAGAGCAAGTACAGACAAAAATACATGACGAGACAGCTCCCTTAGCCGAGGTACAAGAACCGGTAGAGACAGCTACAGAAAAAGAAGTAACGGAAACTCCTCCAAAAAACGAAACTGAAGAGGTTGAAAAACCTAAAGACAAGCCTAAAACTCGCAAAAAAGAAGTGATAGAGGAAGCAACAGGAGGTGAAAATGAGGAACTTCCAGAACAGGCTTTACGTGTCCTGGAATTGTATCCTAATGAAAAATCACTCTACATTGGAAAACATGGGGGCGCATATTCTATCAGCGCTTCTCAAAGCGTAAGAGGCAACGCTATTCTTTACAAAAATCCTTTTTACAAATCAAAATAAACACAAACAATGGCATTAGGTGATGTTATCATGAATGACACTGATGGGAACATCAGTAACAATACGTCCACATCGACAGAGAAGGTATGTGGAATGCTGTTCGATATCTCAAAGCAAGAGAATTTCTGGACTAAAGGTGCAGGATTGGCTTTGGCTGAAACACTGAAAGACAGTGTAGTTGAATTGAACAGTTTAGATGACGCTGTGAAGCTGGGTATCACAGAATATACCGGCGAAGTGGACAGCGAAGACGTAAGCAAAGATTTGCTAATGGGTATCCCCTATTATCATATCAAGCATTTCTTCACATTGGCAGGAGGTTCCGGTCGCTTATTTATCGCATTTGCGGATTGTGGTTCCAACTGGAATGCAATTGTCGATATGCAGAAAGCAGCACACGGGGTTATCAACCAGTTGGGTGTATGGACAGAAAAGAGCCTCTGGAAAATTACAGACGAAGCAGCTCCAACTTACAGTATTCAAATCGTAAAAGATTTGCAGTCTGTAGCAGAAGATCTAGCAAAGAGTTACAATTCCCCATTAAGTATTCTACTATCTGCAAACTCTGCTAAAGTAGCCACAATGTCTGACGCTAACCTAAAAGTTACAATGAGCATGATCCCTTCTTGCATTGTTGACTCACGTTACGTTACAGTTCTTCTTGGACAAGGCTTGGACGCGGACGTAACTGCAATGCAATGCGGTCTTGACTCATGCACACCTGTAGGAACTGTCGGAGCTTCTCTTGGTTGCTTAGCAATCGCTAGTGTAGCCGAATCATTTGCATGGGTACAGGAGTTCGACCTGATCGGATGCTTCCCAGATATTGAAATGGGATTCGGAGATGCGACATTGGTAGACGGACACATGACAAGCACAACTAAGTATTCCTCTCTATCTGCTTCACAGCTAGATAATTTGGACGACCTGGGATATGTATTCCTGATTAAATATAATGGGTTGGAAGGTCATATCTACTTCTCTAAGGACAAGACTTGCTCTAATGGAGATTACAGAACCATTTCCAGAAACCGGGTTATCAATAAGTCTCGCCGCTCTGTAAGAAATGCTCTACTTCCTTACGTAAACTCCCCTATCAAAGTAGATCCGTCAACTGGATATTTGTCAGCAGCCCAAAGAACAATCTTTGAAAATAAGGTTGGCGACATCTTGAAAGCAATGGAAACTGCGGAAGAAATCAGCGGTTATAGCGTATCAGTACCGACAAACCAGAATGTACTTACCAACGACACGGTTATCATCAAATACACTATAGTTCCTATCGGAACCGCAACTACAATCGAAGTAACGGAAGGTCTTTCCATTAAAAAATAAAATAAATGCCAACACTAATCAATAACGTAGCATATAGCTGGTCACAGGTAGAGTTAACAGCTCCAGCACTGACAGGTTCAGCTAATGCAAACCCGACTATATTATCGGGAGTTTCCGCTATCAAGTGGAATATCAAGCGTAAAGTAGAGCCTAATTATGGACTGGGAGGCAAGCCCGTTAATCGCGGATTTGGCAATACCGAATACACAGCATCCATCACAATGGACTACAACACGCAAACACAGTTACGAGCCGCCCTAGGTTCGTTAATGAATCTGGGAGAGTTTGACCTTGTGATTTCATTTGCCAATGAAATGGGTTCATCCGATTGGACTACTGAAACAGTAACCCTAAAAGGATGTCTATTCAATGAAGATGGTATGGAAACACAGCAAGACGACACAAACATTACAAAAGAATTCGATCTCAACCCGTTTGAGATTGTGCTTTCTACTACTGTTTAATTGTGATTCATAATCTTTTAGAAAGGCGTGGGAATAAAATCTCACGCTTTTCTTTTTACATATAAATAAAATGCTGCATAAGTTCGTTCTACAAAATAATCTAACCATTATTTCTAGCCAATAATCATTGCAGATTAAACGTATTACCGTAATTAGAATATATACAAATAACGATAAAATATCAATAAAATTTAAGCTATATGCGTTTTTTAATATATCTTTGCCCTCACAAATTACCCAAAATATCTATAAAACAGCTTTTTACATGGTTAAGAACATACGATATTCACTAGATATTCCACGAATTGAGTCTCTTGTAGAGGAATTTGGAGCTAGTTTAAAAGGGAATTATAACGTATCTTTTGAAACTCCAACAGAAGAGCAGAGAGTAATCAAAATTTCTAAAACAGGCGATAAAAAACCAAGTATATTACGATGCTATATTGTTAATGGCGGACAAGTTTCCTTTAGAACAGAAGGAACACCTGCACATCACAGCATTTGTAATAAATGCAAAGATCTATTAATCGAAAAAGCGAAGTTAGAATATGCAGATAGAAAAGACTTTAAAGCTGTTGAAGTTGAGGAAAGTGACTTTTTGTTATTAATCGATTGTTTTAGAGATGAAAGTTTTGGGTATTCTGTTGAAGAAAAAGAGATTCATAACGAGCGTCAAAAATATGCATATAAAGTAAAAGGAAGATATAAAGACGAGGCTTCCGTTTACTATTATACAAATAGAACTTTTCATGTACAAGGTAGAGTATCGCCAATATTTATCGATTTAGTCTGTCAGACTACAGGATTAATAGGAGATATTAACATCGAGGAATTATTCGCTGTTGAAGTAGGGAAAACTAAAATTATTGATGAAGATATAAAGAAGCATATACCAGAGAATTATGAGCATATAGAAGGCAAATTGGGAACAATATTATCATCATCTCTGTTATTAATAAACAGGCCTATATCATTAGAAGATTATAGTCCATATGCATTTCCAGCACTGAGGGTCCTTGAAGGGTTGATGAAAAAAAGAATAATAGAAGAATGCGGTGCCTTTGAAGACTTTGGGACATATTTTAAGAAAAAGCGTGGAGTGTACGTTTTTCACAACGATTCAAAGCCCTTCGCAAATGAATTAACTTGTAAATATCTGGAAGATGCATATAATTTATTTAAGAAGCATAGAGACGGGACTTTTCATATAGATGACACTATTGAAACGTCCAGAATTTTAAGTTATGATGAAAGTATAGAAATTGTCAAAGATTGCTTAACAGCAATGAGTAATCTTTGCAGAAATTGGGATTAATATGGAAGAGAAAATGTACACTTATGTAAAACTAACATGTGACAAGATACTTGTTATCTTTCAAACATGGGAGCGTCCCAATGATTATTGGAATGAAATTGCTGAGGATTTACGAAAAGAATCTTCGGATGCAGAAGTGTTTTTTGATTTTTTGATGAATAATGGATTGAAGGATAGATTTTATGCGGCGAAATTTCAAAAAGGAAAATTGATCTTTAGTTCATTCAGAAAAATTTCATTGGATGCTTCTTATGTAAAGATTGCAAATAGTTTTTTTGCAAGAAACAAATGCTTAATAGATAATAGTGTTATGCCTCGTTTACAGAAAACCTTGTTTAAAAGACAAATCGCCCCATTGTCTTAGTTACGAAATATTTATTTTACTATAATAAAAGCCCGCTTAGATTTAACTAGGCGGGCTTTTTATGTTACATCAAGTCTTAACACACACGATATATTTCTAATTTTTCTGTCTATAATAAAACCCTTCCATCAGCCCCCAGCTATTCATTAGTAAAACAGTAAACAATTAAAATTAAAGTTATGGACAAAAAATTAACACAGGAAGAGCTTCTTGAAAAAGCAACAGCCGACATTAAGGCTAAAGTAGAATCTTTGAGAAAAGACAATCCCAAATTGAAACAGATTTACCCAATCATTGTATTCGGCGATGAGTATGACGAAAAGCCGGTTTACGTAGGGTATTTCAAACAACCGCCATTTACCGTATTCAGCAAATACCTGAGTGCAATGGAATCAAATCAGGCAGTAGCTATGCGAGCTCTTGCAACAGATTGCTTCATTGCCGGCGACAAAGAACTGATTGACGATGATTCATTGTTCCTGTTTGGTTTGATGGGGCAAATCGGCAAAATCATCAAAGTGCGTAATGGGCAATTAGCAAATTTATAAAAACCTGGGAAGTTAAAGATAATCAGTATTTCAGACACAGAGTCATCTATATACGGCATTACTTTCCAGGGGTTGACATTGACTCTTTAAGCGATGAAGAGTTTGCAATCTTATCAAACGACGCTGCATGGTTAGACGCACAGCAGATTAGAGCGCAACAAACTAAAACACTAGGACTTCTTTCATAGCTTTATATTATACCTTCCTAAAAGGCTTGTAACTACTATTCTGGTAGCTATGAGCCTTTTTTTAAATCTATCAACGGCCGTCTCCACTATTCTTCAGAAATAAACACTTATAAAATAATTATAAATGGCAGAACAATATACAGTAGACTATAACATCCGGGTAAATTCCCAGTCTGCATTGGATGGCATACGCGCCTTTCAAGAAGCTACAGCGCAATTAAAAGCATGTACAGCACCATTTAATGAGTTGGCTAAAACAATCAATTCTACCGCAAATTCTCTGGCAAAACTGACGGGACAGACGTATAAGATAAATATATCAACGACTGAAGCGGACAAGAGGCTTAACTCTCTTCTTACCAAAATCAAGACAATACAAAGCACCGTTAAGGGTATTGCCGCTGGAGGTGCTACAACCGGAGAAACGATCAGGAAAAGAACCCCCAGAAAGCCCGCTACCGTATTGGCGCAAATGAAGGAGCTTGAATCTAAGTTTAAGCCTTCATATACTCTCAAAGTGAATACCGGAACAGCTATGAATGCCTTAAATAAGGTGTCTAAAAAAGTAGACCAGATTAAAGCGTCCATGAAAACTGCAGGGGCTATACCTATATCAGCGTCTATGCTTCAAACAGGACAAGCCAGAACTGTTTCAAGTAAAAGTAATAAAAATTTAGGATACAAAGTTCTGGGTGATGCAAGAATGAACTCTATGGGGATTGGATACATGGACATGTTCAAGGGTATGGGGGTAGCATACGGTCTTTCCGGTTTGGGAACATTAATGGGAAACGTGGTGAAAGACTCCGCCGAATATGATAATATCCTATCGACAACTAAAAATATTCTTCAAACTCACGATTATAAGGGAAACTTCAACAAACGCTTTAAGGAAATGTCCAGCATTATCCGAAACGTAGGTATTGAGACTAAATTTACCGCTCCACAGGTGGCTGATGCGTCTAAATTCCTAGCAATGGCCGGTTTTAATCTGGAAGATATCAATAACTCAATTAGACCTATATCAGATATTGCTTTAGTTGGTGATACAGACCTTGGAGAAACCGCCGACGTGGTTACTAATATTATGACTTCATATGGTATAAATACAAAAAATATTAGTCGTGTCGCTGATATCATGACGATGACCTTTACCAAGTCTAACACTACCTTAATGGAGCTTGCTGAAGCGTATAAGTACGCTGGCAGTATTCTTCATGCAGCCGATATCCCTTTTGAAGAAGCAACTGCCGCATTTGGTATTTTGGGAGACGCTGGTGTGAAATCGTCTCAGGCAGGTACAACCATGCGTACAATCGCAGCTAATATTATTAACCCGACTGGAAAGCAGCAAGCAGCGTGGCAAGCGGTAGGCGTAAATAGAAAAGACTCCCAGGGTAATTTTAAAAGCCTCCCCGAAATTTTCCAAGAACTGAAAGAAAAAGATTTAGGGGCCGAAGCGTATTATCGCCTATTCCATAAAACAGCTGTACAAGGTGCTGTTGCTCTTGCTGCAAATGTGGATAAATGGAATGAAATTATTTACGACAACTTCCTTTCTGAAGGCTTGGCACACAAACTTGCAGATGAAAAGAAAAACACAGTTCAAGGACTATGGGCACAGTTAACGTCTGCATTTACAGAAAATGGTCTACAAGCTTTTGAAGGGCTACAGAACTCTATTAAAAACTTTTTAAAAGATACTATTGACTACTTAAAAACCCCTGAAGCTGTAGAAACTGTTAAAGGACTTGGAAGAGCCTTTTTAGACATGATGCAGTTCGTTAAAAAATTCACGACAACTATGGCATCATGGTACAGAGCGTTCGAACCGATGATTAAACAGTTTTTCAAGTTGCAGATGTATCTTGTTCCTATTTTGGCTGGAATAAAGGCAATCAAAGCTGTTGTCAATGTCAGCAAATACTTCTGGCAAACAGCCGGAGCTTTTGGATCAGCGATTCCAACACGTATCGGGCAAGTAAAGACATTTTTTGGTGGTAGTAAGAGTGGAGAAAATGTAAATGAACTTTCCCCACAAAGTAAAACGTCCAAATTCCTAGGCAAATTAGGAAACAATGCCGGCCTTATAACACAAATTGCAGCTACATTAGGGATTGCCGGCGTTTTAGCTTACGACCAGATCCAAGACACAAGACGCTTAATAAAGGAACAAATAGCTAACACGAATGAGATATTTGACACTTTTAATGGACTAAATATCTCCAAACACGCCAGTGAGATGGACAAGTACTTAGCTATTGTATATAACGACCAGTTAAGCGTTAACAGTTCAATATCTGAGCATATTAGACTCATTAAAGAGAGGAAAATGCTGGAAAGTGGTGGGTATGAAAAGGACAAGGTAAAATATGTAGACTCCCACAGAGATCAGATTGAAGAAACAGAAGCACTTGGAAGTTTTTGGGGACGTTGGTTTAGCCCTCGTGAATCAGCAAAGGCGACAAATAGATACATTTTAGATAAAGATAGTAAGATAGTTACAGACTTTATAACATCAGACGATCTTACATCAGTCTTTATAAATGAAAAAAAAATTGGAGGGCGTTCTTACAGTTGGTGGAGAGGTGAACTTGTAGAGGATTCTGATATTAGCGCTATTACTCTTTTTGCTAAACAGTTGTTTGGCGAAGGATATGACATTAGATCAGGATCACCCACAAGCGAATTACTAAACGAGGGGTATTCAAGAGCACTTTCTTCAGCGTATGATTTAGAAAGCCTTTTAAAGGTTATCAATGAATTTAAAAACTATCGAGAGAACATACTAGCCCAGGCAACTCCCGGTTCAGAGAAATGGACTATAAGTGAGGTTAAAAAGCAAGGGTTAACAGAATTGGACGTCCAACAACATGGGTATCATTATTTGTATGGTCAAGCCGCTGCTGTAGAAGAAGCCATGCAAGGTGTGTTTGGTGAAAGATTAAAACACTTAGAAGAATTATCACGTGCTTATAAGGGCTTCGGCAACAAAATGTCGCTTGATCCTATATATAAAGTACTTGTAGATAATGGTGCATGGATATTTGGCGAAAAGTATGGTACACCATTTACAGATGAGTGGAATGAAAGATTGGGAAAAGGGAAAGATGGAAAACGTTCCTCTATACTTAATGATAAAGGAGAGATTGTAACGGTATTTGAAATAGACACAGCATTTGCTGACATTAAGAAACAAATATCCAATCTAATTAAACAAATTGGTGGAGAAGCCGGAAATACAATTGCAGAGTTGTTCAAACCAATATTGAACAATCCAGATTTTAAGAATTTCAGCAAACCCTCAGTATCTACTAATCCCCAGCCTGGCGACGAAGAGTGGTTCGAGGGTAACAAATACACCTATTCACATTCAAACGAATGGGTAGACCAAAACGGAAATGTGTATAAGCCTACCACCGATAGTGGGCATAAGAATAACGGCAATTTAGGAGACCAGCTAGATTACAAATCACAGTATAAATCAAGTTCTGCCGCTCCAAAACAAATAATAGTAAATATAAAAAGCTTGCTTGGTGTAGATAAAATAGACTTATCCAATAAAGACAATGCTGTTGTTATCGAAAACCTCAAAGAACAACTAGCCCAAACATTAATAGATGTAGTACATGATTTTGATTCAACATTTCACTCATAATGATAGTAAATAATATTTGGTCAGATTTAAAATTCTCTTCTGTAAACAAAGGAGTCAATTTATCAGGAAACGTTAGTTACCGATACCTTCGTAAGAAGGACGGTAACTTAGTTTATCGTAACAACAAGGCGTATAAGAGTGTTCTTGTACATGTAGCCAAGCAGACTGCCGCACATTTTGTCGAGCAGACCGTAAACTCACTATTCCCTAAATATCAACGCTATCAAGACAAGATCAAGCGAGATAAAACCCTATCACAACAAGAATCTCAAAGAAAGACACTGATTGAAAAAGGGCAGACAATCGAATTAGGTCTGGGAGTAGTGGATAAATATATCGCTCAAGACAAATACGGCAACCGTGTCCCAGAAGCACTGATGATTTACTATGAAGGATACACTAGTATTAATGTAGAGATATCTAAATCAATTGCTGATAAATATGGAGTCATAAGCACAAAAAACGAAAATTTTGAAACAAAGTTGGTATGCTTTATAGACTTAACTGCTAGCGTATCCGTACAGAGCTCCAAAAATATAATCCTCTCCCAGGTACAAGGGAGAGACTATACACGAAAAGAACTGATATCCGGCGGTGATTTGACTTTTCAAATATCTGGAAGAATCGTCGGTGATACAGCAGGTGTATATCCCGAAAATGATGTAAAGAAGTTTATCCAGATAATGCAATATGGAGGAATTGTCAATGTAAATCACTTGTTTTTTAAGCAATTTAATGTCAATCGAATAATCGTAAAAGAGTATAGCATGGGCAACTCTGACTGTAAGAACGTTCAACCATACACATTCAGTTGCGTGGCAGTCGAACCGGATGAAGATGTAGAAATCAAAGCAGATACAATAAACACCATCAATAACGAGATCTTCAAAGCAGAGAAAGACAAATGGTATAAACTCATTTTACAGAAACAACTTAGCTCAATTGCCGGCAATGTTTCTTCTGTTACAACTCTTGGTATTGATTCTTTAGTTCCCAATATATAATGGCAGAAATTGCACTACAACCCAGTTTCCACATACTTGTGTGTCTTATTAAGATTTGGAAAATAGAAGATATCAAGAATGCCAAAGATGATCCTAAGCGAGAAAATACGTTATTGATATCAGAGGTGGAAAACATAGAGATCGAAGACACGTACAAAAAACTAATAACCAAAGCTTCTGTGAAATTCCCCAGGGGCACAGTTGTGAAAAAGACGATAACGACTGAAAATGCAGTTGAAATATCTACCGGGGTAGATGCTTTGATTGACGATACCGGTATATTAATAACTACTACAACCAACTCGGAACTCGCTAAGACTAGTCACTTCCAGGTTGGGAACCGTATTAGAATCATGCTGGGATACACTACCGACCCAAAGGTTGCTGCATTGACAAAAATCGATAACAACGGCAAATCAATATTCAATGACAGCTCTAAGTTGACGGAATACGAAAAAGCACTAACCACAATGTTCGATGGCTACATTACTAAATGCAGTATCTCCACTCCTATTGAGATTGAATGTGAGAATCTTGCCAGTGGATTGAAAAAGATTACCTGTCCGAAGATAGCTGAAGGAACCAATAAAACAGTCAATGATTTGTTTGCAGAGGATGGCAAGTGGAAGCTTTTAAAAGACTCCGGATTAGACCTTCATCCAGATACTAAGTCGTGTAAGATAGACATTGGAAAAGTAGGGATTTCCGAAGACCTGACAGTTGCGGATGTATTTACGACTTGGAATAAAATGAGGTTATACACTTTTATTAAAGACTATAATGGAGTACCGCACATAGCTGTTGGCAGATCATATTTTTCAAATATAGGAAAAGATTCCATTTTAAGAGATGACAGTAGCGAAATACCACAAATATTATTCAGTTATCATGTCGCAAAGGACGGGCTGACATTGATGAATACCAATAAAGATTTCCTAGCAGTGGAAGCTCAACGCATGGGAAATGACGGGAAATTCTACAAGATTACAATAATAAAAAATCTAAAATATGATTCTCAAGACCCTAATTCAAAAAAATATCGCCTCCTCAATGAAACCAAGCTGTCAAAAAAGGCGCAGAGACTCGGAGCAAAAATTATGGGTGGGGCAAAGCATGTTGATTTAAGTATTTATACAGTGATTCCATATATGTCCAAAAAGATTGGAGCCTCCAATTACGAATTACTGGAAGAAGCCATCAAGCACTTTGAAAGCTATAATATGAACGGCATTGACGGTTCTCTTACATTGTTTGGGGATTTAAAGCTAAAGTCCGGAATAAAGGTGGAACTCATAGATAAGCGCTTTCCAGACAAAAACGGCTATTACTTAGTGGAAGAAGTGACCACTACATTTGGCACAGATGGTTTTAGACAAACAATTAAACTTCCATATAAAATAGCTAGCAAAAAGTCGGACAAATAATGAATAACACAAATAAGTTAGGAAATAATCAATCAATACGAGACGCGATACAGAAGATCGCGCTCCACTCTGTTGCTAATGGTAATGGAGTGGTATATGACACGCAAAGAATATCCGGATTTGTTGCAAAGATACATACTGACGGAGATTTAGCCGGCACTATTGACGTACAGGAATACTCCAGTGTTGAATGGGGAGATTCCGGAGCAAGGACCGGATACCACGAAGGTGTTCGTTTAAGTGCCATCCAAAACAATTTGGAAAGCATGGTTATCATTCCTAAGCTATACTCCGAAGTAGTAATGGTGACTGATCCGGAAACAAAAGTCAAGTATGTTTCCATGTACTCCCACGTAGACATTATCCAGCTAGATTCGCATGAAACAGTTACCGTAGGTGTGTCTGAAAGAGAAAAGTTTGACGATAGCGATCCCGATTCTCCAGATATTGACGAACTGGAAAAGACAGGAAATGCTTCTAAGACCACATACACAAAGGACGCAATTGTATCGGAAGTCATGGTTGAAGAAGAAGTTAAAAGCTCACAAACCATTAATCCGGATAAAATCGCTCTTATACATGGTGACTCTGAAATAACTGCCGGAGAAGAAAGTTCGACAATTAAATTCGGAGGTTCCTTAGTAGAAGTCCAAGACACAAAGGTATATGTTGGTGGAAAAGATAGTACTGACGATGCAGTTCTAGGGGGTGAGCTAGCCACTATCCTGATGGATATGCTGGATTATATAAGCCAAATCAAGACCACCACCCAGCTAGGTCCCCAGCCACCTATGAACATGGCGCAATTTGTCGCACTTAAATCTAAAATTAATTCATTCAAGAATTCTCATTCCGGGTTCTTGACTGAAAAAGTTCAAATACGCAAATAATGGCAGAAGCGAAACTTAACTTTATCGAAGAAGACCTTGATAAAGAGTCATCTTTGTATATTCTATATAAAAGGCTGTACCAGGGAATGGTATTAGCCAACGAAGTAGATTCCCCTGACTTTTCCGACCCTCCATTGACTGAAGATGGCGAAATAGATACAGAAGCTATCAACGAAACCATGAAGGAGTATGCTACCATATTGATGAAGAACTCTGCATATATGTGGTCAGATTCAATAGTCAGTGTTCTTGGGGAAGGAATTGGAGGGGGTGGGTCTACAACCGATAAATTTGATGCACTATTCGGGTTTAAAGCCGGATACGACGGGAGAGCCATCTTTGAAACGACACATTATGATAGCCAGCCAGTTGCCTACATATATGGACGATTAGATATCAGCAAAGAAGGTATATCTTTGAAAGACAGGGGAATCATATACCATGCCGATGAAATGCTGAACTTCTCCTATGACAAAATGAATTTTATAGGAGATATTTATGCTAACGGAGATTTATATTTCGATAGCCTGAAGATTAATAAGGATGGTATATTCTTCGATGATAAAGAGTTCTACCATAGTGGTAACTCGAACACCAAAGACTTCGACTGGAGCATGAAAAACGCTTCTATTTACGGCAATATGACCGTCGAAGGTAAAGTTATACTAAAAGATGAACTAAACGCCTTAAATGGCTTTAAATTAGGCGTAAAAGGAGAAAAACTATTATATTCCAACATAACAGAGGATGAAGAGATTTCTATATTACTGGCTTCTGATTTGTCTTTATTGGCAGGATATGGAATAAGGGTTGGTGACACTTATGTTATCAAAGCAAGAAATGGCACAAACGATATTATTTCATTTTGTGCTCCAGGAAAGACTATTAATCTAGGGGACAGTGTCAATGACGAGGCAACACTGGGCATAGCTCTACAAACTGGAATAAATAACCACAACTCCGCATACACGATAATCTCAAAGGACGGAGACGGTTACTTTCCGAACTCTTTCCGTGCCGGATGTGGTAATGCGGCTCCAGATGTTTTGCGGACATATTACAAGTCCGGTTCTGATTGTGGTTTCATTGCGTTGAAGAAAATAAGATTAGGCGATATTGACGGACCCGCGCTATATGCTGATGACGTGAACCAAAGAGCTATCTTAATGATGCCTTATACTCACATGGAAGGAGAACTTCCGGTCTATGAAGATATAGAATCCAAGATATATTACGCACAAACCACCAGCTTATTTAAAGATCAGAGTCAATCTTGGTCTGCCAGCCTCAATTTTGATACCGGCGCAGAGTTCTTCACATTCAACAAGCCGGTAGAGTCTGACGGCTTTTCAATTATAAGTGAACGATATAAAACTCGTCTCATAGAAAATGCACTATTCTTTGACGATAATATATTTCTGGAAGGGATAACTGACGGCATAAGATATAGCGGTAACTCCTACTTTTCAGGTACTCTTAGCTCTTTTAATTTTTCAAGCGGCTTCCTAGGACATGGATGGCTAATTGGGGAGGATGAGTTATATGGTGGAATACAAGCTGTATTTGATAGCGTCACCGTTAGAAAGAAAATGAGAGTGTATGAGATGGAAGTGCAAAAAAGCTATACGACAAACGGTGCTCTTTGGGTTAGTGATTCTTGTTCAGGTGACTTAGTAGAAGAAATTGCATAATGGCAGTATTTAATTATAAGAAATTTAAGGTTTCCATCGACCCGGAGTCGAAAAAGATACAAGGATTAAAGACTGGAGATATTGTAAGAAGACAGTATCAAGACGGAAATAATATTGTATATACGCTCATGTGCGTACTTTCCAGTGGAACAGACAGCATTACAGAAGACGAGGAAATTAAGGAAAGACATTATTTCATAGGAGCCCTTCTGGAAGGTAATGCTCCACAGAGTAACGAAATACTCGATTTCATCAGGGTAGCTAACTTATTTGATGAAGACAGGTCCGGAGCGATACACCTTACGGCCACGGACTCCCAGTCTCCATATATGGACGTTATCGATGGAATCGGGAAAAACATGAGCTTTTGTTACCCGGAAAGTATTGCTAGCCCTGATTTCTCTGATTCTACCAGACAATATATAATTGAAGGTTCTGGGTATGTAGAAGCGGAGTACATCAAATCTGATAACGACGTAAACAGAATATGCCATCTTACCAGAAACAGTGACTTATACGATGGAGTAATTGGGATAAAACAAGACTTTTACCAGTATGTAGAGAATCCTGACAGGGTGATTGTGTCGTATAAGATAAAAGCAAGCCGAGACCTATTTAACATAACTGGTACGTTGGGATATTCAGACGGTTCCAGGACAGACGGCGAGGTTCAATCGACAGCTTCTACAGAGTGGGAATATAAGCTTCACACAATTACCGTAGACTGGTCCGGAAGACATCTCAGGTCTTTTGTTCTCAATATCAATGACAGCTTGGCTGAAGGTGACGAAGTATGGATTGCCGACTTCAATATCATTCTCCAGTCAAGTGTGGGAGCTTTCTCTAATGCTTCCCATGTCAGAATCGGTAAGATGAATGGTATTGTTGACTCCGTATTCGGAAGACTAAGCGGCTACGGAGGATATCTGCAAAAATTGTACGCTTCCAAGTCAGTCAACATATCTGGAACATTGACGGCTGGAGATGAGAATGGGTTTGCTTCAACGTTTTATGCGGGTAAAATACACAGAAATGTATTCGTTAATTCTCTGGACGCAGCTTTTAACTCCAGTGTAGAAAAAGAAACAGACTACCCCTCTCCTACTGGAATCGGGAATGTGTATAAGTCAAATGTAAGCATCACATTAATAGCACAATCCGAGGAATGGTTAAACAATAAAGTTAATAACAAATATTGTTTTTCATGCTGGATATATGCCTTTAATTCGTGTACAATAAACATATCTCAAAATGGATATGTAATCGGATCGTTTATCGTAGAAAACAAAGATACATGCCAATGGATCAGACATAACGTCTCTTTCGATTTATTACAAGGTACGCCTGGAGAAAAGCTATTAATCTCCCTTTCTCCAACTTTCAATGAATCAGAAACAGAACAGGACTTGTTCTTATTTACAGCCCCACAGCTTGAATCCGGTGAATTCGCCACACAATACCAACCTACCGATTCTATTCTAAATATAACCGAAGACTATGGGGCCTGGTTTAATCGTGGGGGTATCGGAGGAACCATTCAGAACCCATTGCTACAATTGAACTACGACGGAGAAGGTAGTATTGGTACAAGATCAAAGTCATTGCTTCTTAGACAAGACGGCTCCGGTTATCTGGCAAATAGAAATATAGAATGGGATGGGGATGGGGATGTCAGATTTGGAGATAAGGTAACAGTCGGATGGGGAAATATTGATGATGAGGTTAAGAGTGAATTGCAAACCAAAAGCGTATCTATAGACGGGACAGACACCTTTATGATGATCGGCGACACCTCTCCAGATTCTTATTACTGTTATCCAAAATCAATAGAACTTTCTGCAATAGAAAGCAATGTAGCGAAAGAAAGCAATAGAAAATGGTATTACCTGTATAATAATCAATATCATTTATTTGAAAGTGAAACAGGACAAACAATCACAATCTCGCCAGATGGTGAATACTGGAATAAAGAAAATGTCCTAACTATAAAATATGAAGTTACGGCAAACCAAGAAGTGTTCTACTCTACTATTACTCTTAAAAAGCTGTATGTTATCGGATATAGTATAGAACTGGAATCCTCACGTGGAAAGTCCTTTAAAAATGGGGACTGTAGCACTATTATTAACGCTAATGTGTATTATCAGGGAAAACTATTGGATCAAGACTTCATCAACGAAAACTTTACCTTCCAGTGGGAAAAATACACTCTTCCGGACATTGATAATCCTGTAGTGGGATGGTGGGAAGAGATTATTGACTCGCAAGGCAATATTATCCAGGAGGCTATAGACACAACAAAACAGTCAATTGAATTAAACTATAATATTTCAGGAAGTGACATGTATGCTTGCGCATTGATTGCCAAAGAAAACAACAACGCATTCCCATACCCATTCCCAGTAGTATTTTCATAACATAAAATAATGGCATTAGAATTTGGAAACAAGGTTGAGAATCAAGGGAAAACACCAGAAGGGAAGCTTTCCGCTGACGAATTCAACCAAGTCGTAGAACAAATAAACACAAACGAAAAGGACATTCAATCGTTGATGGCCAAAGTATTCCCCTTCTCCATAACATCGTTTACTGGAGGAGGGACATATGAGCTTGGGCAATCGGTGAATGTAAACCTGAACTGGGCATATGACCGCGAAGTAAACTCACAGAACATTAACGGGGAAGCTATTCCTATTGATGATCGCACTAAGCAATACTCCGGCGTATCTTCTTCAACGAACTATACCTTAACAGCATTATCTGGTGGAGTAAGCGCTTCCAGAAGTGTGTCCGCATCATTTCGATTGAAAAAATACTATGGAGTACTTAATAGCGATACAATTACAGATAGCCAGATTTTAGCATTAACCTCTACCTGGGCGCAGCGAACTCAATCAGCAACAGATTTTGATTGTACCGGTGGTAAGTATCCTTATTACATTCTTCCTACATCTATGGTATCCGGTATTCAGTTCTGGATTGGAGGATTGCGTAATACAGACTGGAAAGAAGAAACTCGTGAAGTTACAAACGCTTTCGGCCACAAAGAGAGTTACACTATTTATCGTTTAAATAGCATCCAAACGGGTGTATTAAATATTGAGGTGAAATGAGTGAAGAATTGAAGGGAACGAATGTATATTCCCCTATTGTTCCGGGCACAAGTAGAGACGTATATCCTACGCACTATTCCATTTATGGTAAAGGTGGTCATAAGGAGGTATCTACTATTGACGCAAGGAATGCCATTACAGCCGACCGATTAACAGAAGGCTGTGTCGTCTATGTAAAAGAGACAGATAAGGAGTATCAATATAAAAATGGCGAATGGGTAGATTATCAGACAAATTTTGATGATACCGTACTTCGGGAACTTATTGACGAAAAAGTAGATAAAGTGGACGGAAAAGATTTATCTACCAATGACTTTACCGATGCGGATAAAGAAGTTATCGCAATCCATTCAGAGGAAATAGACAGTCTGCAGGATTCCGTCAACGATATCTACCAGCGTCTTGACTCCACAACTGGAGTTCAATACTATATCCGTGTCCAAAATAACGGTGACAAGTCCTTTACGTCACAGAAGGGTGAGCCATGCGTTCTCAATTTCACCTTCATCTCACAGGAGCGATACAGCTACAATGACCCTTATGAAAATACGGGAGAACGTGGCAAGTGCGAGATATTCATCAAGAACTCCGTCAGCACGGACTACACCCTGATAAAAACCCTGATGGTTAACTCCATTACCGCCACAAAAGTAGACATTGCGGAGTATCTGGCGAATGGAGCCAACTCGATCATGGTGAAAATCACCGGTGAGGTGACCGGGCAGGCTACCCCGGCTTATACCTATAACGTGACGATGACCTCATTGTCCGTCAAGGCCGATACCTTCCAGTGGTGGACACTCTACTCTGGAGCAATTTCTATTCCCCTCTACATCTCCGGAAACGTGAACAAGACACTCAAAGTCACTCTTGAGGGAGAGAACTACGCCAAGGGGTACGAACAAGTACTGGGAAACGTAATCTATACGGATACCGCTCTTAATTTCTCTATTGACCACCCCGGACAAACAGGTGTATACAAATTATCCGTTTACCTTGAAAACTCCGATGGCACCATCAAAACCAAAACGGTGTCTTTTAATATCATGTGCGCATCGGAAGGCGAGCAGGTGAAGCTGATGTGTGTGAATAATCTTTCAGAAAAAGCTTCCAACTGGTCGAATAATAAACTTTTCGAATATGCCGTCTATGACGGTGACGCCACTGCCACAAGCGGTACGTTCTCCATAAAAATGGATGACCTTACCGTCTATACCAGTGAAGAGAGCACGATACCGACCAACACGAAAAACAGCTTCTCTTATGCAATGGAGATTGAAACCGTCGATGATACGGACTTTGAAATCTCTGTAGCCGTATCGGATAATGGAGAGCCTTTGACCGATACTATGATCTTCTCTGTGAGCAACTCTTCCGGCTTTTCCGCTACAGCCGGATCAGTCTTTTACATGAACCCGCGTACACGTACTAACAGTCAGTCAAATTACCAAAAGATTATCAATGAAATAGACAGTTCTCAAATCGCAGCCGAATGGGAAGGCATGAACTGGAATAACGACGGATGGACTGTAGACAGTGACGGAAACCGTGTATTAAGAATGATGGCCGGAAGTTTGTTGGATATCGGTTACAAGCCTTTTGAAATAGAAAGTGCCCGTAATGGGAAAACCATTGAACTGGATTATAAGATTTATAATGTTACCGACTACTCCGAGCCTATTATTACTTTGTCGGTACCGGATGGGCAAGGATTTACCGGACTTAATATTTATGCCAACAACATCTGGCCGTGTAGCCAGTCTCTTAAAAATGAGGAGTTACAATCAATTCCAACCGATGATGGTGTACGTGTTAGGATAGCTATGACCATTTCACCAAATATGTATGGGAATGCCGGATTTAATCTTTGCTCTATTTATATCAATGGAAAAAAGAATCGTACTTTCCTTTACGAATCAAATGATTATTGGGCGCAGAATGGAGATATAATTATAGGTTCTGACTATGCTGACGTGGATGTCTATGGAATCCGTATATATGAAACTGGTCTAGGTTCCAATGCAGTACATAAGAATTATGTCAATTGGTTGCCCGGCACCGATGAAAAGGTTGAAGAAAGCGAGAATAACAATCTTTATGACGCAATGGCCACACAGTTAGACTTCGATGCCATAAGGGCAAAAATGAATGTCTTTGTATTCGATAACATATTCCCTTCATACGATGATACCGCAAAGAGAACAGGTACGCTTGAAATACAATTTGTAAACCGCCCGGAACGAAACGTGTCTATCACAAATGTGGAAATGAGTGGTCAGGGCACATCTTCTAAAAAATACTGGGAATGGAATGAAAAGTGTAAGGTTGACAAGACGAAATCTGTTATTACTTATGCTGATGGGTCAACAACCACAAAGAAGTTTATCATGTTTGATAACGTTCCCGCATGTGCGTCAGTTACATTCAAGAAAAACTGGGCATCATCCATGCAAGACCACAAGGCTGGTTCGGTTAATTCATATACGGATTTGTATAAACAGCTCGGACTCACTAATGAAGCAATGGCTCTTGATCCGAAAGTCCGCGTATCTGTCTATCAGGAACCCTTTATGGCTTTCCGCAAGGAACTTAATGACGAGGGGGAAATAGTATATACCTGTATGGGTGAATTCACAGGTGGTCCGGACAAGGGGGACAAGTATTGTTTTGGCTATGATACCGATTTGTTTCCTGGTCTCATCTCAATCGAGGGAGCCGACAACTCACCACTTCCCGCCTTGTTCCGTGTGCCTTGGAATACGACCAGAATCACATATAACGAGGACGAGGAGTCATGGCAGTATAACGGAGAAAACAGTATCGATCTTGACGGCGGACTTACGGAGAATATAAAATACTGGATACCTGCCTATAACCTTGCTTACTCCTGCTCGAATAGGATCCGTCCGTTTGACGGGACATTGGGTGAATTGAATGCTGACGCATCCGGTTATAAAGAGAATGGTGTAGAATACTGGATCGCAAAGCCGGGTGACACTGACCTGTATAACCTGTATTACTATGAGGCGGCTGAAAAAAGGTTCATACCATCTGATATAGGTGAAGGACAAATAAACCTGATATCCCAACTTGTAAATAAGGGGTACGGTTTATCAAGTGCTGATTTGGTAGGAAAAACAAATGATGAACTGAATACGCTTTTCATCAATGCCCGTGTTGCCAAATTTAGAGCTGAAGCTAAGACCTATTTTGATATTTCCGACGCAATATTCCATCACAACTTTACCGAATTTGTAGCTGCTACCGACAACCGAGCGAAAAACACATACCCCTATTGTTTCGGGGAAGGTTGTAAATGGAAATGGAGACAGGACGACCTTGATACAATAATGCCTATCACCAATCAGGGACAACTTCGAAAAGGGTATTATGTCGAAGTGCATGACAACTATGATACGGGGGCTTCAGTATGGAATGGAGAAACTTCCGTGTTCTGGAATCTGTTGGAACTGGCGTTCACGGACGAACTTGCCGCGGGAATGCGTTCCATGATGTCGGCTATGGAGGTATTAGGCGGCTTAAAGTCGGGTACTCATGCGGAAAAAGTCTATGCATGGTACCAGAAATACTATCTTAATGTGAAAGAGTATTTCCCTGCTGTAACAGTGAATGAGGATTCCAAACGCTATGAGAATGCCAAACTGATGATGAATGCCGGACGGTACACTAACGATACCGATCCGCTGACGCAGGAACTTGGAGATTTATACAGTGCTGAAACGGCATGGATGAAGAAGCGCATCCAGTATATGTCTTCAAAATACAGCTTCGGAGAGTATTCCGCAAACGGAACGGACTCCATAAATGTTCGTGCTGCCGGAAATGCCATCACGTATGATATCATTCCCGCCATTGATATGTATCCCACTATTGCAAACGGTACATCAATTGTAAAGGGGAGCAGGACAAAGGCGGGACAGGTATGCAGAATGGTTATCGACCTAGGCGGCACAGGTGACCAGCAAAATATCATTCAGGGAGCCAGTTGGCTAATGAGTATTGGTAAGTGGCATGATAAAAACGTCAACGGCAACCTTATCATCAAAGGAAGAATGTTGCGTGAACTGGAACTTGGAAGCCGTACAGAACGGATTGTTATTGCGATCACGGGACTTACTATCTCGGATTGTGTATCTCTGCAATCTATCCTTTTGTCTAACATAGCCACGTTGGCCGGTTCTCTTGACCTTTCCGTATGTACGCATTTACGTAAGGTTTGGGCTGATGGAACGTCACTTACGCAGATAAGGCTTCCGCAAGGCGGGTGTCTGGAACTGGTTCAATATCCATCCACGAACAGGTATCTGACATTACAGAACTTTCCTTTATTAACTCAAAACGGAGTTTTAATAGATGATTGTGCCGGAAAGATTACGGACTTCTTTGTCAGTGATTGTCCGAAACTTAACCCGGTTGACCTTTTAATAAAGATCATGGATGCACAGCAGGAACAGGGAGAAGCGCATGCCCTTAAACGTGTGCGTGCAGTGTTTGGGGAATATACCTATAATGAGAATGGAGCCGAGATGCTTGATAACCTTGGAAAACTGGCAGACGGGACTTATGTTGGGCTTAACAGTTCCGGTGTAGCTGGTGATGATCCTCGCCCGGTTCTTGATGGAACGCTGAACATCAACACCAATTGCTATGAGGATACTGCCAATACGTTGCGGGAGTATTTCAACAGGCTGACGCTGAACATCACGGGCGAGTACTTTATCCGGTTCACCGACCCTGTCGTGTTGGCAAGGGTCATGGAAATGTGGAATACCAACGGGGATGAGGGACTCACACAGCCGGAAGCGGACAGGGTGACGGAAATACCCCAATCGTTCCTGTCGGGAATCGCAAATCCGGAGTATGCGGGCATCACTTCGTTGAAAGGATTTGAATCATTCAGGAACTGTACGAAGATCAAGCCGATGGCTTTCGAAATGACCAGCCTTGAAGAAGCCGTGTTTCCGCCCAACCTGCAAATTATCGGAAACCGGGCGTTTTACGGGACAAAAATAAAGAAAGCCAACCTGCCGGATTCATGCACGTATCTGGAAACAAGCGGAGGAGGGTCTTATATGCCCTTTTACCAATGCGCGGAGCTGGAGGAGTTCACGATGAAGGATTATGTGCTTCCGAAAGGGAATAATCAATTTGTAATGAATCAGGGGTTTGGTGATTGCGCGAAATTGAAAAGATTCAAGTTGGAATCGTTTAATCTATCGCCTACAAACGGGGTTGCCTCTCATTATTCTGTACTTGCATTTAAAAATTGCTATTCACTGGAGGAATGCGACTTCGGAAGGCTGGAAGGATTGGTTGATTCAATTCCTACATACTTTTTATCAGGGACTCCGGTGACCGCCTGCTGCATGGATGAAAGAATAACTTACACGTATTCACGCGGGTTTGAAAACTGCCCGAATCTGAAAGTGCTGGTGTTCAAGGGGCAGGTGACAAATATCGGGCAGGCATTGTGCGGAGGAACCACCAGCGTGAGCGCAACAATTCTGTACGCCACCGTTCCGCCTACCGTGGAATACGCCGGACTTAACAATCAGGCCGCTTTCTACGTCCCCGATGAATCGGTCGATGCCTATAAAGCCGCCTCCACATGGTCGGGCGTGGCATCCAAGATACATCCGGTGTCAGAGTATGCCGGATATGTCCCTACGAAAATGTACGAATACAATCCTGAAGAGTCAAGAACCGCTGTAAGACTTATAACGCTTGGAGCGGTGAATCCCGCCTGGGATTTTGCGGGCAGCTCTGTTGTAGCTTCCTCCGATGGAGACTTGTATATGGGCGATATAGTGTATGAAAAGTCTTTATACCTGAAAGTAACCGGTATTAGAGGTAACGGTGATTCTGTAAGTGTTATGATAGACGGTAAGGAATATGTGAATATTGCTCTTAATGGTATTTACGACATTCCTGCAAGTAAAACAGGTTTCAATATAACAGTCAATAATTATATGCAGGATATAACAATTTCTACAGTAGCTGAAGCGTATTAAGTATGGAAACGAAAAATAGAAACGGAATAAATGTAATAGAAGCCGGTGATGGAAAGGTTCTAAGGAGAATATCTGACGGTCTGATAGTGGGTTCGGAGATATATTTGGGATACACCTACTACCTTGGCGGAGAGCGTTTGGAAGAACCGCTTTTCGAGATTCCCGAACATTATGAGGAGACGGATATGCCGGAAGATTATTTACCGGAAAGCGTGCGACAAGTAAAATAACAAGGATATGGCAATATTAAGTAACGGTAAATTTTACGGCTTTCTTTGTTGGCGAAAGAGGAAATGACATAACCAATCACCCAGCCTATCAACTATTCTTCAATAAAAAGACAAATGGTAGTAAACATAGCAAAAAACATAATCACATTATCGGCGATAAACGATGCTTTCTCTGTATTATTTTCGCCGAACACATGTGTTATCAAAGCTGATTACGATGGCAACAATCCCCAGTTAAATTCTGCATATACTGATGTTTCTTTAAAACGCGGAGAAAAAAGAGCCAAATATGAATTAACTTACAAAACGTCAAGTAACAGCGGCATTGCTTATAGGATATCAGTAATTGATGAATATACTAAACGTATCCAATTGATAGCGATTCCGAAAAGTACAATTAGTGGTTATTTGATTTTTGATATTAAATCTGACGAAGGTTACGATTCCACCATTACTTTTCAGTTTTCCGTCATTAGAGAAAGCACGATGCTAGACTGGATACAGGATTGGGAGAATAATAAGACAACTATCGGAAGTACTTATCTTATTACTCCAAAAATATTTGTAGGAAAAAAAGTCGTAAATGAAGCTGGTTTAAATTCTCTTACTGGTGTGTATATTGGTCCAGATGCAGCATCTGCCGGTATATATGGTTACAAAGAAGGAGAAGATATTTTTCATATCAATGAAAATGGTGGCAGCATTGGTGGTTGGGAGATAGATACCAAAGGAATACAGAGCAGTGATAGGCTATTTAAAATACTATCTGAAGGAACTATAAAAGTCGAAGATAATTCAGGAGAAATCATTTGGGCTATTCAAAAGGGTGGAGATGCAACATTTTCTAAAGGAAAAGTTCGGCTAAACGGAGATGGCTCCGCTTACTTTGAGGGGAATATAACTTCTATATCGGGCAATATAGGCGGTTGGAGTCTTGGAGAAAATTTACTGCATTCAGACTATTTAGTACTAGATTCTTCCAGGCACTATATTGGAATCAGCCCATTTGACCTTTCCACATTAGAAGAAATAGACAACGCATTCAATCACAAATCTTATGTTAAAGAGAAAGGCGGTGTCTGTATGTTCTATACATCTGCTAACTCGTATGGAATTGAGGGGTATCTTCCAGTAGCCGCACACAGCGATGAAGCTAGGCAAGTCTTCTCTTTGGGCTCTACAAACCAAATATCAGGCTGGAACATGTCTGAAAAGAAGTTGGCTTCTACACATGTTGTATTGGTTTCAGATGATATCGCTTCAGGTATCTACATGTCAACAACTGATATCAGCCAGACAAGCCCGTCCAGTATTGTTAGTGCTATTGAAGAAAATAGTGGCATATATCTATACAGTACCGAACATGAGGCTAAATTGGTCGGACAAAAAGATGGCAAAACGATATTTTCTTTGTCATCTATAAATGATTCTATTATTGCTGGATGGAAGTTCAATGAAGACGCAATCTTTAAAGGAACCTTAGTTAATTCGGGGTTTACCAAATCATCCGGCGACATAACCATTAGTTCACAGGGGATTCGTGGGTATAAGTGGAGACTTGATGCTGATGGCAATGGGGCCATAGCGGATGGTGAGATTTACTGGGATATGGATGGGGTACATTTCGGAGAGAACGTTAAACTTTCATGGAATAATTTCTCTGATGAAGCCAAAAACGATATGCAGAATGGCTTGCTCCCCGATTGGGTTAATGATTGGGATAAAGTAGAAAACAAAACAGAAATAGGAGGCGAATATGTTGTATCTCCTAAAATATTTTCTGGCAAAAGGGATCAAGAAACCGGTAAATTGACCGGCATAGTCTTGGGAAGAGATTGCTTGATAGAGGAAGATGGAACAAAACGTACAGGAATTTTTGCGCTATTGAATGATGAAATAGTTTTCGAACTTGACCCGATAAATAAGAAGTATAAGTTTAAGGGAGAGGTAATTGCGGATAGTGGAGTTTTCAACGGAACAGTGAATGCTGATAGCGGAACTTTTAACGGGACGGTAAATGCGGATAGAGGCTCTATCGGTGGTTTTGAAATTGCAAGTGGTCGCATAGGTTCTGAAGTGAATACAGAATATGGCGGCGGACAGCTTGCGATATATAATAACCTTATTCGTGTAGGAAACAGTGATAGTTATTCGTTATTAGGAGGTGATACAATTCCTGCTACAGCGGGTGGGGCTTACACTTCAACGTGCAGGTTCGTTAATAATACTAAAAAAGATTCATACAATGGTGCTAATTATGGTATGATGATAAATGTGAGCGGCGCGAAAAGAAATTATGGGATCAAATCAGATGCGCCCATACTTGCTACTTCGTGTATTGGAATGAAAATAGCCAGGCCCATATATTGGGTAAATTACAAATCTGACGATGGTAAGGAATTTGATTTTTCAAAATACAGCGTTTATTTAATTGCATCTGATCGCTATATGGGTTTAAACCTTCCAGACGAATCAACCGTCGCATCTTATTTTGGTTTAACATCACTCCCTTCTGATTTTTCATTAATGTTTACTCTTCATGTGAGACATTGGTCGTATGACATAAGAGTTAATAACGTATATGATTGGAATGCGAATTTGATTAATATAGATATGGTAAAAGGAGACAGTCTCACGCTTCTTATTAGTAAATATGATGGATTTCGGTACGATGTACTAAACAGGCAAGATTAGTAGAGTATATATGGAACTAAACGACTGGCTAACAATACCCAGTGCTTTGGGCGGATTGGAAGCAATCAAGTGGATAATCAATTATTTAATGGAAGCTTTTATTTAGAAATAAAACATTACTAAGTAGTAATCATATATTTTATCAAACATATGAGAAAAGACATTCAAATAAACATAAACACAAATGATATTGTGATAGAGCCTCAAAACTCTATCACAACTCGTTCTTTTAACTGGGTAGATAACCATTCGGGGTTATCACGATATATATATGGTGAGATTACCGTTCCTTGGCATCTCCCTGAATCTCAAATAAAATCGAATGGGTTATATACAGTTATCCCATATACTCCTATGTACAAAGAATTTTATATACGAGTGAAGCGATTGTATGCGGATCAAAGTTACTCATTTATTGTAAACCCGGTAGATGGAACGGAATGGTTCTTAGCTAGGACTGGTTTGTATGGAAAAGAAAAGAAGAACGTGTATGCCTCCCAGCTAATCACTATATCAGAAAACAACTTCTTCATCTCTTTCAATGGCAAGTATGCGGACATATATTCCGGCAATGAAACCGATGTAAATATCATCAAAGCAAATCAGCAAAACTCCAATCTATTATTAAAGTGTATTCCTACTAATAATTACAGATACCCTCTAAGTGGCGTCGGCCTGATACAATGGCTGCATAGTAATATAAACTATACGGATCTTTCCTATGTCATCAAAAAGGAGTTTGAGGCTGACCGGGTTAATGTTAAAGGGGCCGAGTTTGATACTGAAACAAAACAGCTATATCTTGATTTGGATTATTCAAAAGTAGACGAAGATGGCGAAATATAAAATAAAGACAGGACAAAATATTTTTGATGTAGCAATGCATCTTTATGGTTCCATAGAAGGCTTGTTCGACCTTTTAATAAGCAATACGTGGCTTACAATGAACACTGATTTGATCCCCGGAATGGAACTGGAATATCATGACTATTATGTAATTAATGATGGTATTGTGAACGAAATAAATAACAACCAAATTATTCCAGGTAACGGCTCCCGGCATGTGTATAATAAAGAGTCACAGTATAGTTTAAGAGCTGTTTGCCATATATATCCCGAAAGTACATTATCCTGTTTATCTGTCAGCGGAGATGGAATTATGCAAATAGACTGGGGAGATAACAGTGATTTGGAAAGTGTTAATTTAAGCAATAATATAGTTACCTTGTCTCATTATTTCGATAACACTGTTGAGCAACGTAGAATTAAGATTTATGGTGACTTTAACTTAATGACCTTTGACTCGTCGAATATTAATGGGGATATTTTTCCAGTTAATCCAATCGTAGTCGACGAATATACATCCCACTCAAACAGAAATTCACTGAAAGGACTATTCTTGTTTGATGGTACAGTGATAGTTGACCTGGAAGGTTCGTCAATATCAGACCTCTCTCCTATTTATGACATGAGCCTACAAGAATTAAATCTGAAAAATGTAGGTTTCGCCAATGAAGATATACTTGACAATTATTTATTATACATTGTCAGCGACTATGGGACAAGAAGAAATTGCACTGTATATTTAAGTGAGGAGCCATCAGAAGCTGGAATGAACGCTATCCTCCAGATTATAAATGAACCGGACTGGAATGATGCGGGTGCATGGAAATTCATTATTAACGATAAAATATACACAAAAGAATAATGGCACGTTCATTAACGGAAATATATAACGAAGCAAAAGAAACCAGAGATAAATATCTGGAATCAACCGAAGTGACTAATGATTCCAAGATGTCTATCTTAAATGCAATTACATGGACCACCTCGGCTTGTATTTGGGTATTTGAGAACATCATGGACACTTTTAAAGTAGATATGGCAAGAGAATTACAATATAGAGTGAATGGGACTCCAGCCTACTACGCAAGCGCACTGCTTAAATACCAGTCAGGAGACAAATTGGTTATCAATGATGAAGGAACACAGTTTTCCTACGCTAATATTGATGAGACTAAACGAGTAGTTACCAAGGTCAGCTACTCTGAATATCAATCTGACGGATTCTACGACAAAATACTATTACTGAAAGTGGCTACCGGTGAGGCTGGGAGCTTTGCTAGAATAGACGATAACGAAATGCTTGCAGTCCGTTCTTATGTAGACCAGATTAAGTTTGCCGGAACAAGCGTTAATGTGGTCAGCAGAAACGGAGATGTTTTAATCCCTAAAGTTACCGTATATTATGACGGAGCCATAAGCAAGGATGAAGTCTATACAAACATCGAGAACTCTCTGAACAACTTTATAGCCAATATCGAATTTAACGGTAATATCTATGTGCAGAAAGTAATCGACGCTATTCAACAGGCGGAACATGTTACAGACGTACATATAGACAGTTCCAGTGATTTTCAGGGTATATTCGTTGCTCAATATAATGACGACAACTTACTGATACCTACAAAGCAGGACGAAGAAGGCAATGTAACAAGCTATGAAAAGAAAATTGACCGCATGTTTGTCCCCAATAGTGGCTTTATCAAACAAAGTTCCAAAGAAGGACTGGAAGAGTCACTGCAAACATGGCGGGAATCCATCATACTTAAAATTGAAACAGAATGAGATATGCTGTCAATTTTGATAAAGTCATAAACCAACTCGTTCCGCATTATCTGGGAGGAAGAAAGTATATTCTGTATTTGCAAGCATTATGCAAACCTTTACAAACAGCCAACGACTCTTTCTCTGAATGGGCAAATGAAACGCTCATCGAAGCAAATATGACCTCCCAGATAATCAAATTCGAATGGTATCTGAACAGGAAGTTCAGGAAATACTTTGCCGATAAAGCCAATTCCATAGCTATCAAGAACGGGAAGAGAAATGGGGTTGCAGCATATTGGGAAGCGGCAGACATCATAGAATCAGACAATATGCTGTTAAAATATGAATCCGAAGCTCCCGGAGGTAGTGAAGCGTTACATTATCATGATGAAACCACAGACGAGAATGACTGCAGCTTCATCGTATATTCGCCTCAAATAGACACAAGGCTGATTAGCGAAATAGAATACACTGCAATGGTATCATATATCGTTGACAGATATAAAGTTGCAGGGAAAACATACAAAATAATTTTTAATCAATAATGAAAGAATTTCAAGCACAAACGGGTGGACGATACACTTACATAGACGACATTATCAACCTTCAAGACTTGGCTTTAGCATTTTCCAGCATATTTGAAGGATGTGACAACTTTATTATGAGCGGATGTGAAATTAATGGAGCCAATATTTCAGAAGGTTATGTGTATCTGAATGGAAAACTAAGACACTTTCCAGGCGCATCATCACTAACACAATTTCCCCAATACATATATGAACAAAACAGAGCTGAAACTGTAGCATATGAAAATGGCACAGACAAATTAGGTCGAAATATTTATGACTGCGGGATAGGTACGAGAGTTCCTACTGTTCCAGATCCAATAACCGGTATCATTCCTGAAGCAATAACACTTACTGAAACTGGCGGAAAACGCATGAAAGACGCTTTCTTGTCCAGATATGCTCTTTTACTTAACTCTTCTACTGGAGCACAAGAAGTAAATGGCAAAGTTACATTCAACGGGGAAGTTAATGTAAAGAAGGCTATTGTAAGCAACGAACGCTTTAAAGTTCAGACAGGAAACAGTACCGGTCAAATGTATTATGACAATGCCGGCAACTTGATTGTACAATCAAGAGTTGGAGAAGGAAGCACCTACCAGTTTATCATATCCGAAACAGAAGGGTACAAGTTTCTGGTAAATAATGAAGTAGTAGCAATCTTTACTGGGGAGTTATGCGAATTTAAAAAGCCTATAGCATCCATCAAAGGAACATTTGGCGGCATTGCGATTACAGATTCATCCATTTACAACGCTTTGGATAACACAGACAATGGAGGTGTATTGATTAATATGATTGGAGACAACTCTCATTTCCGGAATACTGTTATAGGTAATGGCAAAGGCGTGGCTCTCTTAGAAGTACTGGGAAAAGACGCAAAGGTGAATATCAATACTCCCCTATTCTCCCAGGACATTATTCTCAAAAGCGATTATTTAAAGTCGAACACAAATCTCATCAGAACATTGTCATGGCAAGACAGAGATGGTGTTATTATCGCCAAATCCGGATTTGATTCTAATACAGACTGCGTTTTCAAAATCAGCAACTCTATTGGCAGCTTATCTATATCAGCCCAACAGTTTGTAGATATAGGTCCGACCATAAAAGAAAATGGCAAGCTATTATCCGAGAAATACGTTTTATCTACAGCGTACACAACAGATATGGACGGTAAAGCCAATGTGGATGACGTGTACACCATTGAAGTAGCGGACAAAACCTTTTCACTTTTAGATGGAGGCTTGTCCCAGTTCATACGTGGCAGTATCACTAAAGAAGCACTGCGGGGACATATTGGTGCAGTTTCACTTTCTGAAGTAACAAACAAAGTACCAACACTGGCTAATAAATTATCCGATATGGCTAAGACAGAAGCTGATAAGCGAATAATCTGTACTAATATCGGCGCAACATACGGAGATGACTACCAGAAAAAATTAAAAGATACCGGCTGGATAAATATTGGTGGAGGTTTATATATCCGGCAAATTGGTAATATTGTATCAATTCAAGGAAAAGTGACAATAGTGCATTCAGGAACAGTCTTTAGAATCCCTAACTCAATTGACCCTCCGACATATGCTGTCAACTTCAGCACAACAGTTTCAAGTTATTCGACAGTTTGGAGATGTACTATTCAGGGAGGAAGTAGAGATTGTATCGTTAGGTATTGCAATAATCACGGAGTAACAACAGAATTATCACTAACATATATGGTTTAAAATGAAAATACACAATTTTATCAAAGATTCAAAGGTCATGGCTGAAAATGAAGCCATGTCCTTAAAGCAAAGAGAAAGAAAACACGTCGTTAACACTGTCCAGGTTGAGGAAGTAAAAGAACCAGAGAAGCAAGATGACAGCAAAGAAGAAGAAAAGTGCGTTAAAAACACCCGGAAGAAAAAGAATAAAGAGGAAGTTTGAGGAAACCAGAGTTGGACACTTTCTAAAGTATGAAGCTCCTGTAGAATATCTGTTAATAATGAATGCCATGAAATTTATGCGTAATCAATCACCTCCGGCAGAGTTAATTGAAAGCGTTAGTTATGGCTCTTGCAACCCATTGTTTAAAAAATGTAAATTCAGAAATGCATTAATAGAATACAGGAAACATGGTCTACATTCTGGAAATCCTATGCTAACAAACACTAATACAGAAATTTATTATTCAAAAATTAGAAAAAACAACAAAATACCGAGTGTTAAAAATACATTTTTAGAGGTGCAATTTTAGCACCTCTTTCTTTTTTATTTAAAAGATATCTATACATTTGCGTTTGTATTTAACTCTCATCAAAAAATCAATTAAATTTATGGGAAACTATTATGTATCGGTAAGGAAAATTACCGATGAATCACTCATGCGTGAAGCATGCGAAATGACGTTCCTAGGAACTAGTAAACAATCCCTTCTCAGCATCTACAAGTCTGAACACTCTCCAGCCAGAACACAAATATTTTGGGTTACGGCAAAAAGTATCCCACTGTTTGTAGCTACTCACTTACTCCGGCATCATGTTGGAAGTATCCCTTTTCAGCTAACATGTAGAAGCGACAGACATGGAGCAAACCCAGGACTTATAGCCAAGCTAGACGACATTAATATGAAGCTGGTGGGAATTAACGCTTTGATTAATTGCGGAGACACCAGTTCAGCACAGGACTGCATTCAAAGCGTTGTATCAGAACTGGAATGGTTGCAGAAGAACTCTGACAGGTACACACCGGTTAATCTCGGATTACTCCTGAACGCGCAGTCATTGATTGATATGTCAAAGTTGCGCCTATGCCTACAAGCAAGCAAAGAGACGACCGAGGTCTTTCAGGAAATTAGAGCAAGAGTAGCTGACATTGACCCGGACTTAGCTAAAATGATGGTCCGTAAGTGTGTTTACCGAAATGGTCTATGTGGAGAACCGGCATGTTGTGGGTTCAACAATACTACAAAATTCATTGAAGAAACGAATGAATACAAATCTTACTTTTCAAAAAAGCAACAAGGTTATTTAAAACAAGAATAAATCATGGTACAGAAAGTAGAAAAAAGAGATGGTCGAATTGTAGAGTTCAACTATCAGTTAATTTGTCGCGCTATTTGTAAAGCGATGAGAGAATGTGGAGAAAAGGACGAAAACATTGCATACAAAATCGCATCAGACATCTGCAAAGAAAGCGACAAAGAGTGCTTGGCAGTTGATGAAATACAGGTATTGGTCGAAAATCATCTAATGGCAAGCAATATGCCGGACGTTGCCCGCGCATACATAATCTATCGAAACAAACGCGATAAGGCTCGGAAGAGTGAAAGCAATCAGATTATCTCAGATATCATTGCAGCAAAGAAGAATGATATTACCCGTGAAAATGCAAATATGAACGCTGACACACCAGCTGGAATGATGATGAAAGTTGCTAGTGAAAGGACCAAAGAATATACAGATGATTACCTGCTATCTGACGATGCTCGCTCTTTAGTAGATTCTAACATTTTGCATATCCATGACAAAGATTACTATCCAACGAAAAGCCTAACCTGCCTACAGCATCCAGTAGATAAAATCTTAACCAAAGGGTTTAAAGCAGGACATGGTGAATCACGTCCGGCAAAACGAATCGAAACCGCCAGCATACTATCTTGTATCTCTATGGAAGCAATACAGAATGAAATGCATGGAGGACAGGCCATTCCAGCATTTGATTTTTATTTGGCTCCTTATGTGCGAAAAACATATATTGAGGAAGTACAAAAACTGGAAGTATTGTTCGGTGATCTAAGCGACTTACACAAAGCCTATATAGATGATTATTTATATAAAGATATTTCAAACATTTCCGGGATTACACAATGGAAACAACATGCCATCAATATGACTGTCAACCGTGTGCATCAAGCTATGGAGGCGTTTATCCATAATATGAATACAATTCATAGCCGTGGAGGGAACCAAGTAGTATTTTCCTCTATTAATTACGGCACAGATACATCCCCAGAAGGACGTTGTATTATTCGTGAAATGCTAAATTCCACATATAGCGGAGTGGGCAATCACTCAACCGCCATTTTCCCCATCCAGATATGGAAAAAGAAGCGTGGCGTAAACTTTTTACCGGAAGATCCTAACTATGATCTCTATTTACTTGCATGCAAAGTTAGCGCAAAGCGTTTCTTCCCGAACTTTTTAAATCTTGACGCACCATTTAATCAAAGTCCGCTATGGAACGCTGATGATCCTAAGAGGTACGAGCATGAAGTGGCGTGTATGGGATGCCGTACCCGCGTATTTGAGAATCGTTTTAGTACAAGCTCATCAATAGCAAGAGGCAACTTGTCATTTTCAACCATCAACCTTCCAGGATTGGCTTTATCTGTAATGAATGAGCCTGAGAGCAAACGGGTTGAATTATTTATGAAAAAGCTGAATGAAGTTATTTCGGTGGCTGGGAAACAACTTCATGAAAGATATGAATTTCAATCCACAGCTTTAGCTAAACAATTTCCATTATTAATGTCCGGCATGTGGGTTGGCTCGGAGAATCTAAAGCCTGAAGATGAAGTACGTGATGTTTTGAAGCATGGGACGTTAGGCGTAGGATTTATCGGTTTGGCAGAATGTCTGATTGCATTAACTGGCAAACATCATGGAGAGTCGAATGAATCGCAAGATTTGGGCATTAAAATCATTACCCATCTAAAACAACAAGTTGACGAATTAGCTGACCTATATAACCTAAACTACTCCGTTTTGGCCACACCAGCAGAAGGGCTATCAGGCAAATTCACAATGAGAGACCGAACAAAATACGGTATTGTAGCGGGCATAACCGATAAAGACTATTACACCAATTCCAATCACATTCCAGTATACTATCATTGCAGCGCAACTCATAAGGCTCTCACAGAAGCTCCATATCACAACCTTACCCGTGGAGGACATATATTCTACGTGGAACTGGATGGAGACGCTACGCACAACGTGGAAGCTATAATAGATATAGTAGACCTGATTGACAAGTACGATATAGGATATGGGAGTATCAACCATAATCGCAACAGATGTATGGACTGTTCATATGAAGACGCAACCAAAGATTTAAAAACATGTCCTAGCTGTGGTAGTCATCATATTGACTGCTTACAACGTATCACGGGATATTTGGTTGGAACTACCGACAGTTGGAATTCTGGAAAACTGGCAGAATTAAAGGATCGCGTAATACATAATTAATATGAACACTCTATATGTAGCTAAAATTGCACATTCAACCTCTGTAGATGGACCCGGATTACGTAATTCTCTATATGTATCTGGATGCCATTTACAATGCGAAGGGTGTCACAACCAGCCTTTCTGGGATATTCATTCTGGAAGGAGCCAGACGATAGAAGAGGTATATGATGCTCTTAATGTTGATGATTTTAATATCTCGATTCTAGGAGGGGAGCCATTAATGCAATATGACAGCATCCTCCAGCTATGCGAAATGATTAAAAAGCAGACATCGAAAACGATTTGGCTGTGGTCCGGACATACATTAGAAACGATACAAAAGAAATACCCTTTAATACTATCCTGCATTGATGTATTAATAGACGGGCCGTTTGTTGAAAAATACGCAGAGCCGAATTTAAAATGGAGAGGTTCCTATAACCAAAGAATTATAAATGTTAACAATGAGTTAAAATAGCATTTTTGTAACAGAAAATAAAAGATGTTTAAAAACTGATAATCAGCAGTTTAAATAAAAACACAAAAATCAATTTTAGTTCCGTTTTACAAAAACGCTTGCAAGTTAAAAAAATAGCCTTACCTTTGCAAACGTCAAAACAATTAAAACAAAAGAGTTCTATGATTCATGAAAAAGGAATTCTCCATATTAGAGATGGAGATCCTGACACTGGCGAGCTTTTAGAATCTGTCGGAAATTTAAAAGATGGAGAATATGGCTATCTTCTATTCGACAAGGAAAAGAACAAAGCTCTACCAAATCTAAAGTATTTATTTGGTCATGTATTGAAAGTTATATCTGACGAACTTCCAGACCATCCACCAGTAGATGCTTTATACAGGTACTTTGAGGAAATATACGCACCGATTAGAACCTGCCATGTTCAAGGAGAAATATATGAATATTTTGATCTGAAAGGCGAAAAATCAATTGAGATGAATAATGTGATCGAGAAAATTATTCATCATGCCGAAACTGAATGGAGTATAAAAATTCTGGAGCGTAAAGAATTAAGTACTCCTGGAGCAAGAGAGCCATATATGGATGCCTATGCTTCACAGTGGGAAAGTCTATCTCGGAAAATTTAATTTTTAAAATTATTTTTCGATATGGCAGAACAAGATTTAGAAAAGATGTCCGTAATGGACGTATTCGCGCAGTCACAAGAAACAATCGACGAAGCAAAAAGAAAAAGTGACGGTGAACAATTCAGTAAGCGAATCCCTCGCTATCAAATGAAGAAAGACGGCAAATACGTCGTTAGAATCCTCCCCCTAGCACCAGTTATTGACGCAGATGGCAACGCTTTGCCGATGGAAAGAAAAGGCTATGAATACCCTTCAAAGGAACTGTTGCTCAAATTCAAATTTACAGACGACAAAGGCAAGGCGAAAGAATCCTATGTTGGTATTTGCCACACCAAATATCCCTTCCCTGAGTTGAAATGTGACCTTGTTGACGAGTTTGTTACTACTGTTCTGGATAAGTACAGTGACGATAAAGCTCTATGCAAGAAAATCACAGAAGGCTCATTCTCTGGTGGTCTGAAATGGTCGAATTCCAGATACATGTATATTCTGGACGAGGAAAAGCGCGGCGATGGCATCCAATTATTAGGTCTATCCTACTCTCAGTACAAAGATCTGGAAGAAAGAAAAATGGATCTGTGGAACAAGCTGTGCAAAAAAGGTACAGTACCATGCCCAATATCTTCTTTCAACGATGCTTACTTCGTTGAGATCAAACGTAAGACAGAAAGCAAAACCGAGTATTCAATCAACATTGATACGGTTGGAGATAAAGACGAATTATCAGCCGATGAATTGAAAGCATTGCTCGACGCTCCAAGACTTCCGGAGACAATCTATCGCTATACAAGATATCATCTGGAGGCAACAATCGCGTATCTGACTAACTATTGCCAGGAAGTCAATATTGACGTAATGGGCGAACAGCGTATCGTTGACGCAATCGACAAAATCAAAATGTCTCTTCCTTCAGACGACAACTCACACTTTAAATTGGGCGAAAACACTGCCGCCGATGGAGAAGCTTCCGGCAATCAGACCGTTACAATCGACGATTTGTGGGATGTATGGGAAAAGCTTGATGAAGCTGGTATCAGTGACCGTTCAGAGGAAGGTCAGGATTTACGCACACATATCAAAGAATTCATCGAAGAGAACGACCTTGATATCAGAGTGTCCCGCACCAAGTCTAATTTAGATCTTCTGCAAGAAATTGAGAAAGAACTAAAAGGCGGAGAATCTAAAGGCAACACTCCAGTACAGGAAGAGCTGAAAGATAACACTCCTGCTCCAGAACCGGAACCAGAACCTGTAGACGAACCTCAACCGAAACAGGAAGAAGTTCAAGAAGAGGAAGCCGCATCTCCTCGTAACAGTCGCAACGACGATACCAATGAACCTGCTGCTCGTCCAAGACGTTCAGCTCGTCCAGAAAGAAGAAGATAAATTACTCTCCACACACGGGCACGTCATTAACTTGGCGTGCCTATTCCAACTATTTTAATAATTATGGCAAATAAAATTGAGCCGTGCGCGTTGTTAATGAACGACTTGCACGTTAGCAAAGATAATACCCATGAGTTTATAGCAAACTGTAATGAGGCTATTAAAATTTGCGTTGAGAATAAGATAGATACGATTGTTATTGGTGGTGATTTGTTTCAATCTCGTGCTGCACAGACCTTGAATACATTGCTTGCAGTAAGAGAGTTTTTACTTTCAACCCGCAATAATAACATCAAAGTAACAATAGCTAACGGAAACCACGATTTGGTAGATCAGGAGTCCATATATGGCTATGGACACGTTTTCAGCGAATACCCGATGGTTAGCGTAGTCAATGAATTTACTGCTCTTAAATTTGGAAAAGTGAACCTGTACATAATGGGATATTTCCCTGAAAACGGCTCTTTCCAAGACAAACTAGATGATTTACTTGACTCTATCAGCTTTGCAGACGATGAAGTGTACATCTTATATATCCATGAAGGAATAAATGGAGCCTTGTCTACTTCAAACGAAAAAGAACTGGCTGCCAATATTTTCCAAGACTTTGACACAGTATTAGTCGGGCACTACCACAACCGTTGCAAGATACAAGGAACCAACGTAGAATATATCGGAAGCTCACGCCAGCACAACTTTGGCGAAGACGAAGAAAAAGGCTACACGGTGCTGTATACCGATGGAAGTTACAAATTTGTCAAAAATGAAGTCAACAAGCGGTACAAGACTATCGAAATCAATGCTAGCAAAATCAATGATGCTTTTATCGACAAAATCCAAATGCTTAAAGAGGATGACAGATATCTCGTAAAAACCAAAGTTTCCTGTAACAAAGCGGCAAGCAAAATGGTAGATAAAGCTAAACTGATTGAGGCCGGAGTATCCAAGATTGAATTGATTGCCGAAGAAGTCGAAGAGATAAAAGTAAAATCTTCAGGTCTGGAATCCAAGTTCGATAAGTCCGGAATCAAATCTGAATACTCATCGTTTTGCGAAAAGAAAGAAAAGAATGTAGAACTGGGGATGAAGTACCTCGATAAAATCAGCTAAGTATGTGGAAATTAAAAAGAATATACGCAAAGAACCTGCTGTCATTCAAGGAGTTTGAATACTCTCCTACCCAGGGCGTTACTACTCTTATCTTCGGCAACAACATGGATGCGGACAACCAGAGTTCGAATGGTTCTGGAAAGTCTGCACTACTGGAAGCTACTTCTATCGTACTTACAGGTGAGACATTAAGAAAGGTAAAAGCGGAAGAGATCATCAACGATATGTCTGATTCGGCTTTGATTGGAGCCGAGTTATTTAATGACGCTATTGGAGAGAGTTTCTGTATAGAACGCACACTGTCCCGCAAAGAGCCGCAAAAAGTTGTTTGTCTTACAGATAGCGAAGAAACAGACAGGGACAAACAATCTTCTGTAGCTGAATATAATAAATACATCTTAGACCGTATCGGCCTTACTAAAGATGATATATTCGGTAACTTCATTCTTAGCAAGCACAAGTACGACTGTTTCCTTTCCAGCTCTGATAGAGAAAAGAAAGAAATCATCAACCGGTTTTCTAATGCCAATATCATTGATAGCTCTGTTGAGGAATTGCAGAAGGATATCTCTCCAGTTGAATCTAAACTCCGGGATGCAGAGCTAAAGGTTTCTCATATCGAAGGAAAGATTGCCGGAGTAGAAGATCAGATTGAACGCGCTATTGAAAATGAGCAGAACAAAGCTTCCAGTAAAGAATCCAGGAAAGCAGAGTTAAATGAATCTATAGCCAATCGTCGGAAACAGATTCGCGAGTTTGAACAAAATATTGAGCAGACAAATGAAAATCTGAAAACACTTGATGACATCTACGACAAGCTATCTAAACTGGAAGAATCAGACACTAAAACGGATGACGCTTACAAACAGATATGCGGTTGGTTTACTTCATCAAATCTTTCAGGTTTCTCTAATTGGGCAGAAAAAGCGGTTGAACTGGAAGAGCAAATCGGTAAGATAGAACAGGAATTTGAAGCCGTATCGATGCAAATATCAAAGACCGCCAAATCTATCAAAGCTGAAACGGCAGAACTGGAAGCTATGCGTTTGTCTTATCGGAAGCTCGGTGAAACAAATGAAGAAGAGGCTACAAAGCTATATAAAGCTTTAGCTGAAATAAAAGCTAATCTAGCAAAGACTAAAGAGCAGAATGAAGAATTGGAAGAAAGAAAGAGCAACACTTCAAGGGCTATAGCCAATCTAAAGAATTCTATAGCCGGAGAGATCACATGTCCAGCGTGCAAACACCGCTTTGTTCTTGATGCCGATATTGATGTAAAAGAAGTTGAGGCTGATATTAAGGAAAAAGAATCCATTCTGGAGAACATCAACGAATCTCTTGCAAATTCTTTAACCACAACCAAAGACTTACAGAAGCAAATTTTAGATAATGAGAACCAAAGCCACCAGCTTTCTGATAACCTACGGAAAGAATCCCGGAAACTATCTGAGAAATCTTCTATTGTAGACCAGTTAGCGTTTGACCAAAAACGTCTGGTACGCAAAAAAGACGATTTGGATGCAGAGGTCGATAGAATTGAACGCTCAATCAGCAGTCTTGTTTCAAGCATGTTTGATGAAGCTTTTGATATTATGGACAAACAAACGAAAATACAAGAAGCAGCTATTGAAGACTTTGCGCTAAAGATTAGAACCTGTCAGGGAGCAATTGAAACCTTCCAGAATTCTATTGATGATTTGGATAAAGTGGAGGCAGAAACTATCGTAGACTCACTAAAAGCAACTCTCAAAGAATACGAGAAGGAGTATGTGCAAGTCGGACGGGATAAGGCTGATATCGAAAAGGAATTGTTTGAATTGAAAGAACAGGAACAGTTGTTTGTTGAGTTTAAAACTCATCTGGCAAACAGCAAAATTGACGCACTAGCCAATATGACCAATACATTTCTGGAAAATATCGGAAGCGATATCCGCATTCAATTCTCAGGTTACACCGTTCTGAAAAGCGGAAAGGTAAGAGATAAGATTTCGATTTCTCTTCTTCGTAACGGAATTGATTGCGGGTCATTCGATAAGTTTTCAGAAGGAGAAAAAGCCAGAGTAAACATGGCTAATATCCTTGCCATGCAGAAGCTTACTAATCTCAACTGTGAAGAAGGGAAAGGTTTAGATCTTCTTGTTCTTGATGAGATTCTGGAAGCAACAGACGAAACCGGATTGGCCAGCATTTTCGATTCTCTTAACTCACTACAACTCACATCGCTAGTGGTTAGTCACGGCAATGTAGCGGAGAACTATCCGCATAAATTAATAATCAACAAGAAAAACGATGTATCATTTATTTAATGGAAAAGTATGAAGAAAGTGAAATAACAAGGCACAATGTGCTAGCTGTCGATGTGGCCACTCACACCGGTTATTATTCAACACACGGAGGTGGAACGTGGGATTTTACAGAGTCTATGCGTAGGAACAACAACAAACAGCATAAGGCTTTTCGGGAAACGCTGATGAATTTCATCCAAGACAACAATATCAAAGTAATTGTTGCGGAAGACGTTAACTGTGGAAGATCCCCTAAAGAATTCATGGCCACCAGAAAGCTATCGGAGTTCAGAGGTATATTATTTGAGATATGCGATACTTTAAATCTCCCAGAACCCATATTTATCAATCTTACAACAGTAAAGAAATGGGCTACAGGAAATGGAAAAGCAAGCAAAGACGATATGATAGACTACTGTAGAAGTCGTTGGAAAATAGATCCAGTAGATGACAACATGGCTGATGCTACCCATATCTTTATGTATTACGTAAGAAAATTTAACCTGTAATTAATGAGTAAAGCAAGAAACCTAAGACGGCAACGTGAGAGAGCTGCCGAGAAACACCTAAATGTGTTGGGAGAACTCCTTGGTCAGTTTTATACTTTCCTTGAAAGAAAGGAAAAGCCAAGTGATGAAGAAATTAGAGCCGTATTTCTGGCTAAAGAAAAACATTGGAAGAATTATTGCCGTAGAGAAGAATTGTCTGAAGGCGCATCTGTTTTGTTTAATCAAGAAGTTTCACAGACATGGAAACAACGGTACTCGACCAAGGATACGACCCAGAAGTAGACCCTAAAGTAATAGAGAAAAGGCAAGCCCTGTTTAGCAAGTACGTAGAACCATACTTGAATATGATATACAAGCTGGTTATGAACTACAGCTACCGCAAACAGAATGTCGAAGAAAACTATACGGAAGTACTGGTCGCCTTATTCCGAGGAATACATACATACGACCCCAGCAGATCAATACACACCTGGCTGCACATTGTAACCAAACGGTATGTATATGTATTGGAACGAAAAAGGAGACTACATGACAACAAGAGTTATGATGTTGACATAGAAGAGTGTCAAGAGAACTTGTACGACATGGAAGCAAACAGTAACTCTATGAATGAAGAGAACTATCAGAACTTTTATAGTGACGATATTCTCAGTGTACTTAACGAAATGAGCCCAAAACATCGAGACACTTTATTGTTGCAAGAAGCCGGATACTCATTGAAAGAGATAGTTGAAATCGAATATAAAAAGGGCACGTTAAAATCTCGAAACATAGAAACCATTAAAAGCAGGTTATTTATAGCCCGTAAACACCTAAAAAAGAATTTGACAAGAAATGGCGAACGAAAAGTTGATTAAGAACGTCGTCAAAGTCTATACAGAGGTAATGAGAAGGTTGGTTGATAAAGACTATAAAATCTCCCAAGGTGGAGAAAATATTAGAATTATCACTAACCTTCTTGATTCTCTCGGCAAAGAGTATGGAGATGTAACGACAGAACGGCTTGTTGACTTCTGTATCTTCTCTGCTCATTTCTATCACGATAAGAAGGTGATGCTGAAACAAGCATTTGGCCCGACTGCCTTAAAGCGGTTCAAAGAATCAAAATCCGGGCGAGCTTATTATGAAAACAAATGGCTGGAAAGAGAAGGAATCACCAGACAATCATTGTATCGGTTAATAGCCGACCGTAAAGATCACCCACACGCCAAGTACATTTACATGGTTAGTGAGGAAAGCTTAAAATATAAATTGTTGAACGAAAAGGCCGGGTATATACTGTGTCAAAATTCAACATTAGGGTGGAGTCCATTGTCAGCTTCATGCAAGCAGTGCATTTTCACTTCCGAATGTATGAAGGAAACGCAACGTAAATATCCGGAGCTATATAGAATAAGATTGGAAAATGGCGAGAAAGAACAATAACGTACTGACTGAAGCCTTCCTTATAGATATGTACAAAATTGCTACAAAAAGCGAATATATACTAAGTATCATATCGGAGCATATTAAGGAGGAGGATTTGCCGGACAAAGATTTCCAGCTCATACATAAGTGTATGTGCGATTATTTTAGGGAACATAAAAAGGGTCCGACTCATGGCATCATGTGTCAGAAGTTAGCTAGACATAGAGGAGCCGGGGAGCTATGGGACGAGATACAGGAAAACAAAGGGAATGCTGATGTTAATGGTCTTGTCGATCAAATTGAAGATTATATCTGCCAGGTACGCTTTAACAAGGCATACAAAGACATGGGCGAACAGTATAATAGCCATAACAGTGACAAAGCATTAAAGACTCTGCATGATTACGCGAATTGGCATAGTGGGTTTAGTCTAAAGTCTCCAGAATTTATAAATGTGGTAGAGTCATTTAATACAAGACACCATTCCAACAAGCAGAATAACGAATCCAAGAACAAGCTCTCTCCTATCACCAGATTTCATATAGATGATCTGGATGCAATGAATAATGGCAGAGACCTAAGAACACAGTTGACATGTTTTCTTGCTCCCACAGGGGTCGGTAAAAGTCATGCTGCAAGATGGATTGGAAAGAATGCTTGTCAGGTAGATGGATTAAATGTTCTACACTTCCAATTAGAAGGTAGTGAAGACGAGGTTGTAAATGCGTATTCCTCTTCTCTTGTTGCTTGTGACAGCTATAAATATGAAACCGGAAGATTATCTGACAGGGAATTAGTAAACTTAGAAAAATCGTTGGAGGGAATATCCGGAAAGTTATTCGTCAAATCTTATCCGAAGTTCAATTGCCAGGTATCAACACTAGATATCCGAAATGGTATCGCAGAGTTCAAAAAGACATATGGTATTAATCCGGATGTTGTTATCATTGACTCGATGGACCTGTTGACAGACGCAAGTGGTAAACGATGGTCTGAAAATGGTGAACGCCATAAACGAATCGCTGTAGCAAATGATCTTAAAGATTTAGCGGCTGATGAAAAGGTATGGATGGTCGTTACCTATCAGGCTACCATAGAGAACAGAGAATGGCTGAATGATGAGAAGAACGTTTTGACAGAATACAACTGCGCTGAAGCTAAAGGGCTTGCCAGACCCATGACTCACCTTATCACTTTAAACCAGAGTGATAAAGAGAGAAAAGAAAAAGTAATGCGCTTGTACTTTGCCAAAAGCCGGTTCTTCGCGAAAGGAGACCCTATTAAGATTGCTACAGAGTATGATACGGAACAGTTCTATTGTCGCCAAAGAACCCTTAATATCAGTAAAGTAAACGGCGTGATAATATGAAAATTAGTAAGGAAGACAGAGAATTAATCATCAAAGAACTGGAGGTAGAACTTCATGCAAAACTGGATGGTGGACGCAAGAACTTGGTTGCCCCTACATGTCCGTATTGCGGTAAGACAGGTGGTAAGTTTGGTATATATGTAGGCCCCGAATCCGGAAGAAAGAAGTTATTCATGTCACACTGCTTTTCCTGCGGAAAGACAGTTATGGATGTGAACCAGCTATTCGAAGACATTGGAAGACCGGACTTAATCATTGCTGAAACGGCGAACTTCACACTGGCTACGGACGCTATCTTCCAGATTGAACAAGAAGAAGAAATCGAGGATGAGTTGGTAGTTGTAGAGATGCCAGAAGGATGGAAGCGTTGTTTTAAGAACAAGTACCTCCAAAAACGTGGGTTTACTGGCGATGACTACGACTACTTCCCAGTTGGAACCACTAGAGGGCTTAACTTCAAGTTCGATGATTATGTTGTATTCCCAATTATTGATAACGAAGAAACGGTAGGTTACATTTCCAGACATACATGGGATAAAGACGAAATAGAAGAGTATAACATAAAAGCAAGGAGAGCTGGAAAGTACGAGATCAGACGATATAACAATAGCCGGGAAAATGATTTCAGCAAATTGCTATATAACTATGACACTATAATTGAAGACATAACGGACACGGTAATTATCGTAGAAGGAATATTTGACGTTATCGCGCTTACCAGAAAACTTGAACTATATGACAACCACCACATAGCAGTAGTGGCCACTTTCGGAAAAAAGATATCTGATATCCAAATGTGGAAACTACAGTCTAAAGGGGTACAAACCGTAGTCCTTGGCTATGATGGAGATGCTGTCGGAGCCATAAACAAAGCTGCTGAAAGGTTGAATGAATACTTCGATGTATTTATCGCATATATTCAAGACCCAAAGGCTGACTTTGATTCAATGGACTTTTGGGAGATATACGATGTCTTCTCTACCAATCTGAGAACACCTGTCGAATATAAATTAAACACAGTTCAGTTATGAATGAAGAACTAATAGAATGGTTAAAAACCAATAAGATACAATTCAAGATTATCGACAAAGAGGTTATTGAAGTACCAGAGTTTGGGCAAATGTTTATCCAGGACAATGAAAACGTCCAGTCGATATTTAAAGCAGACAGTGATGGAAATCTTAAATTTAACTGTCTGGAAACTCCTGATGTCCTAATAGAAGACAATATCTTCTACGTGGCATTTAAGTTCGGGAACAACTGGTATTACACAGATCTTCGTAAAGATTTTGCTCTCAATATCTTAAAGTATATTGGATTACGAGAGGAACCGGCATTTAAAGAAGAGTTTGTGAATCTGGGGGTACACACTCCTCATGAATTACTGAATGGGAGTTTCTTACCTAAAATGTGGGTAAAGAAAGCCAAATATCTTGGTCACAAATATATTGGAATATGTGACAAGAATACTATGGCAGCTTGTTACAGTATGCAGAAAGAATGCGAATTGGCTGGAATAAATCCCATTTTCGGATATTCGCTAACATTTACGTGTGGTGAAGATAAGGTTGGAGCCAAGGTTTACGTACAAACACAAACAGGACTTAGGAACCTTCTTAGAATACAGAAAGCTATTATGGTAGACCGAGAAGATGGGCTTATAGACATTGATGAGCTTATCAGAAGATCTGAAGGGAACGTATTAGTCTTGGACAAATACTCTTCCGAGTGGATATTGAACAACTTTGAGACCGTTCGTGATTTACAGGAAGCGTTTAACTGGGAAGTGTACTTTCAGGTAGACTTGTCGGAGTATAAAGCCGAAAGGATTGATATAAAGGTATTGGAGTCTGCAAAGCTATATTTCGACAAGATATACAACACCGATTACGATATCCTTCCAGTACTTCTTTCCGATTGTTATTATCTGGATAAAGATGATTATAAAAACAAGATCATCCTAAACAAGATAGCTACAAGAGCCGCACACGAACAGAGTGAAGATCAGTATTTCAAAGACATAGACGAGCATTACGCCATCTTTCAGCAATTATTCGATTCTGAGAAGTGGGATGTGGAAACGTTGTTCCGGGAATGTTGCAAGAATACGGTTTACATCGCTGAACCAGCAGAGGCTAGATTTGAAACAACCAAAAACTTCATGCCCAAATACATGCTTACCGATGAGGAAAAGGAAAAGTATGGAGACGCGCACACTATGTTCACTGCACTTCTTGATGAAGGTCTGGAAAAGCTAGTCCCTTCCAGTAAACGCGAAGAATACCGGAAGCAAATGGAATACGAAAAATACATTATTGAATCAACCGACAATGTAGATTACCTCCTAGTGCAATACGATACCTGTAACTGGGCGAGAAGTAACGGTATTCTTGTAGGCTGTGGCCGTGGTTCTGCTGCCGGTTCTCTCCTACTCTATTTACTTGGAATTACCCTTATTGATCCTATTCGATACGGACTAATCTTTGAGCGCTTCCTACTTCCAGAACGTGCCGGACTATACCAGACCGACACAACAATCATAGGGGGAGACATTGACTCCACCAACTATGTAGAAGTTTCACTGGAAAATGGCAAAACAATCAAGATAGATGTTGATTCAAAGCTACTTGTAAAACCGGAAGGTAAAGATGAAGCGGAAGTTATTTATGCAGACCAGCTACAAGAAGGGGACGATATCCTATTCGACAATAAGGACGTATTATTCACTATAAACGAATTATAAAGCTATGACACTTACAGATGAAATGAAAGAAGCAGTTGACATTATTTCGAACACAAGAAACAATGTCTTCATTACCGGAAAAGCAGGAACCGGCAAAACAACTCTATTGAAGTACCTGATTGAGAATGTAAAGAAGGACTTTATCGTGACTGCTCCAACCGGTGTAGCTGCAATAAATGCTGGAGGCGCTACACTGCATAGTGTATTCAATATACCGTTCGAACCATATATACCAATGAGCGAAATCAAGATGAATATAAACAAGGAAAAGATGGAAGTGATATTCTCTCTTGATGTTCTTATTATTGATGAGATTAGCATGGTAAGACCGGACATCATTGATTATATCGACAAGAAAATGCAGATATGTAGAGGCAACAAGTATCCGTTCGGGGGTGCTCAAATTGTGATGATCGGTGATCTCTTCCAGCTTCCGGCAGTTATAAAGGGCAGTGAGGGGAACGTGTTAAGGAGATACTATAATGGAATGTGTTTCTTCAATGCAATAGCTTTCCAGAAAAAAGGGTTCAACATTATCGAACTATCCCATGTATTCCGCCAAAGTGACGAGAAGTTTATTTCTCTATTGAATAAAATTAGAGATTACAGTATAAGCGAAGATGAGCTGGATGCATTATCCGATCTGAGAGATAAGAATGCGAGCAAGAACTTTGATGGAAAGAACATACATATCTGTACACACAGAAATATTACAGACGACATCAACAACACAAAGCTTGGCAAACATACTCATTCATATAAAGCCTTACTGTCTGGAAAATTTAAAGAGTCAGCTCTTCCCTGTAATGATGAGCTAAAATTAAGAGTTGGAGCCAGAGTGATGATCCTTGTGAATGGAAAGAACCAAGAGTACTGTAACGGCACGCTTGGAGTGGTAACAGGACTCAGTGATTTTTTCATAAGCTTAACCACCGATGATGGTCGTGAAGTAATGTTAGACAGATATGAATGGGTCGATTATTCCTACACCGTAAAAGACGGCAAGATAGAGAAGGTTAAAAATGGCTCCTGCAAACAATTCCCAGTAACTTTAGCTTGGGCGATCACAGTACACAAAAGCCAAGGACTAACATTTGACAACGTTGTGCTACACGTTGACAGGTCGTTTACTCCCGGACAAGTTTATGTGGCTTTAAGCAGATGTAGAACTATGGAAGGAATTGTTTCTGATTCATACATAACCAAAAGACACATCATTGCCAACGAAGAGCTTCTGAACTTCGAGCATAAATATAAAAATAACGGATACACTTACGGAACAATAAGTTTACTGTAGTATTGCGCACTATAAACATATATAAAATGAAAGTAATTAAAGTTGAACAATTTAAAATCAAAGAGCCAATCCAAGTGATTGACTGCTTTGTAGATGGAGGATATTTGCAGGGAGCTTCTGGCTCCCTGCCGTGAGTCGGATATAGATATTGACTATCAATCAGACAGGAGACAAGATGTTAAAGCATATGTTGAACAACGCTACAACCATCACGGAAAGCAACGGGTATTTTCTGCCGGTACTGTTACCACACTAAAAGTTAAAGCAGTACTGAAAGATGTGGCTAGAACGAAAAGAATACCGGTAGGCATCGTTAATTATATCACAGCCATATTTGACGATGATAAATGTGACTTTACCGGTATATTCAAATTAGCTGCTAAGAATAAGAAAGTAGCCAAGTTTGTCGAGACTTATCCAGAACTGTTTGAAGACATTCGAGTACTTATGTTCCAGCCTCGTTCCAGTTCCATACACGCTTCTGCCCTACTAGTTACACCTGATGACAAAGATGGAGAAGATGCAGAGTGCTTTGATTTCGTTCCTATTAAAAAGGTAGATGGAATCTTAGTGTCCGAGAACGATGGGGTGGAGTTAGACGAGTTAGGGTTACTGAAGAACGACTGTCTTGCAACGAAAGAGTTGTCCAAGATACAGGCTACAATGAATATATGCAATGAAATCTACAAAACCGATCTAAGTCTCGAAAGCTTGTCTACAGGTTCATTAGACGACAATAAAGCTTATGAACTTTTAGGAAAAGGATTCACCCAAAACGTCTTCCAGTTTTCATCAAAAGGGATGACTAAGTTTTTGGTCGATATGCAGCCGGCTTGTATCAATGACTTAATTGCTGCTAATGCTCTGTACCGTCCGGCAACACTGGAAAACGGGTCTACTGAATCATATATTGACTGTAAGAAAGGTGAAGTGGCTCCTACATATTTGTGGGGAACATATAATGCTCTTAAAGACACTTATGGGTTGATTACCTATCAGGAACAGGTAGTATTGATAGCGCGCGAAGTCGGAGGATTTAGTCTTGGTGATGGTGTAAAACTGGTAAAGTTCATTTCAAAGAAGAAAACAGATAAAATCCAAGCCATGAAAGAAAAGTTCATGGAAGGAGCCAAGAAGAATGAATGTCCAGATGAAGATGCTCAATGTATTTGGAATCAAATCGAAGCGTGTGGCTCTTATTTATTTAACAAGTCTCACGCTACCGCATATGCTGTTACCAGCTATGTAGGAGCATATCTAAAGGCCAATTACCCCACTGCTTTCTATACGGTCGCACTTCAATGGGCAGACGATAAAGAACTTATTCCTATCATGTCTGAAATGGAAACATGCAGCAAAGCCAAAGTAGTTCCTCCGGATATCAATGTTAGTGAATTAGGCTTCCATACAGATTACCAAACCGACTCAATCTTCTGGTCCATTTCCAGAATCAAACAACTGGGGGCCAAAGCGGTGAATTGGATAATAGATGAACGGAATAGGAATGGAAACTTCGCAAACATTGATGAGTTCATCGAAAGGGTGTTTAGGCACAAATTCAAGAAGTATAAAAGCTTTGAAGATGAAGATACCCCGGAGGAAGAAACGAGATGCCCGGTAAATGCAAGATGTGTCAAGAACCTTATATTGGCCGGATGCTTTGATTCAATAGAAAATGCCGGTTCAATTATTGAAAGGTACGCCATTCTCGAAAAGGCCGCTATCAAGCTAGGGTTTGAGATTAAAGAAAAGGATTTTCCTACCGAAATGAGAGGCAAGCACTATTTCTGGTCACAAAAGCAAATAGAAGTATCTGGGATTGGTTCCATTGACTATAGGCGCATATTCGACAATTCAGAGGTCCGTTCTCAAATTAAAGGCCGCGCTTCTTATTTGTCCTTTCCAGATATAGCCCCCAAGACAATGGAAAACAAAAAGCCTGCAATCTGTGCAACTGTCGTAGACCTCGAAGAAAGGAAGTTTACGAATAAACAGACTGGAAAGGAGGAGTTGTATTGCAAGATGACTCTCCAGCAAAACAACGATATTATAACCTGTATAGCGTGGCCAACTGAATATGCACAATACCGAGGCATATTAATAGGAGCCAAAAACAAAATCGTAATCATGACCACACTAATTAAATATAGTGATTATGAAGGAAAGAATAATCTACAACTTACTAAGAATCCAATAATAGCAGTTTTATGAAAAAGAAAATAATAGCAATAGTCGGAGCAAGTGGTTCCGGCAAGACACACATGACAAAGTATATAGACAGCAAATTCAATCTTCCCAGTATTGTATCGTGTACTACAAGACCAATGAGAGAAGGAGAAACAAATGGTGTGGAGCATTACTTTGTAGAAGAAGATCAAATGCCGACTTCAGAAAACATATTGGCATACACTAAGTTCGGAGAACATCACTACTGGACAGACAAACAACAAACTAAGGAATGGGATATTTTCTGTTATGTCATAGATGAAATAGGCTTGATTGAAATGCTCGACAAGTATTCTGATGAATTTGAAGTGCTCCCAGTATTGGTCAAAAGGAACGAGTCGTCTTTAGAATCCGAAATCGACAAAGGCAGAAGAAACAGAGACAAGTACCGCATCTCATTATCCGACTCTTTTTACGATTACATCATCCAAAATACCGGTACGATAGAAGAATTTGAAAAGAACATAGACACCCTGATTAATAACATTAAACTTAAAAATTGATATGGCAGCACCAACTACAGAAAATCCTATTCCAGTAGCATTCGTTCTTGACTTTGAAACTGGAGATACTAAATGTGATAAGGGGGCATGTACTCAGATAGCGATACATGCCATTAGACTAGACACCTTTGAAAAAATGGGTTCATACGTAAAATACATCTATCCATATAATCAGAAAGAGATCAAAGGGGTAACTAAAAAGAAGAAAGTACTGAAAAACAAACATGATGTTCAAGAAGAGGTATTGATGGACTATAAAGAAGAAGCACTTGAATATTCAGCAATCACGATGGATATGCTTTATTCAATGGGCGAAGATATTCAGCAAGTGGCTGAAGGTGTCATCCAGTTCTTTAAGGACAATACATTCCCTAAGACTCCCAGAAGTATGATGCCTATTATCATTGGTCAAAACATTGGATTTGATATTGGTTTCTTACATCAAATGATGGAATACGCAGGATTAATTGGAGAGCTAAAAAAATGCCTACGAGGACATGTTGATTTCTACGGCAACTTCCAACCTGTTGTTATAGACACAATAGTCCTCGGTCAACTAGCGCTGTGTCATCTTCCAAATATCGACTCCTACAAACTTGAAATCATGTGTGAGAATCTGGGAATAGAACTGGATGATGCCCATGACGCTGATGCTGACGTAACTGCAACAACAAATGTCGCTAATGTTATCACTAGCCGGATGAGAAGTGTTGGTGGAGAAACTTCCACACTATCACTATCCAAATCAGAAAAGAGTCGTAAACATTTTAAAATCTAACAATAATGGAAAATAAAGTATTAACATCAAAGTATGGTTCAGACAAGACGCCATTGCATCTAGGGGAGTTATCTATACCGTGCTATGTGCTAGAGGATGGAACACGCGTGTTTTCAGGGCGTGGTATTCAAAATCTACTTGGTGTAAGCTCCAAGTCTTCAGGTACATGGTTATCTAAATTTATTAATAGTAAATCTATATCCACTAATTTATTACCCGGGATTTACGATAAGCTGTCACACCCTATAAAGTTTAAAAGGCCTACAGCAAGTGGTTCTCAATCTGGCACTTACGGATATGAAGTAACGTTATTGATAGACCTTTGCAATGCAATAACAGACGCTTATGACTCCCGGGAATATCAAGTAAGCGAAGAGTATTATAAAGCAGCAAGAATAATAACTAGAGCTGTATCAAAAGTTGGAATTATCGCTCTTGTAGATGAAGCAACCGGATATGATAAATACAAAGGTGGGGCTAAGGATGAGCTGCAAAAGTTCTTAAATAAATTCATATCTGATGAAGCATCTAAATGGGTGAAAACATTTGACGATAATTTCTTTGAGATGATATACAGAATGAGAGGGTGGAACTGGGAGATGACCAATAAAAGACCGGGAGTTGTTGGCCAGTGGATTAATGACATTGTTTATGAAAGAGTGGCTCCATTCACACTTATCATGCTAAATGAAAAGAACCCTAAAGATGATAAAGGACATAGAAAAGTAAGACATCACCAATACTTTACTGAGGATGTTGGAAAACCCAGGCTCAAAAGCTATTTAGCAAGCGTGGAAGCGTTAGGAAGGGCTTCTAACTATGATTGGAAAGTGTTCATGGAGCTTTTAAACAGAGCTTTTCCTAAGCAATTGCAGAATTACCTGAACGATGATGAACTGTCCAGCATGGGCATATAAATACCATTTAAACATTTACATTATGAAAATTGAAAATGAAAAGACAACAGTTGTAGATGAACCGAAAATAGAGTTCAATCTAATAACAGACAAAATTTGCCTGAGTGTTGTTAACGATGATATAGATGAGACACTTGTTGAGATATCCGGATACGACTTGCAGATTAATTTCAATTTGAAGTATATAAAATCAATTGAAGACGTCGAACTTGCAGTTACCGGAATCGGTGATATGTTCCGAAAAACGATCATGGATCAATTACTGGAAGATAGAAAACAAAACGATTGATTTTGTGCTATTCATAAACAAGAAGCTCCGGTCTTCCGGGGCTTTTGTTTTACATAAAAATAGTATAAATGGAACAACAAACAAACACATTATCAAAAGAAGAGAAGAAATTCTGCGAGCTGTTTGTTCATGGATGCGCACCTTACAGTGGTAACATGGTAGCCTGTTATGAAAAAGCGTTTGGCAACAAGAACATGGAAAGCAAACATGAAATTATTCAGATGCTTAACAGAACTGATATCAAAGAGTACATGAATGAAATAGAGGAAGAGGATTTTGAAGAGGCTAAATATCTTAGAAAACGATTATCCGAAAACCTCCTTGGCATTATGGAAGAGACATCTACTGCTGTATATAGAGATAGAAGAGGAAACGAATTATCTCCTGCTCCTCTTAGAAGTGTAGCGGTACAGGCAGCTAAGGCTTTGATGGAAATACATCCAATCAAAGAAGCACAAATAAACAAACTAAGCATCGAAGGCAACGAAGGAGGCGTTGTGTTCAATGTTATCATACCTGAATCTAAAAAAACTAAAGAAGAAAATGGGGATTGAATCTTTTGACTGGAGAGATATTATTCTTGCAGTAATTGGTTGCATAAGCTTATGGGTTGGGGGTATTTTCTTTTACCCTCAAAACAAAAAGGCAAAGAACCTTGAAAATGAAACCAAACAGTCTGACGAATGGAAAAGGCTGTATCAAGAAGCTTGTGAAGAAAACATTAGGAAAGAAAAGAAAATCGAGGAATTGTACAAGGAAATAGCAAAACAAAGAGATGAAAAAGCAGAGCTACACAAACAATCATCTTCACTCTCTGCCGAAAACGCAAGTCTTAGTACTAGTTTGAAATATCTAAAATGTGAAATGCCTGGATGTCCTCATAGAACTCCTCCAACCGGATATTAATTATATGGAAAATCAAGAAATCGTAGCAATTGGAATGTCAGAAGAGCTGCGAGAGCTAAAGCTGACAGAGTTGTATGGACGAAGAGCTAAAGTGGTAAAATTAGAGACTACCGGCTCAGGTGAACCTCATGGTATGTGGGTCGAACTGTTTACCCCACACTTGGATGAAACAGAATGGTATATTCCAATCGAATCAGTAGTGATAGTATGAGAAAATTAGTAGCGGTGGTTATTGTGATCTTAATAGCCACCATGATTGTCCAACATTCCAGAATCAAAAAACTAAATAAGGAGGTGAGTGTCTATATGGGCAATACAAATGCTCTAATGTCAGACATTGAAAAACACCAAATAGACTCCTCTAGGACAGCTCATGTTGTCAAAGGGTTACAATTGACGTTAGGGGAATATGAAGAATATCGGGCAGAAGATCGACAAACAATCAAAAACCTGAAGTTAAAAATCAAAGATATCGAAGCTACCGCTAAAACTAAACTGGAAATTAAGGACCATATTGTAGCAGCTCTCGAAGACACCATCATTCTCCGTGATTCAATGATGGTAGCAGCCAAGAAAGTACAGTCAGCAGACAAATACACAAACTTTACCGGCATTATTGTCAATGATTCACTGGAAGCCGACTATCACAGTATAGTAGAACTTAACCAAACATTCTACACAACATACAAATGGAAATTCTTGTGGTTTAAAGGACCAATTAAAGATGTAAGACAAGTCATCATCACACCGAACAAGAAAGTTGAACTAAAATATTCTGAATACATAAAAATTAGATAATAAATGAAATATTTCAACCTTAATGAATTTACTAGGTCAAATAAGGCAAGCGAACTGAAAATAAGTAACCTTCCCAGCTCCGAACATAAGGCAAACATTGAATTACTGACAGATAACGTTCTGGATAAATTAAGAGAGTGGTATGGCAAGCCTATTAATATCACCTCCGGCTATAGAAGTTATGATCTAAACAAAGCCACTCCCGGAAGTTCAAAGACAAGCCAGCACAGCAAAGGAGAAGCTGCCGACATCGTAGCAAGCATTCCAGGAGATAATGTCAAGTTATTCAATTACATCAAAGACAATCTTCAGTTTGACCAACTTATCTGGGAGAAAGGAACAGACAGTAATCCGGCATGGATACATGTATCTTTCAGCAAATCAAAGAGTAGAAAAGAGATTTTAAAAACCAAAGACGGCAAAATCTATACAAAATACTCATAAAACAAGCAAAAAGTCAAACCAACAGTCCACTATTCGCCTATTCATAAATAAACAATAAATCAGTTTAATTATGGAACTTAGTATTAAAGACAGAATTTATATCCCACAGATGCTCCCTAAACAAGGGAAATTTACAGAGTTTAATCTGAAGCGTGGTATTATCGGAAAAGTTGCTATCACAGAGAAAGACCGGAAGGATTATTCTATTGAGGAAGATAAAGAAAAAGGGCAAATCAAGTGGAACGTCAAGAAAGACATCGAAATGCCTCTAGTAGTAGACCTCACTAAAGAAGAACTGGAATACCTCCGTGCTTCATGTGAACTGCTTGTAGATGCCTCTTATCCGGATGACTTTTGGTTCACTGTTGAAAAGATATATGACGCAGCACAATAACTTAATAAATCTTGTTTTCATGTCACAAATAAGGATGCCCTTCCAGGTGTCCTTATTTTGTATTAAAGCACAAACATTATGAACACTTCAGGATTAAAAGCGCCAACCAATGTAACAATAGACTTTGCTCCATCTGAAAGGCAATACGAGCTATGGAAGCTGTTACAGCCGGATTCTTGTCCACATTGCGGTGGGCATATCGTCCAGAAATATATTGGCACTGATAGAAATGGAAATCCACAATATAAGCCTTTTTGCGACTCATGTGGAGAGTCAAATTTGCCACAGCTTATTTTAGGCGGTGGTGCTGCTGGTAAACGACCCGATCTGCCAGCCTTCACGGTAACGTGTTGACAAAATAGCTCTTTAATTGCTGGGAAATCCTAACTACGAGATAGAAGGACAATCAGCAGCCATGTTTAGATGTGGTTCAACGACTATTCCGAAAGGAAGTACAACCAAGCGGTTGGAAACAAGAGCCTCCAGAAATGGATGAAGATATAGTCTAATCTATATGGAAACATATAGCAGGGGATACCCGGCTGAATAGTAGCGAAATTCAGTGAATATGAATGGGCGGGAAGTCGTATGTCGGTTCATGCTGGCTAATTTCCAGTTGTATGAGATTCGAAAACATTAGAGCTGTAGTTGCCCGTAAAACACTGAAAGCTCTAAAGGAATCAACATGGAACACTATCAGGATGATAGTAAAGGATTGGGGATTGGTTGAAGGTATCAACTATAAAGTAAACAATCTGGAAGGAACTATGACATTTTGGAATGATTCAGTCATTATTATGAAAGAAATGACAGAACTTCCTTCAGATCCCCAGTTCGAACGCTTCGGCTCCTCGGAGTACTCTATAGCCTTTGTGGATGAGTGCAGTGAGATATCGGAAAGAGCAATAGAGGTGTTGCTTTCACGTCTTCGTTGGAGAGTACATGAGACATTTAAAGTTCCTCGTATGCTAATGAGTACTAACCCGTGTATAACTTGGGTAAGGTCTCGATTCGTTCAAGATGATGATGGAAACCCAACTGTATGTAAAGAAGGAGAATTCTATGTGCCATTCTCTGTATTTGACAATCCAAATGAGAAGTTCCGTCAGGTATATGAGTCAGCCCTTAATAAAATAACCGACAAAGCAACTAGAGAGCGTCTTCTGTATGGTAACTGGGATTTCGTAGACTCGAACGATATGGCTGCGTATTGGAACTTTAATGGAGAAAAGCACCTTGTAACCGGATTGAAAGAAAAGGTTTACAACCCTCTTAAACCTATCATAAGTAGCTGGGATTTCAATGTATCGCCATTTATGAGTACATTATCCTTCCAGATTGATTATGAGAATAAAAAGGTGTATGTATTAGAGGAAAATCTAGGTAAACCAAAAGAGAAAGAAAACAACACTCCTGCCCTCTCCAAAAAGATTTCAAAGAAATATCTGACAGAGCAACATGTCGGTGGATTAGTTATAACTGGGGACCCAGCAGGATTGGCAAGATCCACACAAACGGAAGATGGCGTGAATAACTATACCATTATCATAGATAATATGTCAGAGTCTTTAAGACCCAAGCTGAAGCTCCTGAATAAACAGCCGCCACAAACAACGCGACTTGAATTTGTCAACAACATCTTTACCGGATTTGATGGCTGGGAGATACTGATAGATATGAGATGCAGACGACTAGCGGAGGACTTAACATACCAAACCAAGAATTCTGATGGCACTAAATGTAAGAAGAAGGTCTTGGACCCTAACACCCAGGTTAAATATGAAAAGTACGGCCACTTGTCAGACTGCTTAGATTATTTCTTATGCAAGTTCCTAGACAGCAGCTGGGACAGATTCCAGAGAAGATCACAAACTATTGAAACAACAGATTTGCCAACATACGGCTCATTTAACTATTAAACAATGAACACACGTTTCTTAAACGACAGCGATTATCAGAGTGTAATCACTAAAAAGGCTCTGGAGGATATTACCAGAGGAGACTTTTCCATATTACAAGATGCGGAGGAATCTGCTGAAGCGTCAGTAATAGAGTATCTAACCGAAAACTATGAAGTAGAAAAGGCTTTAAACATCGGAAAGATGATACAGGAATACGACCGGCAAATCACCTATCCAGCCGGAGTATATTTCTATAAAGATGGAGAGATATGGAAAACTACGCGAACAATCAACGGGTACAAAGCACCGGCTAAAGTAATTTACTGGGAAGAGTATGAGGACTTAGTTAAAGATGAGAACAAGGTCAAAGGATATTCACAATTAGGCAGCTATGCTCCCGGAGACATTGTTCTATTTTCCAATACTTTCTATGAATGTAAAGAGTATAATGGTCATAACTATAACGATGTACGGGTTCCTGGAGTTATTGGCTGGGAAAGGGTGCAACCATCTGCCTGGAATGCCAATGTAGAATATGCGCTATGGTCCGTAGTTAAATGGGATAATAAGTTCTATGCTCTGATTGATGGTGAAAATTTGGATTTAACCATAAATCCATTCCAGTCAGACAATTGGGGGCTTATCGGAAACTATGATCCAGATTTCAATATGTATGAGAATTTACCCACAGAATATGTGGTATATGAAGGAGAAGTGTATGCTCCTAATATGGAAGTTAATTCTAACGAAGTAAAGGAAGGATATAATGTAGTGAAGGGTGATCCTAGAAACTTAAACCTGAAGAAGCATATCACCAGAATTGCTGTATATGAAATTCATAAGCTTGTTTCTCCAAACAATGTTAGCTCCGTTAGGATATCAGACTACGAGGAGTCTATGAAGTGGCTAAGGGATGCTCAGAAATTAAGGATTAATCCTCAGATCCCAAGGAAACTGGATGAAGATGACAAACCGGTCTTGGATTGGCAGGTGGCAACTTTCCAACGGGCATATAATCCGTATGAAAATCCTTGGCAGACATAAGAAATAATAATAAAGGGGTTCTTCAACGGAACCCCTTATTGTTTAGATATTAAAATCAGGAATCATATCTATAGCTTCTATTTTGCTTTCATTTAGTAATTTCAAATATATCTGAGTGGTTCTTACGCTTGTGTGTCCAAGTAGTTTGGATACAGTATAAATATCTACGTGAAGGTTAATCATCATCATAGCAAAAGTATGTCTAGCTGAATGAAATACGATCTCTTTATTCACTCCAGCAGATTTAGCCCATGCCTTTAAATAAGGCGTAGCATTCGTTTGGAGTTTATGAAATTCTTTAAAAACGTAATCATCACTAGTGTCATCCGGGCTTCTTTGTGGCATATACTTCATCGCTTCTTTAGATAATGGGATATTTATGATTTCAAGCGTTTTCTGCTGAACCATTTTAACCCATGTCTTCCCTCCATATTCGTACACGTTATCCCACTTCATATTAGATATATCAATCGCCCTTAATCCGCAAAAACAGCTAAAAAGAAAAGGCTTTTTGGCAGCGCTTCCCTTTTTATATTGATGCCTTATCATTTTTGTAAGTTCATCTACCGTTAGAAATTCTCTCTCGGAATCATTGGTTTTAGGAATAGAAATATCTTTGGTTTTTTCCATCGGGTTGGATGATATAATGTCGTTTCTATATGCCATCCTTATCACAATTCCTAAGTGTGTCATTCGTAACTGTATCGTTTTATTAGAGTACCCTTTTCCGTTCTGTTTTTTGTAGCTTTTCAGGTATTTACAAAATCTCTCAATAAAATCAGGAGTCACCTTTTTCAAAACAATATCACCACCATGAAATTTTTCAAGGCTATGCTGCAACTGTACATAATGTTCTTTCACACTTTTAGTGTTGCATGTTTCTATTTTAGAATGGATGCATTGAAACAAAGTGTGGTTAGAGCGTTCAAGACTTGGAAGACCGTTTTCGTCTCTTTGCAATTCAAGCATAACACGAGCTTTTATATCATTTGCAATAATCATCGTGTTCTTATTAGCTTTCTTGTCATTAAGAGTCTTTTCCGGTACTATGTAAAGCTTCAAGAATTTTCTTTCTCTCTCCACTCCTCCCCCACGATATATGTCAAGGTATAAAGAAAAGTTTCCGTTAGCTAATTTACGGTATCTAATTTTTACAGGTTCTTTGGAAGTAGGGTTGTTAATTTTCTGCATATTTTTCGTCTTTTAATTCTGCAACACAAACATAAGAATAAAAAGACAAATAAGTGACAAACGAGTGACAAAAACGAGTTAATAAAGTAGTTATTTAAGATAAATAAAGAAAGAATGTGGAAAAACAAAATCATTCATAAAATTCTATATATCAGTAATTTACATAGATATACTTTCTTTTGATTTCACTTCATTTCATTCCAACGCTCTTATATCTAATACTATGAAAAACACATAAATATAACAGTACAAAAGAGACTTTTGTTCAGCAGTTCTCTGTATATTTCAGTTAATTATAGTTTATAGAATTAAATGTTTCTCATTTATAGGCAATATAATGCGTTTCCAGTCAATCATTGCGTTGAATAACATGATATGGGAATAGTCTTTCAGACATATTTGCGGAATGTCTTTCTCAACAATGAGCTGCCTGTCCAGAAATTCGCTTCGTTTCGTCCCACGGAGTAACGGATGAGCCGGTGTGAACCAGGTATGTCCGTCATAGAGAGCAACATTAGCTATAGAGGTATCTGTCAGATAGCCATTTCTCACAATTAAAATATCATCCGCCATTCCTCTTTGAGCGTACAAGGCATTCAGTTCTTCCCGATACGCACTTTTATAAGTATAATCAATGGTATCAGACACAACCAAATGCAAAGAAGATACCTGTCGCATCTGATAGGGCGCATACGTAACTTCTTCCACTTCTTTTCCATATACAATCCGGCATTTATGAATTCCATTTAAAGTTGGCGGAGATATAAATTCCCGTAAATCCAGCGGAGTGCTGTCTTTCCAAAAAGCTGCACGGGTTTTATTAAAGCGTTCTGTGTGATAATCAAGATTATAAATCTGTCCATCCTCTATTCGGATAGTCTCAATAAATGGGTACATATACTTTTTGTTTCATTTCATTATACTCGCTTTCCACATCACTCTGGCAGGTGATCCCACCTCCACTTTTAAAATACATCTTCTCTCCTTCCTGTTCTACAAATCGTATCATAACGGCACTATCTAAATCAATGCCATCAGAATATCCCATAACTCCCGTATAAAATCCTCTGTCGTAGGTTTCAGCTTCCTGAATAATCTGCATCGTTTTTCTCTTTGGAGCACCGGTAATAGAACCGGCTGGTAATAGCCTGAAAATAATATCTCCCAAATGCTCCTGATAATTTTCAGGCAATATACCCTGAATTTCAGAACTCGTCTGGAAAATGACTCCCCGATTAGTCTGTAACCTGTCCATATACCGATACCGGGAAACTGACACCCGGTTGGCAACCATACTTAAATCATTACGAATCAGATCTACAATGGTAGCATGTTCGGCAGTCTCTTTCGGATCATTCATCAATAATTGAGCAGCAGAGGGAATTGAAGCATCAATGGTTCCCTTCATCGGATATGAGCTAATTTTTCCTTGATGAATTCTAACAAATATTTCAGGAGAGAAAACCGTAAAACGATCTTTAATCCATAGCTTATAAATCGCTTTTGAATGAAAATAAATATCTTTCAGAGTGAGATTGGTTTCTACCGGAGTGCGACACGTCAAATTCGTAAGGAAACTATTTCCTGCCAGGATGTTCCGTCGCACGATATTAAACGAACGTTGATAAGAAGAGAAAGATTCTGCGAAAGGCTGCCAATGTAGTGAAGGCACTGTTTTTGCGGAGTAAGTAGCTATATCATCTTCAGCCGATATAATCTGATTGGTAAATCCATTCAAATTATACAAAACTTCAGCGGAATCAACAGCGGCAACCTCCTCTATATAAGATACATCTTGTAGATAATTTATAATGAAAATGAAAGGACGGTGGAGTTGTCCCAACTGGTTCATTCGTTTAATAGCCTGTTCCTTATTATATAAGTGCATATAAAATACTTCTACGTTTAGGGAAGGCAAATGTACACAAAAAGTATAGATTAGAAAAAGATAGCAATAAAAAAGGGTTG